TTCATAGTAAATTTTATTAAAAGCAAGAAGTTTTTGATGGGGTTTTGGCATCTCATTGATAAGAGTTACAATATCTTTTTGCCCCACATTTGCATTGCCGTCAATTGAAGCATCGGCAACCGTTTTAGTATCAATGAAACCGTCGATAAAGTCTGTATAACTTAATTGACTATCACTGAAACCATTAAGTTTAGAGAGTTCCTCTCCATATTCACCTTGCATCTTATTAAATGCAGTTGTGAAGTTTTTGTTTAATCGAATATTGATATTCATTGGTTTCCTCCGATTTGATTATTTACCCATTTGATTGCAGCGGAGTAATCAAGAATTTCATTATCAATAACTAAAGCAGGAACAAAATCAATACCATATGATCTGATTTCATCTTCATTTGTTATTTCTTCATATTCTATCGCGGCCGCAGCGAGTTTTTTCCCTAAAACTACACATCTTGGGCAGTGTGTTGTAAGCATTTTAACCATTAGTTTTCCTCTCCTTTCATACAGTATACACAATAGCCTTCTTCAAATACGTGTTCACATTCATTTTGAAGTGCTTTGTTTTGTGCAAGAAGCTCTGCAATTGTGTTATTAAGAGTAAACACATTTGGTGTCATAAGGCTTTCAATTATTTTATTGTTTTCTTCAATTTGTTTTTTTATTTCCAACTGTCGCATCTTACAAACTCTCCTTTTTCTAATTTTACTAAATGACAATTATAAAAATCGTCAAATACTTCATAATTTGATTCTCGAACCAACTGGAATAATTGTCTAGCTTCTTCTTTATTAAAGATATATTTCTTTAAAAAAGGATACTCTTTAAATGAATAAACAAAACTATAAAGTGAGTCATATTGCATTTTTAAACGAAACTTTTCATCCTTTAAGTTCTGCGCTGTCGAGGCAAAACATTCAAAGAGTCGAAGCAGCCTTTCCCATTGTGGGTCTAAGAAAAAATTACTTTCATATTTAAGAGAAACTTTCACGCGATGCATCCGCAAAAACATTATCTATCTATAAATTTTTAATAGACCATTCTGTATAAAATCTTCTTGGTCTTTAAATCCTATAGTGACAACATAATCAAGCTGCCGCAAGAAAGATTTTCCGTAGCGCTTTGTTACGAACTCCGCAAGAACTTCATCATCAATAACGCCATTATATTGTAAACAAAAGAATGAATGTGCAGGTTTAAAACTACACCACTTTAGTAAGTCTTCGCCGTTATCTACAACAACAGGAAATTTCATTCCAACAAAACCATTCATCAAACCTTTATTGCGACTTGTTAATTCTGTGATTAGCTCATACGCTCCATCAATTTGATTTAGATTTTTATCGTGAAAAAAGAAAACTGTTGTATCATCTGGATCCCACAATTGTTTATGATAATCATTCCAAATTGTTTTTCCGTCAAGGGACAACCGCAGATGTTGTGCGTTACTCATTGTTTGAAACGCCGTCTCAAATTCTTTTGTTGTACTAAATTCATTACGATATCGTTCATATACTGAAAAGTCAGGTTTCTGAACTTCGATATCATATGGTAATGGGACATATAATCCATTTGAGAAAGCATAGCCTCCATACTCAATATTATCGAAGTTTAAAAGATTTCTTGGATAAATGCCGTCCTCATAATCTTTTCGTATAATAAATTTTGAAAATCTACTTGGTTGGAAAGAAGGAGACATAGCAACAATCTCCCTCTTTCCTTTATAATAAGAAGATAGCTTAGCTATCTCCAGATTTATTGGTACTTGTGTATAGGTTTTCATATCAAGATCATATAATCCTATACTCATTCTTCATCCTCTCCTGCGCGAGTGCCGCGAGTTTCAATTTCACCGAACTCATTAATATCTGTAATTAATTCAACGAGATGCCACGGAGTTTTTGAATATTTCTTTGCGATAAACGAATCTTCTCTACGAATACCAGATACAACAATCTTATTACCACGACTGAAGAATGACTTTTCAATAACGTGTTTCTTGCCGTCCGCGCCTTTTACGGAAATCTGTTTATCATAGTTTGAGAATACCTGTCCGAATATTTTAACTGTAACAACACCGCTCTTTGTGAGTAGAGTAACGGTTTTCTTATTTTTATCTCTATCAAGAACAGTTCCCATAATTCTCTCAATCTTAAAGAGAGGAACTTGTTTGCCCTTAATATTAACAACTCTATCAACAAGCGGCTCATCGGGAAGTTCTGCAAAGTCTGCAAAACCATAATCATACTCATCAACATATGCAAGTTCGTGTTCGTGGAAATAACACGAAACCGCATCCATTTCCCATTTACTAATTGAACCCTTAGCATATTTTTCCCAATTGTCTGCAAAAGCCTTGTTGTTTACTTTTTCAAGAAGTTCATCGAGATTTTCTTTGATATAATTACGAACAGGATCCATACCTTTTGTATAAATTTTGTCCCAAACTTTCTGATAAATTGCAAAACCGCTTTCAGAAGTTTCGCTCGCTACTAATAAGTCAATATCATAATTCTTCTCATAGAACTCAAAAGCGCGATTATCGAAGTCATAAAATATACCATTTTTAAACTTCTTCACATATTTATTGAAGTTAAACAAACGACATTCAAATTCAAGTGATGGTGGTAGAAGATTTGATTTAATAAGCATCTGCATATTACGAAGATTCAAAGTTGATTTCTTATCAGAAATTGAATCAATATATTCTGTCATAAGAGTTACTCTGTCTCCAAATTCATCAAAAGCGCCAGACTTAATAAGATTAACAACTTTTGGTTTTGTTATCTTAACTTTTGAACACAAATCTTGTACACTTGAATAAGGACGATTTGCAATAATTTCTTGGATAAGTTCTTTACTAATTTGTGATATACCACTCAATCCAAAACGAATATTATGATTCTCAATATCAGGTGAGAATGTTACTTTTGAAGCATTAATGTTTGGAGGAGAAATTGAAATACCTTGCGCATTCATTTTACCAATAGCAGTTGCAATCTTACCATAGTTGGTTTTGTTTGCTTTTTTCTTTTTCTTTTCTGTTGTTACTTCTTCACTATCATCATCATCATCATCTTCCTCTTCATCAGAGAAAAAGTCTAATAATTCTGATTCTTCCGAATATTCTATTTCTTCATAATCATAATCAACTTCGTCACCATCTTCGCTCGGTTCAATTTCACCATTACCGCCGCTATCAGCGATAAGACAAGCACAGTTCCAGAACTCAATTGGATTATGATAAGCCAAGTTCATTTCTTGAAGTGCAATAAACGAATACGCAAGCGTGTGCGCGCGGCAAAAACTATCAAGTTACTCCATTATTTCTAATGGCTCAGGCCAGATCTTAACTCGTTACTAAGTAACGCCAATATCTGTTTCGAGTTGCGTGTCAATAGCAACCCTACTCCCGGCTTGACCCGGGATGGCCGTGACAGGCTTATCGTAACGGATAGGTTAATTTTGAATCATAATGAGTTTGTCCTTTATTAATTCTTCCAATTGTTTGAGCGGAAACACCAGTCGCCGCAATAATTTCAGCATTAGTACTACCATTCATTAACATTTGTTTTACTATATCTGCTTTTTGAGATATTGCATTAACCTTTCTTAAAGGATATTCATCATTTTCATCAAACTATAATGCTCCACTATTTATCTTTTTAATTGTTGAATAAGCCATTCCAGTTTTATCAGCAATTTCGGTCATTTTTAAAGAAGAGTTTTTAAGTAAATCCTTTATATATTGAACTTCTTCGTTATTATTATAATAACGATATAAAGGATAAGTTTCATTTTCATCAAAGTAATATTTACCGTGATTAATAGCACTTAAATGAGAAATACTAATTCCAAATTGTTCCTGTATCTTTGAAAAATTAATACCTTTCTTTATTGCGGCTTTGATGTCTTTTATATTATCTATATAAATTCCGTTAGAATTACAATTGCCGCCTTCCGTAAGATTATAACCATTACCTTCTCTAACAAAACTTTTCATTTGTTTAATCCAAAATTTTTCTGCCTCATCGACAATGGTTTTATCTTCGGTATTAATTTCTTGAAGAATTGAGAATATGAAATTGTCTTCACCATACTCTCTTAGTTTTTTATGAAATAAATAATTATATTCTTTGCTATTTGGATTATTAGCATCACTTAAATGTTCTCTTTTTCTTCTTTCTATGTTATTTGTCTATCCAATATATTTATGACCATTAATTTTATTAGTGTAACAATAGATATAATTCATATTAACCTCCTGTTCGACATTCCCACGGGATTGTCTTTCTTATATTTATTTCTAAATATAAGTGAAGATTCTTCCGTTAGCCTCAAATAAATTGAGACCCTGTTGACAAACAGAAAAGATATTTGATAGGGCAAGTTTTTCCGTTTACCCTCTCTGTACTCGAAGAAGTACATCCCATACATAATGCGCCAGCTTCATACTACAACCCTTCGCCTCGGCATTTTCAAAGAATTCATTCTCACACTTAACGAACAACTCACCAATCTTTTTTGCAAGAGCTTTACGCGCCGAGTCGGCAAATCCAAGTGTATTAGCACCAAGACGCTCTTCCTGAACGAGTGACATAAGTCCTTCCTGACTTTCGCAAATACCGTCAGTGATTGCGCTATGATTTGAAAGCCATTCAATTTCGTCTTCCGATAAGCCATACCGGCGCATCTCTCTAATCCAATCGTTAATGTTTTCACGATAACGACCCCACATATTCAGTGGCATCTCAGCTCCCTTTTCCGGAGCCATAAGACGAATAACAGAGTTAAGAACAGCTAACTCATCAATTGATTTCGGTTTTGCGATTGCAATACCTTGAACACCACTCTGTTTTTCCATTTGGAATAAACTTTCGATTTGATGATTCCAAATCATTTTCCACATATCGGGCGCTTCTCTTTCGAGATTATATATACCTATAATTTTTTCATAAGTTTCTCTTAATGTTTCTTCTGGTTCAACATATCCATATTCCACAAGTAAATCAATGCAGTTATGAATTTTATCAAGTGCTTCAACAGACAACAAGTCCATTTTAATCAATGATACATCTTCACAGTCATGAAGGTCAAACTGTGTGATTACTTCTCCCTTGGGCGCTCGCATCAATGCAGTTGATTCTGTGAATGGCTCATCAACGAAAATTACACCGCCCGCGTGAACACCAAGTCTACAAACTAATCCTTCAATCTTTTTTGCAACATTCCAGACCTCTGGATAATTATCTGTCATTTCTGAAACAAAAGCGGGGATAGGCTGAAAGTCTTTTTCTTCATCACCATAGAAACATTGTGATAATGTTCTTAACTGTCCACGGTCTGACGGAATCATTGAAGCGATATACTGAGCGATATCGTTATCAATACCCAAGCCACGGCACGCAGTTAGGATAGCTGATTTTGACTTTTCCGTACCGAATGTCGCAACGTTAGCAACTCTATCGTGACCATAAGCGTTTCTTAAATGGTTTAGAACTTGCTGACGACGACCACCCTCAATATCGGTATCAATATCGAGAACAGATACACGGTCAGGGTTCAAGAAACGCCAATTAAAGAGTTTTGTTGTTTCTCTCAATGGATTAATCTGTGTAATCCCAAGAAGATAAAGTAGAATAAATCCTCCACCAGAACCACGGCTTGGTCCAATCAATGTTCCTGCCGCCCAGCACTCTTCAATAATTTGTTGAAGATTTAAGAAATATGCACTCCAATGAGCTTTATTCTTTTCTGATGAAACTCGTGTCATTCTCAAACATTCATTAACCTCATCATATGCTTCTTGATTTTCGAGATATTCATCGCCGCGCATTCTCAATACAATCTTATCGGCGAGTTCTCTATCTCCTTCATAATCTGAGTCCCAAAAGTTTGCGAGTTCTGGAATTTTATTCCACCATTCTCTCTGATCAATTGTATAACTTCCCTCATCTTTCCATTTTAATTGTGGAATTTTCAAAGGTTTCTTCAAGTCATAATCTTCACAACTATCCGCAATCTTTTTAATATTCTTATACGCAACTTGAAGCGCTTCTTCTGAAATTGTCATATATTCTTCAAGCTCTTCTGTGGTCATCATATATGTTGTTGCATAGAAATCATCAACTTCACGGTCACCGTTCTGCGAATTAAGATACGCCTTATGAATTGGTTTATCTTCGGGTCTTGCATAGTGACTATCAGTTGTGATAATATATGGAATATCAAGTTCTTCTGAAATCTTTAAAATCTTTTCATTAACATAAATCTGTTCTTTATTATTTGACGGCTGCATTTCAAGATAGAAATTACCCTCACCAAATAAATCCTTCATTCTCTGACACCATATCAAAATTTTCTGATAAAGTGATTCGTCACCGGTTTTACGATATTTAAGTAATTGAGTACCGAGCGCGCCACCAAGACAAGCAGTAGAACCGATCACATGACCAGGGTTCTTACCAATAATATCATATAAGTCTTGATAATAAGTAGGAACACGGCGCATACCACGTGCCATATAACTACGAAGCCAAGCGCGAGTTGATATTTCACGAATTTGTTTATGACCTTCAAGATTTTTTGCATATAAGCAAAAATGATAATATTTATCTACTTCTCTATTAAAATTTTGACCATTTAATCCATTACGACAAAGATATATTTCATTACCCAAAATTAACTTGAAATTAGGATTATCCTTTTTTCTCTTTTGATAATGTTTTTGAGCCTTGATTGCATTTGAGACGGCTTCATGATCTGTAATAGCTACAACAGAATGTCCGAGACTAATAGCAGTATCTATCAAATCCTCTGTTTTTATAATGCAATCTCGAAGTCTTAGGTTACTAAAATCTGTGTGGTTATGGATCGAACCTGGGAACATCATCTTATTATTCATATTTCCAATAATATCCATATGATTTTACTCCTTTCCGCGCTGCGGCGCATATATTAGATTTATCTGATTTTCCAAGCGCCGCGGCTGCTGCGGCCGCAGATTCATAAATAGAAATTAATTCGCCTGAAGTAGAATATTGTCCTATTCTTTTTTTAGGTCTACCACTTTGTTGTTTATTATTTAAACGTTCTACCCATTCTAAAATATCCCGCTCATCTTCCTTATATTTGAAAAGAAAACCATAAGCGCTTAAGATACTTTTTTCTTGACGACATAAAGCGCTAATAAGACTTTGATTTCCAAAATACTCTCCACACTTTGTGGCAGATTCCCAAGTTTTTATATATTCACCTTGAAGAGAATATTGTTCTACCGCCTGAGCGCATCTGCGACTTGTATTTTCTGCTTTTCGCTTGTTGTTTTCTTCAGTAAGATTGTTTGCTTTATAACTTTCATATATTGTATTACGACCATAACCAGTTATATCTTGAATTTCTTTTGTGGTTTTTCCTTCGTTAAATAATTTAAATACTAAATCATCATCTCTTTTACAATTCCCCTCTCCGCCCAAAGTTGAATTATAACCTTCGTAATATGAATTATATTGTTTAATCCAATATTGTTCTCTTTGTTTCAAGTATTCAACATCATTAATATTATCTTCAATAATTTCATAAACAAAATCACCCGCGCCATATTTCCTAATGGCCCTGTGGAAATGATATTCTGATTGAAGACCAAAAGCGTGAGAATTATGCTAAGAGATTCGTTTTTCTAAAGTCTGTGTGCTAAGACCAATATAAATTTTTCCAGTTGTTTTACTTGTTGCTTTATATATAAACATATAGTTCACCTTCTTTCTACCATTTTATTCTACTTATAAGTAGTATAAAATGATAGGAAACTATATAAGTTTCCTATCTTTCTTTTCTATATATATTATATCAAAATTTTAAGCAAAATTCAAATTAAGTTAAAAACTATATTTACTATCCGAAACTTGGTATGAGTTAATCATTATTTGTGGATTTGTATATCCCATATATTCATTGATGCTTGGTTCTCCAACAACATCAATACAAATTGCATCGGTGGTTTCAAAAAGATTATTTATTTCTTCAATCATATCTTTTGCAAAGAATTTTATATAACTAATACCATTCTTCTCAAATTTTAATGTATCTTGGCGCGCACCCATAACTTTAATATCAGAACGAATAAGATTGATGCTTGTTACGTGAATTTTGGGAACTTCATTACCTTGTCCCCAAATTTCTTCCATACCACCAAGCTCATTGACAATTTTTGGAAGGTCTGAATCAACTGCGAAACGCTCAAAATTGACTTCAAAATATTTTTCATCAAAGTTAATTGTCTCGAGCGCATCGTTTGCAAAATTATGGAAATCGGTCAGTTTTTTACTTGGTAAAGCGTAGCCCGCTGCGTTGGCATGTCCTTGTACAAATTCAAACATTCCACTATCAAGAAGAAAATCTTTTAGTGAAACAACTGGTGAGTTTGATGGATTACGAATACTGCCTTTCATAATTCCTTCGCTATTTACACGACCAACAAGCGTGGGACGTTTATACTTTGCCGCAAGTCTCATAGCAACAAGACCGTTTACCTCTGACGGAAAATCATCTTCATCATCAAGTCTTAATACAAGAATTTTATTATCCAGAAGATTATGATTTATAATCTTCATTTCAAGTAATGCTTCTGCTTGGTCAAGGATTCTTCCTTGTTTTGCTTTAGCATTTGTACACTCACGTGCACTTTCAATACAAAGCAGCTCCATTTGACCTTTACATCCACGCTTTCCGCTCGGTACCATTTCGGTTCCGTGAATAAATGCTTCATACATTCTTCTCTTTTCTGGCATTGTACCACTTCTAATCATAGCATTACAAAGTGGTGTCATATAAAATGCAACAGAGGTAGGGTTTAACTTATCTTTCATTGAGTAGCTCTGCTTTTCAAACAAAGACTTCATAAACGGATTCTTTAATTCCTTTAAACCCTCTGTAACGATATATCTATTTTCAAGCGAAAGCATTGACATCATATCGCTTATAATTCCAAATGCTGCTAAATCCATATATTTTGGTGCAAAATTTACACCAAGTATTTCATCAAGGTATCGACAGAATTGCCAAGTAATACCGGCGCCGCATAAGTCTTTATTTTTATACTTTGGTGAAAGTTGATTATTAATGATAATTGCATTGTCACTAAATGGTCCTTCGGCTTCGTGGTGGTCAAGGATTAAACATTTTGTACCAAGTAAATCAAGCCTTTCAATATACTCGTAATCATTGGAACTGGCATCTGTAATAAGAACTAAGTCATAAGACTTTTCACTATCTTCAATAGCGTCAATAAAATCAGATAAGCCATGTTGTTTTCCTGTGTGGATTTCCCAATCCAGATTTACTTGATCGCAAATATCGTGAAGATACTGATAAATGATTGCAAATGAGGTCGCGCCGTCCACATCACAGTCCGCAATTGAGAAAATATTTCCTCCCATACGAAGTGTTTCAATTAACAACTGCGCGCCTTCGTAAATATTTTCCAAGTCACGAGGGCTTTGTAAATATGCGGGGCTTGGATTTAGAAAAGCCTCAACATCATCGACGCCGCGATGTTTAAGTATATTGATGAGATAATCTTGCTTAAAATTGGGGTTAACTAATTGACATTTCATTTGACATAAATTCTCCTTTTGCTTCTTTTCGTATATTTTTTACAAAATCGGTAGTTAAATGTTTCCAGCGATGGCGTGTATTTATATTATTTATACAACTACTAGATACATTAAATTTTTGAGCTATTTGTTTATTGGTTAATTCTCCTTCTTTTAAAAGTTGAATTATTTCTAAAACCTGACTCTCGGTAAGTTTAGACATAGGATTTAATTCTCCTTTATCTCGTCTATGGATATTATTACTTTCTTCTCGTATATTTTTATTATAATTGTGATAATTTTTATATGATTTACAATTATTAATATTATAAATGGTATTTACAGACAATCCTGTTTTATCGGCTATTTCTTGAAAAAATAAACTACTGTGCTCCAATAAATCAATCGCTTTCAGTATATTTGAAGATAAATTTTTAATTTCTTCTTTTCGCTTATCTATAGCCTAAACTTGATTGTAACCATTTTTACAAGAATTAAATTTGTCTATGAAAAATTGTTCCTATTCTTGTAATTCGCTCTCTTGACATAAGGTTAGAATTTCAAAAGTAAAATCAGACAAGTTTTTTAAATCTTTATAAAATTCATAATCCTTTTTATTTAATCTTGCGGCATCAATATGCTAAGACCAACGCTAAAGAATATCAATACTTTTTCCTATATAAACTTTATCATTATTTTTATTGTGTATTTTATAAATACCACATAATACCATTATTTTACCACCACACGTTTCTTTAAAAGCTCTTCAAAAATCGCTTCTCCTTTATCTGTAGGAGAATCTTTCTTTTCTGTAATATTTTTTCTATCATATATAAATGAAAAATTACAATAATTAGAATATTTTTTTCCAATTGCCCAAAGTTTATCAAAATATTTTGTACTATGAGGCTCTTCCTCATTATCAAAACAAATAACAATTTCTTTTGGTCTGCAATTTTTCAATAATAAATTGAGTTGATGCTTATTAAACGAGCTGCCGCACACTGCTAAGCCACAGTTTGGTCTTTCAAAGCTTTCGAGCTGAAGTACTGATTTCTCACTTTCAAACAAGAAACAAATACCATTCTCTTTTATATTTTCTGCGTTTTTATTAATACCATATAAGTTAAGCGAGAGTGGATGTTTATACCAAATATTCTCAAGCTTAATTGGCATATACTTACCATAGTTCTCAACTTCATACTCATTCAGCGCGCGACCTCTAATTCCAACTAAACGATTATTAATATCATAATGTGGAATTATAATCTTATTTTGCGAGATTGAATATAAGATATTGAATTTATCCATAGCTTCTTTTGAAATACCGTCATTCAACCATTCCACTGGATAAAATTTTATAAAAAGATCAAGTACGCCTTCAGGATATTCTTGAAGCTCTTTAAATCCACGAGCAGTATATCTTTCTTTATAAGATATTCTACTTTCTGTCAATCCTTCAAAATCCTTTGACACTGAACAATTAAGAATAACACTATAAATATCTTCATACCAGTCATATTCAATTTCTCTTGTTTCATAATAATGTTTTAAGAATTGAAATATATTCATACCGCCGCACTCTGTATAACACATAAATACGTGAGTATTCTTATAATAATATAATTTCATACTGGCTTCATCACTATGAACATTATGGCAAATTGTTGGAAAGATGATATAATTATCATTTTCCGTATATGAATTTGCCCCAAGCTGAGTCATAAGCTGAATTATTGCGTTATCTTGTAGATTGTCAATAATGCCTTCGTAATCAATCATAATAGATCACCAAATAATCCTCTCGCTTTCTTATCTTCTTCATCAACTTTATCAAGAGAGTTTGCTTCTCTTTCTTCTTCATCATCGTTTGAAACTGGTTGAAATGCCGTTAACGGTTTTTCAACCTCGTCATTAAGACTTTCAATAAATTTGGTTAAATCCTCTTCTTCGCCAAAATCAAAACGAAGATATTGGAAATCATCAATTTCTTGAAGTCGCTCGTTTGTTACAAACAAATCTATTTTACGACAAGTTCCTAAATCGACATAACTCCAAATACGAACATTCGTATACTTACCTCGTCTAACCTTATAAACATCAGTAACTTGATTTGGCTTCATTCCACATCTTTGAATAGGAATTGCAAGAATTTCTTCATCTTCTTTTGTTACTCTTGAAACAACACACGCAATATCACACTTATCAATAATAGAACGCGCGCCGCGAATAACAGCTTCATTCTTAATTGCCTTATCTTCGTCAGATTTCGCATTTGTCTGAGTTGCAGACATAACAAAAATCTTTAACTCAACTGCCAAGTCCTTTAAAGCTGTTGATAACAAATTCAAAGCAACATCTTCACGGATTCGTAAATCTCTAAATTCATTAAGCAAACTTGGGCTTGAGAAGATATAGTCGTAAAACACATTTTGGATATTATGTAAAATCCAGTTCTGTCTTACAACCGCCTTAATCTGCTCAATATTCGGATTAGACAATCTTACAATAAAAAGATTCTCATTATAAGTTTCCATAACACGAACAGCTTGTGCAATAATTTTTCTTTCTTCAAAATTGAAGTTATCGTACAAGAAGTTTTCTTCGTTAAAACCAGTTAAATATGCAAGCACCAATGTCTGGATTTCATCAAGTTCCTGCTCAGTCGCGATGAATAAAGTTCTCTCACAATTACCTGTTGATTCCCACTGCCAATTTTCCGTATTAAAACGAAGCGGATAAGCAATCTGACAAGCATCTCCAAGTGCGTGTCTTGTTTTACCAACACCACTCGAAGCACTTCGAATATAAAACTTTGTCTTACGCGCGCCGCGACAGATTGTGTTAAAGATATCACCTTGAAGTGAAGCTCCAACTTCTGGTCTTACTTTCAAGTCTTCAAGTAACTGACGAACACCACTGGCCGCAGAGTTTGTTTCTGAGGCTTCGCCAGTTGAATAATTTGTTTCAATAAGCATTAAGCCTTTTTTAACTGATTCAAAAATTTGCCCAATTTCAATTTGTTCAAATCTATCATTAATTTCTTTAAACTTCGGATTCGTTAAATCTTCACAATATATAGAAGAAGTATCAAAACCATATTTTTTAAGGTCTTTTAAACAATTAAATTTCTTTAATCTTTTATAATAAAATGGGAAGTTATCTGCTTCGCAGAATTCCAAAACATCTTGAAGATATTCTATGCCATTATTTTTTTCAAATAAATCTTTTGCCGGCGCATGAGCATTGAAATAATTATCAATATCGGTTGGAGTAATAACTCTTGCGCCATCTTTATATAGATTATAAATAGCGGAAAAGATATATTTTTCAAAACGATTTGGAAAGTCTCCTATTGAGAGACTATATTTATCTTTTTCACTCAAGTATTGCGGCTGCTTCATTAATCCGCCAATTACTTGAAGTACAGTGTCCTTATCAAGCAATTAATCATCTCCAATCGAATCCAAATCTATATAGCCTTTATCTACTGGTTTTTCGGGCGCAAGAACCCTAATAACCTTTACTCCTTTTTCAAGCTGTTTTTCAACAGCAATACCAATCTCTTCTTGACGTTTCTCAATATTATGGAAATATTGGATTGCTTCTTCTTTCAGATATGGCACTAAACCGATACGACCTTCAGATCGCTCGGGTGATAATTTCTTTATACTATACATATATTTTAATGTGAGATAGATTTCTTCATTTGAATATCCCATTGTTTTAATAAAATTAACTCTTTGCTTATCACATTGAGTATAATTATAATTAAAATTAATTGATTTCAAATATTCATAAATCTTTGGAATATACTCTTCATCGGGTGTATAGTTTTTGATATGACACTCTCTATGAGCATATCTATTTGAGTGAACTTTTGAGAATTTATCTGTGGTTATATCCACATCACCGCCGCAGTAATAACACTTACGAATATTTTTCTTTCGTTTTGTGGTTGACTTTGGCGCTTCTGCTTTGTTCTTTCTCTTTTCTTCTTTTAGTCGTTCTTTTTCATTGTGTTTTTCAATACACGACTTATGTGCATAACGGGTTCCATATCTATCCCATTCGACTTCATCGGTATCAAATTTTAGTTTACAAAATAAGCAAGTATAAATTTTACCCATTTTTATATTCCTCCAATCTTCTATATTTATTATATCAAAAATACAAAAAATTGTCAAGTTTAAAAAGCGGTAGCCTTAAAAAGACTACCGCCGACCGTATATGAATCGTTAATGCTAACGATTATTTTAACATTTCACGCATTTCAATAACTACAAGATTATATAGATCAACCTGATCTTCTGTAATCTCTGAGAGTTTCATTTGTCTTCCGAAAATCATTTCAACTTTTTTCAGAATACGAGCTGCGTTTTCTTCATTTTGAGCAATAAGTTTGCCCCAAAGTTCTTGAGCTTCAGCACGAATTACATCATAGTGAAGAGGTTCAGTTTCAGCAACAGTGTTTACTTCTGTATCGACAACCACCGCACCATCAAGTTTTTCGCTCTTTTCAATTGCATCAGCGATAGCATCTACTAACTCCTGATAACCGAACTTGATTTTTGGAGAAAGATATTTGAAACGACTACCTGCCATAATAGTAGGAGTTTTTCTTGTATAAAGCCAACGTTCACTATTGCCGTCCTCATCCCAAGTCACATCAATATATCCAATAATATCCACTAACTGATTAACAATATCGTATGCGCGTTTTGGAATAGCAGGACCGAGAATTTCAACTTCTGAGTCATCAGAGCGTTTTTCAACTCTCTTCTCACTATGAGCAATAATTACCAAACCATAACCAAGTTGGGTAATTTTACGCAAACAAGATTCAAATTCCTTTTTACAAGCTGTGTAACCACCGCCCCAAGGAATATCTGCAATCTTTTGAACGCCGTTCTGTGTACAAATATACTGCTCACACATTTCCCAAGCAAGTCCAACAGTATCAATTGTAATAGTATTATATTTTTCTTTTAGTTCTGCCTTTTCAAGCTGGCGCAAATAGAGCTTAAAGTCTGACCATTTTGTGATGTCAACAGCCATTGCGCCTGAAATTGCGTTCCAACCGTGTTCAAAACCGAATAAAAGGTTTTTTGGAAATTGGCAGGCAAGTGATGTCTTGCCCGCCTTAGGAATTGAATATATACAAACAAATTTACCTTTTAAATCTCGGCTAATAACGGACGGCTGAAGATTTAATAAATCAAGAGCCATTAGTTACCCCTCCTATTATTAAAATCCGAGATCGTCTTTAAGACCTGCTGCGGGAGTCTGACGAGTTTTTGCGCCTGACTTATTCTTATCTTTAGCTGCATCAAGTCTTGCCTTTCTTTCTGTAAGACCTTTACGAACATCTTCAAGTTCAAAAGCGTTCTGATCGTATGCTTCTGTACCACCTGTGATGATAAGTTCACTTACTGAAATAGTTCTTGTCTGTTCTTCTGCTTCACCAAGAGCCACTTCGGGAATATATGTCTCTGTTCTTGATGTAAAGTTAAGCTTACCAGAAGCTTTAACAGTATCTGCTTCAGCCCACATCTGCTGAATACCAGATTTAACACCCTCGTTTGAAGCGATGAATTTGATTACATCAACCTTGCCGCCGTACTGAGGCACTGAACCTACAACGATAAGACGACCTGTTGCTTCATCATTTACTTCTTCTTCAATCATATCTGAAACCATAAGTTCAACTGTGAAATTAGCTTTTTCTTTAACTTTACTACGTTCAACTTTTGAACCAAAACTTGCTTTTACACGAGGATAAGAAACAAGCTGACCTTTCTGGTTATAGAACTCATTCATTTCGAGTGAGCAATATTTACCTACAAAACGGATACCATCGGCGCCTGCCTCTCCACCTGCCATATTGATTGATTTGAAGTTTTCTTTAATATCCTGAATAGAGTTATATGAAGAGTTGGGACTACCATCCTTCTTAAACTTCTGTGAAAACATAAATACGGGAATTTCAAGAGTAACGGGTTCTTCGTTTTTATTGATAACCTGTCTTACTCTAACCTTAACATCTCCACCGATTGCTTCAACGGGTTTACCATTAGCATCGTTGTATGATTTATAGTCAAGATTGATTTCGCTCAAAATACCTTCAATTTCTACCTGATTAAATGCCTGTCTGATCATATTATCTTATTCTCCTTATTTTATTCTTTTTCTTCTTTTCATTTGTTAATTTGAGACAATTTAAGGGGCTAAATTAATAGCCCCTATAAGCCGTTAACGAATTAGTCTTCGATTGATTCGTAGTTAGCGCCTTTGTCTGTGATAACAAAGTAAGCAAGATCTTTGCCGTCTGCACCTGCACCAGCTACTTTTTCATAAGTGATGAGTTCTTTCTTTACAAGACCAAGACGAACACCGCCAATCTGTTTTTCTGTTTTGTCAAGACCTGCAGCAAGTTCTGGAACGGAAACCTTTCCACCATTGTCTCTGAGATAGTTGATTACATTTGCCTGATTTTCTGTGAGTTTCATTGTTTTTCTCTCCTTGTTTAATAAAATATTTTTATATATGTGTAAAGACTTCCTGTCTTTATACCTAATCACGAAGTTAGAGATTTGTTTCTCTTAACTTTCTATAATAATTATAATAGGATTTTCACTTTTTTTCAAATTTTCAAACCCTATAAATTACGATTTTGAAATTCCAACAATGTTAGAATTTGGACTTAATTTAATAGAGCGACTACCGGCCGCACCTTTTGAGAGTGTTGGTATTTCAGAAACGCTAAACTTAATACAAGAATTATTTGAAGCAACAAGAATTTCGGTTTCTGTAGTGAGAGGATAGAAGTCCGCAATCCACTCATCTTCACCAATTTTCTGAATCTTCGAGCCCTTCGTACCGCGACCCTGTACGCCAAAATCTGCGATAGGAGTTTTCTTAATTAAACCAATATTGCTTACTGATGCAATATCAGTTGTTGTTGTAGGAATAATTTTTGCACTTACAACACAATCGCCTTCATTAAGTTTAATTGCCTTAACTCCTTTTGCAGTTCTTCCGATTGCTCTTATATCCTTTGTTTCAATTATAACAAAATTTCCGAGCTCTGTCAAAATTCCAACTCTATCGGAATCTGTGAAGATGATTGACTTGATACAGTCGCCGTTATCAAGAGTTAGAGCTTTTACTCCCGTTGTTCTTTTTGTATTATAATCAGAAACGAGAGACTTCTTAACCATACCTTTTTCTGTAAAGAAAAGAATATGAGGCTTTGTATTTTTCTTATTCATTGAAGAAATCGCAACAACCTGCTCATTAGGTTTAACAGCACATACTGATTCAATTGCCACAAGAGTATTAAGCATAAGCGCAGTTGCAGAGCAATTATAGAGGTTGCCCGTATTTGTGAAAAACATTACTGTATCCACATTCTCAATATTAATTGATGAAAGTACAAATTCGCCATTACCAAGTTTGAGCTTTGTGCCAACTCCGCCGCGTTTCTGCTTATAAAGTGATGATGATTCGGTTACGAAGATATTGTTTTTGTTTGTAAGAGAAAGCTGAAGTGATTTTACTTCAACGGGTTCATCCTCTTCACCCTCAATATTCATAACTTTTGTTCTGCGTTCGTCACCATATTTTGTCGCAATTGCGCGAAGTCCATTTTCGATTTCTATATATAAAAGTTCCTTATTGTTAAGGATTGCTTCAATTTTTTCTTTTTCTGCAACAAGGCTTTCTCTTTCATTTTCAAGTTTTTTAACTTCAAGACTTGCTAAACGAGAAAGTTTCATTTCAAGAATAGCCTTTGCCTGAGCATCACTTAGTAAGAACTTTTCCTGTAATTTTTCACGAGCCGCCGCAGTAGATGTAGAACTCTTAATGATTGCAACCACTTCTTCAATATTTGCAAGAGCAATAAACAAACCGTCAAGAATATGAATACGCTTATTGATTTTTGCCAAATCAAATTCAAAACCGCGACGATATACGAGTTCTTCGTGTTTAAGGTGTTGAAGAAGTGCTTCTTTCCAGCCAAACACTCTCGGATATCTACCGTCCTCAAGCATTGTCATATTAATGCCATAGTGAGATTGGAGTGAAGTATTCTTATAAAGATACTTGATAACTCTATCAACATTTGCATTTTTTGTGAGATAGATTTTGATAAGAGGTGTTTTACCTGTCAAATCGTTAAATCTATCAATGCCGGGATTGTCCTCATCATTCAAAATAGCTTCAAGTTCTCCACAAATAGTATTTGTATAAACACCATAAGGGATTTCAGTAGCTACCAAGCAACGCTCTTTTGTGTCATATTCTATGACCGCGCGCAACTTACAAGCAAAGCCAGTACCATTTTTAAGACTTTCTTTTACCTGCTCTTCATTGAGGAGGATTGCGCCAGTTGCAAAGTCAGGTGCACAATAAATATCTTCAAAAGGTGTTGTTGGCTCCCAAAGCAATTTAATCAAAGCTGCATTAACATCTTTAATATTAAACTGCGGGATTGACGAAGCCATACCGATACCAATACCGCTTGTTCCATTTACAATATTGTAAAATCCTTTTGAAGGAAGAACTGCGGGATACTGTTCATCTTCTGCGAAATTATCTCTCCATTCGCTTATTGTATCTTTGTCAATGTCTGCGAAAAGAGATTTTGACATTTTTGAAAGACGAGATTTTGTATAACGAGGCGCTGCCCAGTTACCAGAACTCATCAAATTACCGACGTTACCGTGAACATCAACGAGAGGATAACGCATAGCAAAAGGCTGTGCAGCTCTCATAATAATACCAAGACAAGAACCATCACCGTGAATGTAGAAGTGTTTCATCGCTTCAGCTACGGGCGCAGTACTTGCACTATAGGGTTTGTCAGAAGTATATTTGTATTTATCCATACAATAGAAAATCTGACGAGCCGAAGGCTTTAAACAATCTCGTACATCAACGAGCGCACGGCTTTGTAGAACAGCACCTGCATATTGAGTAAAGCTTTCATTAATAATTGATTTTAAATCACTCAAAGTTTATATACCTCCAATCCAATATCAGTTGATTCATTTCATTTTATTTTTTTAAATATACCTCATAATCTTCACTCATAAAACAATATCTAAATGTTGCTTTATCAACTTTATATTTCATTATCCAACCGTCAATATTGTGATAAAAAACATTACAGTTGCGATTATAAAGATTATAGTCAAATTTTCTAACAATTTTACCACTTGGATAATAAATCGTCATTGTTCCCCAAGCTTTGGTTTCTTTTTTAAAGTAATCAAGGAATTCTTTTAATGTTGCGTCTTCAGTAAGAATCTCTCCATATCCACAACCCATATCACTTTCCTGAGGTGAAATAATTACTCGTTTCATATTACTATTCCTTTCGTTTTAATTAAATGGATTTGCTACACAATTATCACAATCTTCTTCACATTTCCATTGAATTTCTTTATCATCATAAAATACCACAATTTCTTCTTTGATAGAAGCTTCAATGTTTATGTAATTCGGTCTTCCAATTGTATATACTAAAATTTCTAAATCAGCAATTGAAAAATTTTTATTTATTTCAAGAAATTTTTTCGCATCATCTAAGGATATAAAATCTAATCCTTTGATATAAAACGATATTGGCTCTTTACATAAATTGAAAAAAGGTGTTTTCATATCATCATTCCTTTCATTTTTATCTATAATTATTATAGCAAAAAAAGAGAGAAAAATCAATTTTCTCTCTTTTCTTAAATTTTAATCTATTTCTCTAATAATTACAAACTCACCACAAATAGGACATTTAATTACCTCGGCAGTATGCAACTGTCTTTCTCGAATCATTGAAACTACCTTTATGTCATTTTTTATATAAGCCAAATGAGAATGACATTCGGTACAAATAATTTCAATTTCTAATGGTTGTTTTCTTTCAATAACTCGCATTTTATTGCTCCTTTTTATATTTAGGATTTTCCCAACAGACAATTTCATCTGTTTCAGTTTTTATCCTAATATTTATTATATCAACTATTTCATAATCAGTTAATGGTTTTACTACTTCTTCTAAAGCGCCCTCTATTGGAATATCGCACCAATCTTCATATAAGCCAGCCTTTCTACGCCGTCCACGTTCCATTATTCTCTCACCTCTGAGAAGTCAATACCATTAACAAACTGTCTTCTCGGTTCAACATCCTTACCCATTAACTCCTCAAGTAAAATAATACTATCAGGATCAGGAATAAGCGGGTCCATTCTCTGGAATTCTTCTGTAAACATTGAGCGATGAGCCTGCTCGGGTTCAAGAGAACCAAGACCTTTGTTACGGATAACTTCACCTTTAATCTTACCAGCTTCCTTAGCTGCTTCGAATTCTTCATCAGTAAAGTAATAACTCTCAGTCTTACCGCTTGTAACAATATGGAGTGGAGATCTCAACCAGAATAAACGACCTTCTTCAATAAATTGAGGCGCAATAAAACGGAGCGCCGCCATAATAAGCAAACCAATGTGATAACCGTCGGCATCGGCGTCAGTACAAATTGCGAGCTTGCCATAACGAAGCTTCTTCGCATCGTACTTACCGGGAACGATATTCATTGCACTCAAAAGAAGTTTGATTTCTTCATTCTGAAAGATTTTTTCTTCGGGGTGACTTAAAGCATTGATAATTTTACCACGAATAGCCATAATACCATATTTCTTATAATCTCTTGCCTGAGCAAGACCACCCATAGCAGAATCACCCTCTGCAATAAGAAGGATTGAATCTTCACCTAAGAACTCGGCATCTTTCAGCTTGTCTGTTGCAAAAACCTTTTTCTTCTGGTTCTTTTCAACATCTTTTGAAGCTTCCATAACCTGCTTACGCGCTCTTTCTGCGGCAGCCGCAGCTTTCTTTTCACGCGTCAAAGCATCAATAACGCTCTTATATTCGTTAGCTCGTCTTACTTTAAAGTTCTGAAGAGCCATTGTTGTAGCCCTCTGCGCGAGTCCACGAAGTTCGGGGTTATTGATTTTTGTCTTTGTCTGATTTGCAAAAGAAGGATTCGGAGTTTTACAAGCAACCGCATATACCAAACCAGTACGAGCCATATCGCCCTCAAAACCCTCTTTAAATTCCTTCTTAATAAAGTTTGTAATAGAAGTTCTCACACCAGTAAGTGATGTACCACCTTCTGACTGGAACAAACCATTCGTAAAAGTAAATGATTTTTCACGACCACGAGTCCACATAAGCGCAACTTCGCACTTATTCGCGCCGTCTTCAAGCTCATAATATACGGGTGTTGTATGGAGTCCGTCTACTGCGTTATCTTTAATAAGATCGAGCAGACCATTTTTTGCACAATAAGTTACTATTCTATCGCCGCCGTCCATGCAATCGTGAAGTTCAAATGTAAGTCCTTTTGTAAGATAACTCAAATTCTTACACTTCTCACAAAGCACATCAAATTTAATATTAATTGGTTCAAGGTTATACACTTCAGGATCCAAACAGAACTGAATTGAAGTACCAAACTGACAGTTATGAGCTTCCAATTCTCTATAAGAAACAAGTTCACCCTTCTCCCAACTTGCTACGGCTTGTTTATCACCACGCGCAACGCTTACATTAAATTTCAAAGAAGAAAGACAAGTTGCCTTCGCGCCGATACCATTCAAACCAGCAACAGAGTTGTAAACCTTATCATCAAATTTACCACCCGTATGAGCCTTTGAAAAAATATCAACAAGAACATTACTACCATCTTCTTTAATACCGAACGGAATGCCGCGGCCGTGGTCAGTAATTGTTACCATTTGTCCTTCCTTAACAGGTGCGAGACCGATTTCAATTTTATCACCATAGCCCATATAGAACTCGTCTATTGAGTTTGAAATAATTTCTTGAATAGCATTATACACGCCCTGCATATCTGCAGAACCAAGATACATCGCAATTCTCTGACGAACGCCGTCTTTAAATGAGAGTGACTGTATATCTTTTATTCCGTAATCTGACATTCAAAGTCCTCCTCACTATATCCATAATAATCTATTGCATTATAGGGTTCAGCTACAGTACACGGCTTAATTACGCAATTTATAACTTCTTCGGGGATACCTCTTTCAATATAGCTAATATTGCATTTATGACCACGACTGCTTTCTCTTGACGGAGATGTTTGCCAGAAGTCACCATTATCAGCATAGAAGCGAAGATAGTTTTTGCTTTCAACAACTCGCCCTTCAATTCTTGCAAGTTTATATCTGTAAATTTGCATTTTTAAAAATTCTTTTGCTGTTTCAACATTATTGTTATACCATACTATTGCTTTCATTTTTTTCCTCCTTAATAAAAAGACTACCTACTGTAAGACATATAGGACATATATTATTTACTGGAAGTTCTTTCATTTCTGCATAAGAACCACAAATTTCGCACTCAACAGTCATCGTCTTCATTCTCCTCAATAATAATATGAATAGGAAGCCAGCCGTCCCAAGTATTTTCTGCGGGCCACCAATGGGTTCCATCGAATAAATATCCGTCTACCGAATCATATTCCTCAACATCCCAAGTACATTCAACCAGTTTATCGTTGATTACTTCAACTGTTTTATACAATTTGCGGTACTCTACAATATCTTCAGGTCGTGCATAAAAATAACGCTGAGTCATAGTATTTTTTGAGTAATTTAATTTTGTTCCAATAGGATATTTTGCTTTAAGTTCTTCTAATGTACAAAACATTATTATACTCTCCTTTCTATTATCTTTAATATAATTATATCAAAATTTTTCAAAAAATTCAAATTAAAAAAAAGACGAGCTTAAAGACTCGTCTTTTAATAATTAAAATGAAAATTCTTTAAAAGATAAGGGTTGATTGGCTTCCGCTTTCATGCTTTCAAGTTCTTCTGGTGTAAAGCTTTCATAAAGTAGGTCAAATTCATCTTTGACATCTATTTCTTCATTAGTGATATCATAATCAACCAATGTAGAAGTTATATCAGCCAAACCTCGAGTACAATAACTTATATAACCGTCATGAAAAGAAAAACTTCTCACTAAACCTTCAGCGACTATCTGATCAAAAATATCTTTTGCAAGATACTGATCAACCTTATCACTTTTAATAGTAACATAACACATATTTGCCATACTAAACACTCTCCTATTATTTCTTACTCCAAATCCAATTGAATTCGGTCTTTTTATCTTTATTATTTTCCATTTCAATTTTATCCCAATAGAACCAAGCGTATGCTTCAATAGAACTCGGCTTCTCTGAAAAATCTCCATTCTTGTAACAAGCAATTCTATCAACATAAGCCCAAATCTTTGTTGGTGGATTATCTTTGAAAATTTCAGTAAATCTCTTTTGTCCTTCTACAAATTTAAGACGACCAAGCATTAATACACCTCTTCGCGCCACTTCAAGTGAGTGCTGAACAAAAGGAATAATTACAGAAAAAGGTGGGTTCATAATAACATAATCACATTCTTTAATTGGATATTCGTCAGAAAGAAAATCATATTTTGTTCCATAGTGATACATAATAGTATCACCAACCGCATCCCTTACAAGAAAAGGATTGCTTCTTTGCATAATATCTGTTGCAATAATATTAGCACCTTTATTATACTGATAAATACCTTCAACCATATGACCACCGCCGCAACAAGGTTCAAGAACAAGATCCTTATTGCTAATCTTTAATCCCATAGTTTCCAAAATATTTGTTACTTCTTTTGGAGGTGTTGCGTAATAATCCAATGCTTCACGCTCTTTGTGATTCTTATCATATCCTGTGTACAAACCTTTTTTACTATACTGTCCCATTATCATCTCTCCCAATTTCTTATTCCGTCATTTACTTTTGTTCTTTGTTTTCTTTGTTTTGGTGTTGGATAAGTCCAAAACAGTCTTTTCTTCGCACGAGTTGCCGCTACATAATTAAGTCGACACTCTTCATCATCATAAGGGTTATGACGGCAACCTATGACAATAACATTTTTTGCTTCAAGTCCTTTTGAGGTATGAATTGTAAGAACTTTTACAGAATTATTCTCAATAATATCGTGTAGCTCTTCTGCCGTTTTACCAGCCATTTTAAATGTATCACAAGGAATTTGAGCTTCTTGAAGTTCCATAATAAATTTATCAACAATGGCGTTGGTTCTTCCAAGAATAAACCAATCTTTATAATCGCTATCTTTAGTATCTTTAATTAATTTACATATAAGATTTGGTGCGTCAGCCATACGATAAACCTTACCAACATCATTTGACATTGCAATCGAATCATCCCAAGGACCACCAGTTCCAAGTTTTTCTTTTGCGAATGATAAGATCTCTCCACCATTACGATAATTTTTCTTTACACGATAAGTATAAACATCTGAACGATTTGAAATATCTACTAAGATATCAGGTCTGGCTCCTCGGAAACCATAAATAGCCTGACGAGGATCTCCAACAATAAAAAAGTTTGTTGGTTTTATTCTATCAAGAATAAAAGTAAATTGTGGTGCATCTGAATCTTGAGCTTCATCAAGTATTAAATGTTCAACTGGTTCGATACAGTCCAAATTTTCTTCAATAAGTTTAAAAAACATATCAAAAGCGCCTTCTTGAATTAAACGACCAGTATCTACACCCTTCTTTAAAAGCAAACGATTTGCATATGAATGAATTGTTCCAATAAAACAATCATCACCAGCACTACCAATCCTTGTACGCATTTCATCAGCCGCCGCATTTGTGAAAGTAATAACAACAATTTTCTTTGGGTCGGCGCCGTTGTCCAAAAGATATTTAACTCTTTCAGTAATAATACGCGTTTTACCACACGCGGCACTTGCAATTATTACTACTTTATCACGAGTAGTTTCAACTGCCGCCCTTTGTTCTCCTGTTAATGTCATAATCTATATCACCTTTCTTTATTATTATCCACCATTTTTTTGATTGAGTCCAAAATTTTTACTATCATAAAAATCAATATAGTATTTTTCTCGCTCATTTAATTGGTCTTTTGGAACTTCTTCAAGTAATTCAAAAGTAAAATTCCAAACTCCTTCTTTTTCCATAATTGTATGAAGAGTTGAATGAGCAATCGAACCAATAGAGAAAGCCATTTTTACGTGCTCTGTCCAGCGTTTATCGACAGCAACTGCACGACCTATATAAATTTCACCCGTAGATTTTCGAGTAATTTTATATATACCACTGGGACTGCGCCCGTTCAATACTCTTTTTATCATTTCTTGGAGAGGACGTTTTATATAACTTTCATATATAATTTTATTTAATAATTCTCGATTATTAAATCGAGGCGATAATTCTTTAATCATAAGCAAGTCATCAATTTCTGATTGTGAGAGGTTGATTGTATAAAATTCTGATTGTTCTTGTAATTGACGCTCGCGCATAATTGCTTCGTTTACTGCGGCTTGTCGTTGTTGATATGATAATAATACATCTTGGAATTTCTTAATTTGTTCTTCACATTCTACAGATTTTATTCCAACTTGTTGCATCATTTCCTCAATACAACTTGCAGTAATATTTTGAATTTTATCTTCAATTCTCTATTTCTCACTGTCATAATAAGTATTTAATACTTCTTGTGTATGTTGTTTTCTTTCTTCAATTATTTTTAATTCATATTCTGCTTTATTATATTTTTCTTTTATTTCATCTATCTTCTAATTATGGAGAATAGATTTAGATAAAAATTCATTTTTTAATCTTAATTCTTCATTATCATAAGTTTCTATTAAAATATCAATTTCTTTCTATTTTTTATTTAATGCATCTCTATATAAATTTTCATATTTCTCGAATTCCATCTAAAATTCTTTATATTTATTCTATATTTTTCTTGTCTATTCTAATTCTAATTTTTTAATAAATTTATCTTCTTCTACTTTATATCGTATATAGAATGATATTCCTATTGATATAATTCCAATTAATAATGAGATTCCGATATATACCATTTATTTACTCCTTATCTACCTCTCTATTATAGTATAATCAAATTTATACTAAAATGCAAATTTTAAATTAGTGGATTCAAAACTGACTAAGTTTACTTTATTTTAGTAATAATATACAAATTTTTAAATCGAGGTGAATAATATGGTAAATCCTTTCGCATTAACATTTGCGGCTATTTACTACACACTTATTGGTGTGGCTCCAATCGACATTTGGTTTCCCCTTATTGAGGATCTTATAAAAAATTTCCTTAATATGTTCCAGTAAAAGGAGGGATAATTATGTCACAAAAACCGAAAAAAGACTGGTTTACTTTGACAAAAATTCTTGCTTATATTGCTACAGCTCTCGTGCTTTTTGTGACGGGTTTTGCTTGTTGGATTGTTGTTGAAACAAAAGATACTTCGCCATTAATATACTTAATTCCTTCTGTAGAAGTTCTTGCTACTGCGATATGGGGATTGTATATATGGCGCGGCCGCACAGAATATAAGATTAGAGCTAATAAAGAATTATTAGAATTCCTTATTGAAAAAGGTGTTGAAGTTACTCCAGATATGATAAACGCTTTTAATACTTGTGAATAAAGGAGTTGATTAAATGGAAATAATTAAAGTTGATCCCAAAAAGAAAAATATTGGGATTGTCGGTTATGCCAAAGAGCATAATTATACTCAACTTCATGTTTTAATTGATAAAAGAATAAAAGATTGTCAAAGTTACGATGCTGATTTTAAAATGTCCAATGAAAAAGTTTTTACTTTAGAAGATTTAGAAGTATTAGAAGATGGTTATGCTGTAGTACCATTAAAAGATATTGTTCTTGAAGAAGGAAAACTTGAGATTTAGATCATTGGACACCAAGCTGAAACTACCGTAAAATCTTGCATTTATATTGCAAAGGTTGCGAAAAGTGTTAATGCTCTTTAGAAAGAGCTAGAGGAATTAAATCCTTCTTTAGCTGATTATTTGTATAAAAATACAGTTAAGGTTGTGGACGCACTTCCAAAAAGCCCTAAAGTGGGTGATATTATAGCTCTTAGAAAACCTGTAAAAATTGAAGAAAGTATTGAAGATCCTTGGAACAATATTGTTATAAATGGTCCAGATACGGGATTCTTTATATATGATGAAAATGGAAAACTTGTTGGTGTTAATATAGATGATGCCATTTTTTATGATAATAAACTTCAATTTGGTCCAATCAATTATCGTGATTTTAAATATGATGCAACAAAAAATATGTATGGTTTGATTGGTATTGGAGACTTTTTTGGTATTCGTTATATTGTAAGAGTTGGTAGTGCAAAAAATATAGAAATAAAGGATGGAGTATTTCAGGATTTATTTGTTATAGAAATATTGGAACAGACGGGCGAAGGAAATTTTAGTGGAAAAGGACTCTTTTTCGCCAATTATGAAAATTTTTATAATGGTATAGATACATTACCAAATATTTGGTATGTAGTTGATAATAAAAATAAAACTACAAATATTGCCACCGAAAAAGATTTTGAATATTTTACACAACTTTGGGAAGAAGAATGGGGTGTAGCAGATTTATGGGAAATGTTTGGTGGATACACTGAAGATTTAGAAAATGCAAATATAGTAATGACACCACAAATTTGCATTGATGTGTTAAAGCAATTTTGTTCTATAGATGGAATAATTATTGATACTCCTGAAGAAGAAGACGATGGTTTATCAAAAACCTTCTATATCGCTGATAAAAACGAACAGGGTAAAATTATATGGAAAAAGTATCTCTCTAATATTAACGAAGATACTTTACCAGAATTAGATGAAACTCTTATATATAAAGACGGAAAACTTGCAGTTAATACAACAAACGAGCTTTCAGAAGATAATACTCTTCCTATTACCTCCGCCGCAGTTCAAATGCAAATCGGTAATATTGAAGCGTTATTGAAAACAATATAAGGAGATGATATAAAATGAGTATTGAACTTGAAATAAATAGAATTATAGGATTTAGAGATTCTATTAGAGATAAACTAATTCAACTTGGAATCGTTGGTTCTGACGCTAAGCTGGAAAATATTACTTCTGCTATTCAAACAATTTATAATAATGGTGCAGTAAATGCAGAAGTTATTGAAGGAAATACTTATACAATTCCTGCGGGTTATCATAATGGTACTGGTACAGTTACTGCAAAATCTGACACCACAGGAGACGCTGAAAAATATAAACTTCAATCAAAAGATCCAATTACCCCAACAAAACTTGCAATTACTGTCGCACCAGATGAAGGATATTATGGATTAAATCCTATCACAGTTAATCCAATTCCAGCTGAATATCAAAATGTAAAAGATGTGGACGCAACAAGTGAAGACGTGCTTGCAGGAAAAATTATTGTTGATGCACAAGGTAATATTCTTACAGGTAAAATGCTTAACAATGGAGCGGTTTAGAAAAATCTTCGTGTTACAGAGATTTCTTATACCATTCCAAAAGGATACCATAATGGATACGGAATTGTTTAGATTGTTCTTGAGGAAAAAACAATAACCCCAACAAAAGAAGAAATTGTTGTTGAGCCAACAGATGGAAAAGTTCTTTCAAAAGTTGTAGTAGCGCCAATTCCTGATGAATATATTATTACTAACCCAGATGCTGGAGAAGAAGCGGCTTCATCTTTAGATGTATTAAAAGACAAGGTTGCTTTTGTAAATGGAGAAAAAATTAGGGGTAATATGGATAATCATGGTGCACTTTCTTTTGAAGTTGATGGCATGATAGAAAATGTAGAAGTTGAAATTCCTGCGGGATATTATGATGGAACGGGTAAAATCACTTTATCTTCTTCTATTGAAGAAGCTCTAGCTGCTATCTAAGGAGGTGGCAGCTATGAGTATTCAATCTGAAATTGAAAGAATAAAAAATGAAAAATATAGTATTATATAGGGAGACGGCACTTTCACCATACCGGAAGGAATTACGACGATCAGACGTAACGCTTTTAGTTATGCCAACTTTAAAGAACCACTTGTTTTACCAGATTCAATTGAGGAAATAGGTTATGAAGCTTTTTACTTGGCTGGAGGTGTTTTAAATATTCCCAAAAATATTAAACGATTAAGCTCCCGTGCTTTTAGAGGTGCAAATTTAGGTGTATTTCAAGATGTTACAGAGTTGCCTTCTACATTGGAGGAAATTGGTGAATTATGTTTTATGACTCACTCTAACCAAGGTTTTAAAATTACAAAAATTCCCGCATCAGTAAAAACAATTGGCGCAAGAGCTTTTGAGGGATGTACTTATTTAACAACAATAACTTTCGAAGGCACTCCTGACTCAATTGGAGATGGAATTTTTAATAACTGTTCCCGTTTAACTGAAATAAATGTGCCCTGGTCGGTAGATCATGAGACTCATTCTTCGATTGTCTGGGGCGTCGATGCTACTATAAATTATAATTACACGGGAGAGTGATAAAAATGATAACAAAAACTTTATATAAATTCACTCGTCCAGATGGAGGAACAACAATCTCTCCAAATCCTCCAGAACAAGAGTATACAACACTTTTACGTCTTATTTCAGATGAAGGAAAAATGCTTACAAAAGATAATATAAATTTTGTAGCTTGTGTGGATACAGATTCTTCTGAAGGCTGGTACGAAGTTTTGTATGATTTTGAAAATGCCGAACCACTCGAAAATATTTCTTTAGATATAATCGAAAAAGCAAAAGCATATGATATAATTATGGGGGTATCTGAATGAATTATGTAGAAGAAGCAAAACGAGTTCGTGCCCTATTAACTCAAATTATAAAAGATACTGATGATAAAGTAGCGTCTGAATTGATTTCATTTGCCCCTTCTCTTAAAGAAAATGGTGAATTAATCACTGCTGGTTCTCGTATCAATTATAATGGAATCCTCAAGCGCGCCGCTGTAGATTTATGGGATACGCATGAAAATAATCCAGATAACGCACCAAATTTATGGTACGATATTCAATATAAAGACGGAATTAGATTTATACCACAAACTATCTTTGCCGCAGAGGCATTTAGTTTAGGAGAGCTTGGCTGGTGGGAAGATAAAATTTATAAATCTTTAGTCGATTCAAATGTTTATAATCCAAGCCAATATGCGGCGAATTGGGTTATGATAGAAAAATAAAAAGAGGTGATATGAATGGCAACATTTTTAAAACCAGATAAGACTGTAAAAACTAGTAACGGTCTTACAATCAAACAAAAAATTATTCCTGATTCATTAGTTGCGACAAAAAATGTGGCTTCTTGGATAAAGAAAGGCGCCAAGATGAAGCCTTGTAAAAAGCTTAGCGACGGAACAGGAAAACCAAAAGGCATCACAGTTCACAACACTGGTGATATTAAAGTAGCTTCTGGCACAACTCCAGCAGAACAATACACACGCGCAACCTTTAATGGTAATATGTCAGGTGTTGTAGTTCACTATTATGTTTGGAAAACAGAAATTTGGTAGAACTTAAATGACAATGAACGTGGATGGCACGCGGCCGATGGTTCTTCTCGTAGAACTTCTCAGCGTCCTGATGGTTCAAAAATCGGCGGCAACCTTGACACAATTGCTATTGAGTGTATTGGAAATCTTGCAGAGTCAGAAAACACAACAGCAAAACTTGTAGCTTATCTTTGCTACAAATATGGACTCAATCCTGCAACAGATGTCTATACTCATAAGTATTTTTATCCAAGCAAGAATTGTCCAATTTACATCTTGCCGCACTGGTCTACATTCCTTAAAAATGTCAAAAAATATTATGATGAATTAAAAAATAAGGAAACAAAACCAGCCGCACCACAAACAAAACCAACAACTCCTACAACAAAACCTTCTACTTCAAAAACAGAAACATACGGTAAGGCAGGAGATGTTGTAAAACTTTCAAATACAAAAGTATTTGCAAGTTCTGTAGCTGCTACTGAATCAAATAAGAAAAATGGAAATTTCTATCTTTGGAGTAATGAAGTTGTTAATGGCAGAGTTCGTATTACAATTTCAAAAGATAAAGTTGGTAAAGCAGGTCAGGTTACTGGTTGGGTTAATATTAACGACATTAAAGCGCCAGTTGCAGCTACACCAAAAGTTTACAAGAAAGGCGATATTGTTAATTTTAAAGGAACAAAGCATTATCTTTCTTCAAATTCTTCACTTGGCACAAAATGTAAATCAGGTGAAGCTAAAATTACAAATATCAAAAAAGATGGTAAGCATCCATATCATTTGGTTCGTGTTGCTGGAAAAGGCTCAACTGTTTATGGCTGGGTAGATGCAAAAGATTTTGAATAATGGAGGAATAGCAAATGAATGTTTGGAATTTCATTTTAGCCAATTGGGATTCTATCCTAGCTGCTCTTATAGTTATTGGAGTAGCGATTATTGGCGTAATTAAGCAAGAAAAAAATATTGTTTTCAAAATGCTCTTTTCTCTTGTTACGGAAGCAGAAAAACAATACGGCGGCGGCACTGGTGAACTTAAACTTTCAAGTGTTGTTGCACAAATTTATGAGAAGCTTCCTTCTCTTTCAAGATTCATTCCCGTGAAAACTCTTGAAAAATGGGTTAATGAAGGTCTTGAAGATGCTAAGAAAAAATGGGAAGCAAATACAAAAGTAGCCACATATATAGATTCAGTTGAATAATGCAGCGGGTGAGGTGGTGATACAATGGTAAGTTTAGTTGAATTTTTGGGGATCCCCGGTACAATCGCCACCTGCATTATTGCTGGATATTTAGTTATGTAGTTAATTGGCGAACTTCTGGAATTTAAAGGTAAGGTAGTTCCAGAATTTATGAAAGTTAGAAAGTTTTTTAGACGAAGAAAAGAAGAAAAACGCGAAATAAAGACAGCTCTTGAAGATTCTAAAAATACATTGGCTGAGGTAAGAACTCTCTTAGATGATGTTAATTCTCACTATGACGATGATAATATTAAAAAGAGAGATAATTGGATAAAATGGGTTAATGGTCAAGCAGATAATTATGATAGTTCAATCAAAAATATGTCTGAAAAAATTGATAATATTGATACTGTTTTAACTGATTTGTATCTTGAATCAAAGCGTAATAGAATTCTTGATTTTGCGGCTCGTGTAAATAATCAACAATATGAGTTTACAAGAGAACATTTTACAAAAATCTTCAAAGTATATAGAGAATATGAAGATTATATTGAAGCACACGACCTTGAAAATGGTGAAGTTGATATTGCTTTTGGAATTATTGAAAAAGCATATGAATACAAATTAAAGAATAATCTTTTTATTGACTAATAAAAAAAGAGCACCGTCATTTCGACGGTGCTTTTATGTTATCGTTATGATATTTTGATTTTACAATAAAATCGGGGTTAAACAAATCCTCGACTGTTTTTATTTCATTAACTCTCCAATACGGAATACGAATTAGCGTATATCCATGGGCGAGCGCGTATGAGTTCTTTCTTCTGTCGTGCTCCTGAGTTTTTTTAAAATCGGAACGAGTTTTTTGGAAGTGTTTGATTTGATTGAAGTGTTGTTCACCATCCACTTCAATCAACACCTTCTTGCCGCCGCAGTTTGGTATATAGAAATCATATCTATATTTTCCTCGACGGAGGTCGGAGAATGTTTTCTCTCTTTCAAACACAACCTTACCACGAGAAAGAACTTTTAGTATATAGAGTTCATAACTACTATTACTCATTTGAATTTTCCTCTTTAGAAATTAATTCCAAATACTTTTGGAGTTCATTTATCATATCTTGAACTGCTTCCTTATCCATTTCTTTTATTACAACTGTATCGGGTAAACCAAGAAAAGTGTGATCAGGAAAAGCAATTTGAACACTTTTAACAACACTATCACAATAGTGATATCCATTATCAATTTCTTCTTTTGTGAAGAAAATTATATGATTTTTTGCATCTAAATTTTTCTATGTCATCCGAACACCTTCTCTGCTGTACAGTCTACAACACCAAGATCGGGGCGGAACTGTACAAGTTTTGCGTGACGAAGACCTTTTGTTTCCTCGTCAATTTCCATACAAGTTACTTCAATAACCTTACCTTTAACGCTTTCGGGATCTGCCTTAATATCTTCTGTAAGATTTGAAAGCAAACCAATTGATTGAATTTTACCTTCTGTATTAAGAACACCAATTTCCAAGCTACCAGCCCAGTCGTTATAGAAGCCCTTTGTTACAGGGATAATCATTTGACCTTCGCTGTATTCACGGAAGTGTTCACCTTCAGGAAGTTTTTCGCCAGTCTTTGTATTATACCAAAGTTTCCAAGTTTCGATTTCTTTACCAGTATATTCCTTTGTTGGAGGTGTCCAACGACCAGTAAAGAAACAGTCAATTGTATTAAGAACTTCTTTCTTAATTTTGATTGTCATTCTTGCGGGCGTGCGTTTAAAGTAAACAGGGCAGTCTTCTTTTGTAATAACAACACCTTCATTACCAGCCGCAAGGTACTCGCTAATCTTATTCCAGAGAGCATCACCATTATAATATTCTGCCCACTCAACAAAATCAAACTTATTCATACCGATTGCAAGTTTATAAAGACAATCAATTCTTACCTTAAAAGCTGAATCAACATAGGAAACTCCATTAAATACCATTACATCGAAGATATAAAAATGAAGTTTAATACCCGCTTCTTGACGAGCGATTGCCTTATCTTTAAGGCAACCAAGAATTGTTGTAACATTCTTTGAACCTTCCTTACCGGGGAGATAAATCTCACCAAGAAGGACCGTACCATTCGGCAACGATTCAAAAAATGGATTGAGATGCGGCATCCATTCAATTTTATTGACTGCTTCACCCTTGACGTTTTTACTACGAGCAATCATAAATATATTGCCGTCTTCGTCTTTTACGAAACGCTGGTAGTAACCGTCACGCTTAAGCGCGCCCCAGTATTTACCGCTAAAAATAAGATTTTTTGTTTCTGCTTTTGAGTCTTTCTTATAAGTCTTGGGGAATGACCAATACTTCATAGCTTCGCAGTTCACCCAGTCAAAACCATTAATATAACCTGTCATAATTTTCTCCTTTCAATTTTCTATAATAATTATATCAAGATTTTAATAAATTTTCAAGAAAAAAGTCTGCCGATAATTTGAGACGATCAATCGTATCATCATTAAATATTGTTACTTCGTAATTATAATCAAATACTTTTTTATCCGCATGATTTGATTGAATAGCATCTTCAACTTCAGGTCGTCTAATAATAAGACTTATTGCATTATAGTCCTTTACAAAGCGAGCTATTTCTTCTGGTTCTCGACAATGAATAAATACTACAAATTTATCGTGGTCTAAATTATATTGTTCAGCTATTAGATAAATTTTTGCTAACTCTTGTCTCATTTTTCTATAAGGTACATCGTTCCAGTCAGTTAGCAAATCTTTAAGGTCACTAAGAAACTTTCTATTATTGGGTGTTTTTTCTCCGTCCCAACCACACTACTTTGCAATTTCTTTTACAAAATCGACGGTAGAAAAATTATAACAAAAAGAACCAAGTTTTTCCTTACAAAGATTTACGAAAGTATCCTTACCAGAACGCGGCGCCCCATTAATTACTACTACTTTCATTATTCTTCCTCCGGATCTATGACGGCCGCGTTTTGTGCGAGTTCATCTACAAAATTATTCTGCTCACAATCTGCGTGACCTTTTACTTTAATAAAATGGAATCGAGAATCTCTAAAGAAAGGAATAAGTTCTTCCCAAAGATCCTGATTCTTTACCTTTTCACGACTGGCTGTTTTCCAACCATTCGATTCCCACCTATCATACCATTTCTCTGCGTAGCATCTGATACAATAGGCACTGTCACTATGAATATCACAAGCAAATATAGCTTTATCTTCATTCAAAAGCTGCACCATTTTACAGGCTTCCAGAATGGCAGTAATTTCCATTCTCTGATTTGTCGTATTTTCTTCGTGACCAGAATGTGCGAGCATTAATACATTATCTTCATCATAAATACCGTATGCCCAGCCACCCTTTGCTCCAGCCTTACCATTTTTCTTACAAGCTCCGTCTGTGTAAACTTTAAACATTCTTTTATTCATCCTTCCCAAAAAATTCATCATAAATTTTTTCATAGATCTTTTCGTTATCAATTCCATAGGCAATTCTTGCATCTCCTAAAAGTCGTTCTTTTTCAACAACATATTTGTTTTTCTTTATCCAAGAATAACCAAATGATTTTCGGCTTTTCCAATTAGCAAGACGATATTTGATATAATCCATAAAAGGCATATCAAAATAAATTTTTGGATATAAGCCAATATGTCTTGTTGAGAAAATTAAAGCAAGAAGATATTCGTCTTCTTTCTTATTAACTTCGTACTCAAAACAAATTTTCTTTTTACCTGAACGATTAAAAAGTGACCAAGTATTGATTACGATTGTGGTAGTTATTTTATCATAAATACTTAAACTATCTGGCATTTAACTGCACCTCCTTTTATATTTTTATTATATATTTTTTTTAAAAAAATTTCAACTTTTATAACGATAATTTGATTTTTAATTAAAATTTTATTATTTATACGCGTGCGTGCGCGTGTATATTTAATAATGTATATATTAAAGAGTGAAATTTGAAAAAATTTTATTTTTTTGGTATATTTATTATAGAAAAAATTTTAAAAGGAGAAAAGTTATGGCTACAAAGATTACTGAAGAACATAAACTTCAAATAAATATCTTATATAAAAAGTATGGCACTTATGCGGCAGTGGCTCGTGAAATGGGTATAGCACCAACTACTGTTAAAAAATATGTTATCCCAAACTTCGAAGTGCCGCAGACTGATAATATTGAACAATTTGATTCGTCAATGCTTCCAGAGTTTGATGTTAAAGCTTTTGATGGAATTGATTGGAATAATTGTGTCGTTTTTGGCGATGAATTTAAAGAAATCAAAGAATTATGGAAGGAGATTGCAATATGATTAAATATTTTTATGTAGATGAAAGTCCATATTACCCCAATAAATATGTAATCCGTCTTAATCACGAAAGTTTTGGTTTTGAGGAATTTCGTGGTAGTTATAATTGTATTCCTGCAAAACTTATGATGTTATCTTATGCAAACTACCTTCGCTTTTGTCGAGACAATTATGGTGCTGAGCTCTATGGCAAGAATAAAAAATATCCAATCGCACTTTTTAACGACAGAAGTAAAGCAGAAAAACTCGTTAAAGAATTAAACAGACGGGCGGCCGCAGTTGTAGGTATTAAATAAATCTTTTTTGATTTTTCTTCAAAATTTTGATATAATAAATATATAATAAAAAAGAAAGGAAGATTTATTTGCAGAAAAATGCTTTTGATATTTATTCAATTGAAGAACTCTATGATATCACCGATATGAATATTGATAACATAGATGAAGATATTGAAGTAAAAAATAGACGAGATTATCTTAATCGAAGAAAATATCGAAATTCTAATAACACAAGTAAGGGTGATTATAACTGCGGTGGATTTGCCTTAAATACTTTTAATTGGTATAAACCATACGAGGGAGCATTTGAGTGGAGAGAACAGCTTTTGAATGACTGGTTAAATGAATATTATGATCAGAATGGAAAACTTGTTGATGAACCACAGAATGTTGTTAAGGAGCTTGAAAACAGACTTCTTACTCGCGATGTTTTATATATGCTTAGACAGTTTAAAGGAAAACTTCGTAGGGTTAATGGTATTGATGATTTGTGGGAAGGAGAAAGACTTATTGCTTATCGTATTGGTGTTACTTACTGGTATGATGAAGTAGAAGAAAGTTTTCACGATTTCGACATTGATTTTCACTATCGTTACTTTGACCCAAAACTTGGTTATTGGGTTGAAAAAATGGGCGGTGGTCCCATCAGAGGAAGTGTAGGGGATTTGGATAATAATAGTCCTTGGATAGAGGATTTTTGGCAATATACAAGTGATATTGTTTATCTTGCACTTCAACTTTAATTTTAATTTAAAAGGAGGAACATTTTTATGAAAAGAGGAACAACAGCAGTAATTCCTGTTAAAATTTTATTAAATCACGAAGATATAAAATCAGTTGATTTTATTATAAAAGAAAAAAAAGAAAGTAAAGCAGATACGCTTATTAGCAGAAATTATCCTGAAGATGTAAACTTTGACGGAGAATTTTATTTGCTTGAGCTTACTGAAGAAGAAACTACAAGTCTTAACGCAGGAGTTGTATATCTTGATACTCGTATTGTAACAAACGAAGATAAAATTCCAAACACAAGAATTGTTACGGTGAGGGTAGACGATACTCTTTTTGGGGAGTCGATGTAAGATGAAACCAGTTATTGTAGAAGTATTGCCAGATACAGCTTATCCGATTTGTATTGATTTTGAAGAGGAAAATAGTGTTGTGGTTGATGTTCTTGAAGAAGAAGCTTTGGTAATTAAAATTTGAAAAATTTTTAAAAATGACCTATAATTATTATAGTAAGTTTGAGAGAAAACCTCTTTTAGATACAATCTCTCAAACAAATATGGGGGTATGGCGCAACGGAAGCGCATCTGCTTTGCAAGCAGAGGGTTGTGGGTTCAAATCCCACTACTTCCACCATTGAGAGTTTATGATGGACATACATTATGAGCGACGGCTCTGGGGTTTGAGTCCCCGACTCTCCTCAAAAGGAAAAGCAAAAATTCCTACCAACAAATGTGCGGCTTATCAACCTAAGATAATATATAAAAATTAACTCATAAAGAAGTGATATTTCCAAAGAGTGTGGTGCTTAGAGGACAGGGCGATGTGGTGAGTGGAGCTGAAGGAGGCGCAAAGTCCACTAATATTATCTTTTTGAAAACATTAACCAAGTGAGTAGACTTCGCGTGCGAATGGGATTGATCAACTTGTTCAGCGGTTGTTTATGAGTTAATTTTATATATGCCTTGATGACGGAATTGGCATACGTGACGGTTTCAAAAACCGTATTTTGTGGGTTCAAATCCCACTCGAGGTACCAGACCGAGAGAGGATGGATTTCTTTTGGTGACTTTCTTAAACTACCACCGACAGACGCTACGAAAGAAGACCGTAGACTGGTATGTGGCTTAGTCATTGGGATTCGGTATACAAAGAAAACGAAAGTAAAGTAAAGTTACCCCTTTCTATCATATTATAATTCCCTTTTATATGGTGGATTAGTTTAACAGGAAAAACGAAAGATTTGTAACCTTTTGTTGTCGGGTCGGTTCCGACATCCACCTCCATAGAAAAGTTATCTGGGTGTTCATACCAGACCGAAAGGATAGAAGCTCGTAGGCGGCGCGTCAAAATTCCGTTATAAACAGAGGCTACGACGGAGAATAACTTTTCTTTTATATGTCGTTGTGACGGAACAGGCATACGTGCTAGTCTTAGAAACTAGTGGGAAACCGTGTGGGTTCAAGTCCCACCAGCGACACCATTGTCCCGTTTTGGACGGACGGCGGCAAACTATAATAGTTCAAAACTTGTCGTCCTACTCTTGAAAAGATATATAGAGTAAGTTTTGAAAACCTATTATAAGGAAGGCTCCACAGTGCATTGTGGAGTATATATCGCGGAGTAGAGCAGTTGGTAGCTCGTCGGGCTCAATAACCCGAAGGTCGTAGGTTCAAGTCCTACCTCCGCCACCATTTTTTAATATAGGAATGAAAGGAAGTGTTTGAATGAAGGGATATCAATTTCAGCATTGTTCAGCAGAAACTCTTATTAAAAGAAAAGAGATGCTTTTAGAAGAAATTGAAAAGCACGAAGAATCATTGGCTGTCACTAAATCTACTTTATATCAGATTTTCTTAACACATTGTATTAAGACAGCAAAAGAAGAAATTCATGCAATTGAAGCAGAATTGTGTTATAGAGAGCACAATTAAAATATTTTCTCTATTATATGGGGTGGTAATCCAGAGGCAGAGATAGCGGACTTAAAATCCGTACAGGGTGGGTTCGAATCCCACGCACCCTACCAGTTTGTCATTGAAATGATATATATGACTGGTTTACTGACTACAGTAAAAGTTACACCCTCTACCGATACTTAAATCGGGGTAAACGCAATATGTGAGGGACATATAGATTAATATTTGTGGAACTAAGTGTAAGCGGTCTTGAAGACGATCAACAGCTATATTGCGAGCTGGTATCGCCACAGATTTTGTGGTTGCCTTCAAGGTGCGCGAAGATGAGTAGTGCTGATTAGTAGGTAAGCTCTCTAAGGAGAGTATCTTAACTTGCGGGTTAAGGTCGGATGAGGAGTGGCTACGCAAACCAACTCAAGAGTGCTTCGGCGTAGAGTAGGAGAGACTTTTACTAATCAGTGCGAAAGCTTTATATGGAGTGGTACCCAAGTGGCTATAAGGGGACGGGTTGCTAACTCGTTAGGTCTACGGATGCGTGGGTTCGAATCCCACCCGCTCCGCCATTTTAAATTTGATTTTATAATAAAAATCGTATATAATTATTATAGTAAGTTAAGAAAGGAAATGATAAAATGCAGATAGTTAATACAGGTCATATGTACCAAATCTATGATGATGGTGTCAAGACTTTTGATCAGTTGCCCGCACAGATTTATACTGTTAATTTTAGTAAAATGACTGGCTTCTATCTTCAGAAGTTTGATGATATTGAAATTACTGAAAAAGTGTATGGTGTTGCACCTGAAAAACTTGAGAAAGTTGTTGGTGCTTTTAAATGTTTTGAAAGAAGTCTTGGTGTTATTCTTAGTGGCGAAAAAGGTATTGGTAAGTCATTATTTGCCAAAATGCTTTCAGCAAAAATGGCTAATGAGGGTTATCCCGTACTTATTGTAAATGCTTTTATTCCCGGAATTGCGGATTTCCTTACCTCAATTCAGCAGGAAGTTGTCGTTCTTTTTGATGAATTTGATAAGACTTTTTATGCCAAAGACGGTGACTCAATGAACGATCCTCAGGCAAGTATGCTTACTTTGTTTGATGGTCTCTCACAAGGTAAAAAGTTATTCATTGTTACTTGTAACAAGTTGAATCACTTGAATGATTATATCGTGAACCGCCCTGGTCGTTTCCATTATCATTTTCGTTTTGATTATCCCACAAAAGTAGAAATTGAGGAATATCTTCGTGATAAGATTGATGATCAGTATTTTTGTGAAATTGAAAAGGTAGTTGCTTTTGCAAATAAAGTTCCTCTTAACTATGACTGTCTTCGTGCGATTTCATTTGAATTACAGTGTGGAACGCCCTTTGAAGATGCTATCGGTGATTTGAATATCTTAAATATTGATAATGAAACTTATAATCTTATTGCTTGTTTCAAAGACGGAACAAAATTAAGTCAGGAAGTTTCACTTGATATGTTCAGTGATGAACAGATTACTCGCTGGTTCTATCTTGAAGATAAGCGTTTTTCTGTTGAGTTTAGTGCTCTTGATATTCGTTATGATTATGAGCGCGGCGGCAACATCATTCTTGCAAAATCGGTTAACTTTAAATGGAATGATTCATATAACTCTTATGAAGATGACACTGAACAGGAAAAAGCAGAATATGCTGCACTTAAAGAGAATAAAGAACTTGATTTTCTTCTCTTCCGTCGTAAGAGTTCTAAAAATATTCATTATGCGGTCTGAGCTAATCCTCAGACCGAGGATATGTCTCGGTAGCTCAGTAGGTAGAGCAATGGACTGAAAATCCATGTCGCGTCAGTTCGATCCTGACCTGAGACACCATATATGGAGGATTAAGCATAACTGGTACTGCGCCGGTCTTGAAAACCGTTAGGTGTAACAGCCTTCAGAGTTCGAGTCTCTGATCCTCCGCCACAGCGCGAGCAAATGGAATGCGTTAAGTAATGTGCGGTTGGCTGACCTTAAGGCTTCATATGGGCGAATCGCATAGTGGCAATTGCTGCGGGCTGTAAACCCGCCGTCGCAAGACTTCGTTGGTTCGAGTCCAACTTCGCCCACCAACTGATATGCCGAGAGTAGTATAAATGGCTAGTACGGTAGATTGTGGCTCTACAAGTTTTGGTTCAATTCCAAGCCTCGGAACCATATGCCTGAATAGCTCAACTGGCCAGAGCGTGCGGTTCATACCCGCAAGGTTGTTGGTTCAATCCCGACTTCAGGTACCAGTCATATTGTAGGTATAATGACGATAACTCAACCTTCTGACACTCGGAAAGACGAGATATGCACGATGGTCAGGGCGGATATGTACTCGGCTGCAACCCGAGATAGACTGGTTCGACTCCAGTATCGTGCTCCAAAAAAATTTGATTTTATCATAAAAATCATATATAATAAATATATAATCTCGAAAGAGAAAAGATATGCAGGATTAGCTCAGCTGGAACGAGCATCTCCCTTACAAGGAGAGGGTCGGCGGTTCGATCCCGTCATCCTGTACCAACGAGAATATGTCACTATACAAGCGAAGCACATCGATTATCCAATGGTAGTTTGATATGTGCATCCGGACAAACGATGACCAAAGGGTTTTTGATTATAGGAAATGGTATTCTCGTTTAATATGCCTCTTTAGCTCAGTCTGGACTTAGAGCAACGGGTTTCTACCCCGTGTGTCGGAGGTTCAAATCCTTCAAGGGGCGCCATTAAAAATTTGATTTTTTCAAAAATTTTATGTATAATATATACATAATCTGAAAAAAAATATAACATAAATTACTTCGGTAATTTATTGAAATATTCAGGCTTGGCTGATAACTTCCCGTAAGGGAACGAAAGGAAGATACTGACAAACTTCCGCCACGAAAGTGGTACCCCAAGCACTGCGCGCCGGGACCAGTAGTTGGTTGAAAAGACCACTACGGATATATCCCCTATGTCTTAACTTATTCTTGATGAAGTGAAAATGTCGATCAATGGACAAATGTCTGAGAACGACCGTTCTCGCAAGGGACTGGCTTCAACGCAAAAAGGATAGAATAAGGTATGGTAAACCGCAGGAAGATAAGTTCGAGATTAGCAATCAAGGGCGGCTTCCATCTATTACTGCTACGGTGGTTTTAGGAAACACGAGTACGAAGCCAAGGAAAGTGTTGAAGGCGGGTAGCATTTCTGTGCTCAAAAGGTATGGAAACTACGATAACAGTCTGTCTTCTGTCAAATTAACTTAGCGTGGGTTCGAGTCCCACCCCGCGTGCCAATTATTATTCACGCGGAGATAGTAAGCACCTATCTCCCATACATACGCGGGTAGCTCAGTAGGTAGAGCAATACTATTAAATGGAAGGTATGTTAAAAGTAAAAATCTGTTATTGCGAGTAACGAAAAGTGTCTTAAGCCCGTAGTGGTAAGCAATACGGGATATAAGGTGTCACAAGCATCTTGTATTTGATTGAAACGAATCTATAGTGGTGTAGCAACCGCGAACAGCCCGCAAGGTTGATAGTGGAGTGATAATCGAGTAAGTACTCGTTAAAGGTAGATTAGCGGACCTCGTCCCTTGTGCTGGGGATGTAAAAACGCAGGCATGAGCGCTACTTCCCAAAAGGAAGTGGAAAAGTGACTAACACATAAGGTCATTAAGGCGTAGCAATTTGAAAACTGTATTCTCAGGTTTTCGTTTTTACTTACCATATGCTTTTATACTATCGAATAGCGAAAATTCGCCTCCCTTTAAAGGAGGAGAGCTGTGGTTAAATTCCCAGTAGTATAAAATTATATGCAGATATAGTATAGTGGTAGTACTTCTGCTTGCCATGCAGACAGCACGGGTTCGAATCCCGTTATTTGCTCCAATTATATACGCTCATAGCTCAGTCTGGACAGAGCACGTGGCTACGAACCACGGTTAGTCGGGAGTTCGAATCTCTCTGGGCGTGCCATTATAAAAATTATGAGAGGAGATTAAAAATGAATCGAACAGCAGCATATTACAAGATGAGGGCAGATTTGCTCGAAAAACGCGACGCGTCTACAAATAGACGACTTATCGCTAAACTTCTTCGTAAGGTTCGTCAGATTGAAAAATCAGAAGAACAGATCGCTTAAAATTTGATTTTTAATCAAAAATATTCTATAATATTTATAGAAAGTTAAGGAAAAAACTTCAAACCCATTGGCTAAGAATGTAAAGGGCGAGCCAGTTCGTTATCTGGCAAGTTGCACCTTGAAAATATATACTAACAACTCAGTGCAAACACAGTTTCGCAGACTGTGCTGAGGTATACCGGAAGGTCAGCAGAAGAAATAAAGGATACTTTACAATTCTGGACTGTCATTAAATTAGTGATAATTTAGTGGAAGAGGATGAACTCCCAAACCAAGGTATAGCACTTCAGCATTTGCAATCAAAGGTAGTATGCGTATGGACGGAACAATAGAAGCATTTGTTAATAGCAAGTGCCGAATCCAAGTTAGGGTTTAGCTGGTGACTGTATCAAACCTTGTGAAATACCAATAATCCGTAATGCCGTGAAGCGAAGAAATTCGTGTATAACATATGCAAGCAACTCCAAGTAGCCGAAGGCGTAGCAATACGAATGTTAGGATTAATTAATTAATAGTTATAGTAAAAGACTATAAAATTATGTGAATTGTAGGTGAAAGGTGCGGGTAAGCAATCCCGTCAGAGTTTTATGAATTGATTTAGGTCCAGCGCACTTCGGTGCAACGATCAATTCTGGGGTGAAAAAGTTAAAGGGTAGCTCCCTTTAGCTCACAGTCATCTCCTCTGTGACTGAATATGGTTGAAGAATGTTGACAGTAGAACGAAGGTTCGTCTAGTATGTATTTTCAAGGTGCAAACTATAAATAATTTTGAAAGGAAAGTGTATATGACTTTTAGTGAGCAGTTTAAAGAAGTTTTTGAGTTAATTTGCGACAAAATGGGTATTGCAATTGACTGGACACAGGAAAATGTAGTTCCTTATGTTATGGAATTATGTGAACGATATATAACTTTTAATATCATTGAAGAAGTTATTAGTGTTGTTTGTTGGAGTCTTATAATGATCGGTTGTGTAGTTGGTGCTATCGCCATATTTAAAGACTTTAAAAAACTTGAAAAAGTAAAAGAAAAGGGTGTTTCTCAAACACTTTATTGGACAAAAGATATTAGTTATTATAACGGAGAAGATTGGGATCTGACATTCTTTGGTTATGCAAGTGCAATCGTTGGAGCAACTTTATTCATAACCAGTATTCCTTTTCTTATAATCAGTGTTTCGGAACTTCTTAAGTGGTGTTTTATTCCTGAAGTCCAAATTGTAGAAGAAATATCAATACTTCTTAAGGCGATGTAAATCGCCAAATATGCGGGTGTAGCTCAGTTGGTAGAGCACTTGACTTTTAATCAAGGTTGCTTGGGTTCAAATCCCAACACTCGCACCATAATTATTTGAGGTGAGTATATGAGAGTTAAAGACCTCATAGAAAAATTACAAAATTTTGATGAAAACGCCTTTGTGTATTTGAATACAGAGTGTAATATAGAAGATGAATTCTTGGTTGTTAGAGCAGATACTGATAATATTTTGCTTGTTTCATCATATAATTATGATATGTTGTCTAAACAACAAGAATTCTCTTTTCATATAAATTAAATTATATTGCCCCCTCGTTCAAAGGCTAGGACTGAGGGTATTAAATACTGCCCCGTGGTGTAATGGTAGCACAGCAGACTCTAAATCTGTGGCCTGCTGAGGGCGTTAGTTAGGGTTCGAATCCCTACGGGGCTGCCATAAAATTTACCATATTTTTGGTTCGAAAAATATATAATACCTTTATGATTTATTTACTTATAAATAGAACTTAAAGGAGGAAATGATTATGACAAAGGTTGATTTACTTTCAGATGAAGAATTTATTGCGATAGTTAAAAATAGCAATTCTTTATCAGAAATTTCTCAAAAAATAGGATATTCAAAAAATAGTACAGCAACAAAACCGATAAAAGATAGATGCAAAATTTTAAATATTTCATTGGAAGAATTAGGTAAAACTAATTCTAATCAAGTGTGGACTCCAGAGACAATTTTTGTAGAAAATTCAACAGTATCTCAGGCAGTTTTGCGTCGTTGGTATCTTAAACAAGAATATACTCCATATGTTTGCGCCATTTGTGGACAAGAACCTTTTTGGAATGGGCAACCCTTGTCACTAACTTTAGATCACATTAATGGAAACAATAAAGATGATAGGGTAGAAAATTTGCGTTGGGTATGTCCAAATTGTGATAGACAATTACCTACTTTTGGAAGTAAAAATGCTGTATATGAAGCACCAAAAAAGAATTTTTGTATTGAATGTGGTGTTGAAATTTCTTCAAATGCAACAAAGTGTGTTAAATGTTCTGGAAAAGAACAGAGAAAATGCGCTCGTCCGGATAGAGAGATTTTAAAGACTTTAATTAGAACTGAAAGTTTTGTTAATATTGGTAAAAAATATGGAGTTTCTGATAATGCTGTTAGAAAATGGTGTAAAGCAGAAAATTTACCAAGCACAAAAAATATTATAAAAACATATACTGATGAAGAATGGGAAAAAATTTGATTTTCTTTTAAAAAGAAGATATAATATATTTGTAAGTTAAAGAGAGATATGCCTCAGTAGCACAGTTGGTAGTTGCGCCTGACTGTTAATCAGGATGTCGTAGGTTCGAGCCCTACCTGAGGCGCCATATGGCTCCATAGTTTAATAGGCTAAAACGCAGGCCTGTCACGTCTGAGAGCGCGGGTTCGATCCCCGCTGGAGTCGCCATTGCCTTGGTTGGGGGCTTAGTAGTACTCAACCCACATATGCAGTATTGGTGTTTAACGGATAGCATATCTGCCTTCCGAGCAGAGGGTACGGGTTCGAGTCCCGTATACTGCTCCATAAAGTGTGATGTTCGCAATGAAGAGGGGCGCAAGCACACGGGTGTCTCGAGCGCCTTCCCTCTTGTTTTTTGGGACGTTAGCATAATGGTTAATGCACTCGGCTCATAACCGATAGATTCTGAGTTCGAGTCTCAGGCGTCCCACCATTTTATATGCAAGTGTAATTCAGTTGGTTTAGAATGCTCGTCTGATACGCGAGTCGTCGATGGTTCAAGTCCATCCACTTGCACCAAAATCGCGACCAGATGAACAAATGCTCTGAAAAGCGATTAATAAATAAGGAAAAGATGCGTGGTTGGCTGACCTCAAGGCTATATATCGCAGTGGTGGAGCAAAGGTAGCTCACTTGGCTCATAACCAAGAGACGAGGTTCGAATCCTACGACTGCAACCACATCACCCTATCGTCTAGTGGCCTAGGACAAGAGGTTTTCATCCTCTAAACCAGAGTTCAATTCTCTGTAGGGTGACCATGCATCCCTTCGTATAGTCAATGAGTCGTCTGTACAAAGGTAAGACAGCGCTACGGTTAATGAACTTAAATTCTACCGACAATTAAGGTTGAATAGAAGTCCCGCATTAGTGATATGGGGTTCGAATCCCCAAGCATTCGTTATATATTATGCCTCCCTATCATAATGAAGAATGAGTGCGAGTTAGGTCTATGGTGAAAGCGTTCCAATAGGATGTTCGGCGCAAACTCGATATCTGGGTATGGCTCAATTTGGCAGAGCACTTGATTTGGGTTCAAGGGACTGGGGGTTCAAATCCCTCTACTCAGACCAGTCTTTTACTCATAGTGGTAAGAAAACTTCGTGATTCAAGTTTGTAGTTGAGCGTACGCCCTGTACCGTATGCTCCAAGTTTAAAGAACCACAACTGTCTGGAAACCTTAGGTGGTACTTGGGGCTTAAGGTGGAAGGACTTTTATATGCAGATATGGCGGAATAGGCAGACGCGTTAGATTGAGGGTCTAATGTCATTTTGACGTGTGGGTTCAAGTCCCACTATCTGTACCATATAACAAGGTGTAGTCAATGATGGTCGCGACTATAAGGAACTGAAAGCCTATAAAAATTGAAAAGTCATTTAGGAAACATCTTGTTATTATATATAGGTATGGTGTAACGGTAACACGACAGTCTCCAAAACTGTAAGATAGAGGTTCAAATCCTTTTGCCTATGCCAAGTCGATGAAACATACTGCTTCGTTGGTCAGTGGATGTGGAGACTCTGAAAGGTTTGTATATAGTGCCCGTTTCCAACTTACGCACAGAGTGCAGAAAAATATACATATAAGACTGCTGCCAATTCAGTAGTCATATATAGAGGTATGGTGTAATGGTAGCACAACGGATTTTGATTCCGTTAGTATAGGTTCGAATCCTATTATCTCCGCCAATAGCGGTTCGTTTTTTTCATGTTATCACCCCCTGCGTGGAAGGAAGGTAGGCTTTATTGTCTACCTTCTTTTCATAGAGTCGAGACGTGATAAATCTACTTATATATAGCAAAATCTTCTTCTTTCTATTAGTCTCGACTAAAATCTATGAGAAGGAGTAAAGGAGATCAATTTATGGAAAATATCACAATTAATCTTCCAACTAATGCAGAGAATATGGCACTTCCAGACCCATTTCTCCTAAATCAATATCAAGAATATGAGGATAGAATTATATGGCTTGATAACACAATAGAAGGTGACACCATTGAAATTGGTAAGAAAATCCTTCGTTGGAATATGGAAGACCGCACCAAGAAACCGAAGAAAAGAAAACCAATCATTTTAATGATTTTTTCATACGGCGGCGACTTGGATGTATGCAATTCTCTTATTGATATTATTGAAGGAAGCGATACTCCTATCTATGGTGTAAATATGGGCATCGCCGCGAGTGCTGCGTGCTTTATATTCCTATCTTGCCATAAACGCTTTATGCTCCCACGCTCAAGTTTTCTTATTCATCGCGGCAGTGGTGGTTATCAAGGAACTTACGAACAAGTCTTGGCACAGATTATGGACTATCAAAATTCAATTGAACTTATTGTAAATCTTGTTAAAGAAAAGACCAAATATTCAGAAAAAGAAATCGAAGAAAAGATTGCTACTGAATGGTATATTCGACAAGAAGAAGCTCTTAAATATGGGGTTACTGATTATGTCGTAAAAAATCTTAACGATGTTCTTACAATAAGGGAGGCTTATAAGAATGGTAATTGAAGTTAAAAAAGGTTATACTGAACTTAGATTTAGTACATCTTATGGTCTTAAAGGAGAAGAAAGGCTTGCGCAGTTCTATCAAACAGAAGATAAGGTTGCTTTTATTAACAATGAATTTTTAAATAAAGAACTTCGTCAAAAAGATACTAATATTGCTATTTGCGATAATGAATATCTTATCATTAAACTCGATAATGAGATTGTTGATAAAATGCGTTGTAAAAATGGAGAGTTAATTCCTCTTAAATATAATCGTGTTCATAGTGAGCATCTTGGTAAAATGTCACCAAGAAACACTCAACAAGAATTTGCATTTGATATGCTTCAAGATCTTGATACTCATATTAAATTGATTACTGGTCGTTTTGGTAGTGGTAAATCAGTTCTTATGATTGCTCACGCCTTAACAGCCATTGAGAAAAATAAATTTGATAAAATCGTTTATGTTCGTAATAATATCGAACTTAAAGATACTACACCACTTGGCGCGCTCCCTGGTACTCTTGATGAAAAGATGATTAACTGGGCGGCTAATGTTGGCGACCACGTTGGTGGAATGGACGGTTTAAAAATGCTTATCCAAGATAGAAAATTTGAGATTGCACCGCTCGGCTATATTAGAGGTCGTGACCTCCGCAATTGTATTATTTTCTGTGATGAGGCTGAAAACCTTACAACCGCACAAATTCAACTTTTAATCGGCCGCGTTGGTGAGGGTTCACAACTTTGGCTTGCGGGTGACCGGAAACAGACTGATAAAGCTATTTTTGATAAAGATAGCGGTATTGGTAAAATGATAGAACGTCTCCGAGGCAAACCTCTCTATGCATATGTAAATTTAGAGAAATGTGAACGTTCTGCGGCGAGTGCTTACGCAGATTATTTGGATTAAAGGGTGAATAATATGAAAAGATTAAAAGTAAAATGCCCTTATTGCGGCGCGGTCGCAGTATATCGAAATTGGTTTACATGGGTTGCTCATACGCCCTTTCATTGGTTTGGAAAAAGAAAAACCAAATGTCCAAATTGTGGGTAGAGTGCTTATGTAAAAGGAAAAAGAACCTATTAATTTGATTTTCTTATAAATTTTAGGTATAATAAATATACAAAATAAATAATAAATAAAGAAAGTTGAGGAAATTATTATGAAGTACATTGGCGTAAAATTCACATCTTATGAAAAACCTTTTGAACCTCACGGTCAGACTTACTACTACAAAACAAACCTTAATTTTGAAAAAAATGTTGCTTATGACATTATTTCAAATGGTTACAAGTATGGTAATCCTGTAATTGTAGTAGAAGTAAACAAGAAAGCTCCCGATCCTTCTCGTGATTACAAAGAAATTACAGAAGCAAAACCTGTTTCTTATGTTGAACGAGGACTTCCTGATTGGATTCTGCCTAAGAATGTTTACTTTAATCCTGAAAAAGGTGGAGTAACTTGCATTATGTGGAAAGACGGAGAGAAAACACTTGTAAAATGTAGCGAACACGACGTGTTTGATTTTGAAAAAGGTTTTGCAATGGCAGTTCTTACTCGCCTTTATGGTAAAGGCAAACTCAATAAACTTATCAAAGAGTTTATTGATGGTCCTGAGGCTATATATTATTCACGACTTTTTAATCTTTATAATGGCGACGATTGCGACCGCGATTGCGATTAATTGTCAAAAGAAGTGAGAGTCATCGTGCTCTCACTTTTTGATTTTAATACAAGAAAAAAGAGTTAAAGAAAGGAGAGTTTTACTATGTTATGTATTGTTCAATTTGGCTGTACACAGTGCACGAATTATCTTGCTGTTGAGGCAGATGATTACGACGCCGCGGTAGAGTTTGCAGAAGAAAGTGCTATCGATTCTTGGGAGAGTTATAACAGTAATGTTGAACACGATGAAGACGAAAGATATTCGGATGCTTGGTGGGATACAGTATATAGTGAAATTCATTATGCCGTCGAACCTTACGATGACTCTGATGATTTTCATTATTCAATATTAAAAGAACAAGATTACGGATTTTTTAATATTTAAAAAGATGAAAGGTAAAAATAGAATATGTTGAAAATAATTGCTTTTGCGATAATTGAATTACTACTGATTATTGGAATAGCATATCTTAACGCCCACCAAGATTCTCTAATTGAAATGGGAGGACAGAAATGTTAGAAAAATTAAAGGAATATTGTAGGAAATTTAAGGACACAAAAGTTTACAATTACAAATTACACATATTAACGATTTTGGTAACTGTTTTTTTAGTTTGCGGTATTACAGTTATTACAGTCGGTGGAGAAGAAGAAACTGAACCATCCGAGACGGCAACCAGCTGGAGTCACTGTACGACAACAACCGAGTTAAGTAGTACGACAGAAGTTAAAACGGAACCGGAAACAACAACAACTTCATCCGCAACGTCGACGACAACTACTACTTTACAAACTAAAAAAACTACAACATCCACCACTACAACTACTACTCAACCAACTACGGTTGAAACTTCATCTAAAATCGTAACGACTACACAATCTAAACTTATTGGTCGGTTTAAAATTACAGTATACTGTGCTTGTTCAAAGTGCTGCGGGAAGTATGCTTATAATCGTCCTGTTGATGCCAACGGCAATGTAATTGTAAAGGGAGCTTCGGGTAGAACATTAATTCCATACTACTCAATTGCGACAGACCCTCGTGTTATTCCATCGGGAACTGAAGTTGTCATAAATGGAAAAGTTTATCGAGCAGATGATACGGGCGGCGCAGTTAAAGGTAATGTTATTGATATCTATGCGGGCTTAAATCACGACGAGGCTATGCAATTTGCTTGTGCAATGGAAAGCCAGTATGATAATGTTTATTGGAATTAAATAAGTCTTTAAGAATAGAAGTCTCTTGAGAAAGAGGCTTTTATTTTTTGATTTTTTTGTGAATTTTTGATATAATTATTATAGAAATTAAGAAAGGAAGTTTGATATATATGATGTATTTTATTTCTGACCTTCATTTTGGTCATAAAAATTGTCTTGCTTATGACAATAGAGAATTTAAGAGTATTGAAGAACACGATGAATACCTTATTAAACAGTGGAATGAAAAAGTTGGACCCGATGATGAGGTTTGGATTCTTGGTGATGTAAGTTGGCACAATGTTACAAAGACTATTGAAATCTTTAAGCGTCTTAATGGTAAGAAAAATCTTTGCATTGGTAATCACGACAAACAGTATCTCAAGAATAAAGAGTTTCGTGAACTTTTTGCAGAAATCACTCCTTATAAGGAACTTCAGTATGGTGATGATTATCTTGTATTGAGTCACTATCCTATTCCTTGTTTTAATCGTCACTATTATGGTGCAATTCATCTTTATGGTCACGTTCACACGAGTTTTGAATGGAATATGATGCGTCAGGTTGCGTATGAAATGGAAGTACTTTATGATAAGCCTTGTCGTATGTATAATGTTGGTTGTATGATTCGTGGATATGATTATGCACCGCAATCACTTGATGAAATTTTATATTTGTGGGAAAAATATTATATTTAAAAGGAGCCTATGATATGAAAAGAACAGTTAAAGAAGTTAAATCAGTAATGACAGTTTACATTACCGCGGACGGCAAGGAATTTGGTGATTACGAAGATGCTCTTAATTATGAGCTTGATTTATTCTGCAAGGCAGATGAACTTCGTATGGTCGATAAGAACGGACTTACTTCAAATCTTGATGATTGTGAGATTGTTGTTTTTAAATCAAGGGGCGCCCTTGAAATTTTCCTTGCCGCAATGCAGTATGAAGACTATGATACAACTGGTATAGACCTCGATTCAGAACTTGGTTTATATATGTGGGAGTATAAAAATAGAAGAGGTTGGCATACTCCGAAAGCTTTGCTTGAATCTATAAAAGATGAATTAAATGAAATTATAGAAAGTTGTGGAGGTGAGTTACTTGAATAAATTTACAATGTTGGTCGGTGTCGCAAGACTTATTCCTAAAAACGTGGATTCTATGATTGAGTTTTTTACTTACAAGTAGAGGTGAGTAAAATGAAAAATTTTAAGGGACTTCAATATGGAGATTATCTTATTGAAGATTATATAGGTAAAGGCACTTGGTAGGCAAGATGTCAAAAATGTGGATTGGAACGAACTTATAAAACTGCAAATATAGTTCCAGAAAAGAAAAACGGCGGATAGTGCCCTTGTTCTAAATCTGGAATAGAAAAGAATATGCGGTTTGGTAGACTTGTCGTATTAAAAAGAGATTTAACTAAAAAAGATAAGAATGGAATTAGATGGCTTTGTTAGTGCGATTGCGGAAATATTATTTCAGTAACAACAAAAAGTTTGAAGTCTGGTAATACTAAATCTTGTGGATGTTATAATTTAGATAGAGCAAGTGCAACCATAGAAAAATGGAATGAAGAGCATAATGAAGATTTAATAGGACAAAAATTTACTAAATTAACCGTAATACGAAGGGCTACTAAAGAAGAGACTTTTCTTCGTCCTAAGGGAATTCGATATTGGTTTTGCGAATGCGATTGTGGTGGAAAACATATAGTATCTACTTCTGATTTAAAACGTGGTAAGGTTGCTTCTTGTGGTTGTATGAATTCAAAGGGAGAAGCAATCATAGCAAAGTTACTATCCGAATTTAATATCAGTTTTTGCAGACAAGCAACTTTTGAAAACTTAAAAAGTGAAAGTGGTAAATTCTATGCTTTTGACTTTGCAATTTTAAAGAACAATACAATTGATTATTTAATTGAATTTGATGGAATTTAGCATTTTGAGTCCACACGTTAGTTTGACAATGGAGGTATTGAAAGCCTTAAAGAAAATCAAAGGCGAGATTCCATAAAAAATGAGTGGTGTAGAGAAAACAAGATACCATTAATCAGAATTCCATATACAAAGTTACAAACATTAGAAATTGAAGACTTGCTGTTAGATAGCAGTAAGTATATTATGAAAGAAGAGGTGATGTAAAATGAGCACACTAACTATGATGGTTGGTGTATCTTAGCGCTGGTTGTGGTAAATCAACTTTAGCAAAAGATTTAGCACAAATGGGTGCTATTATTGTGTCTACTGATGCTATTCGTGGTGAACTTTGGGGCGATGAAAATGAGCAGAAAGACCCGCAGAAAGTTTTTCAGGAAGCACACCGCCGCATAAAAAAAGGCTTATTAGATGGTGAATGGGTTGTGTTCGATGCAACCAACTTATCAGCTCGTCGTCGTGAAGGCTTCTTAAAACAGATTCAGCATATTAACTGCGAAAAAGAATGCATAGTAATTATCACACCGCCGCAAGTTATAAAAGAAAGAATGAAAAATAGAGAGCGTAAAGTCCCTAATGAAGTAATTGAAAAACAACTTCGTAGTTTCCAGTGTCCTTTTGAATACGAAGGTTGGGATAATATCCTTATTCTTTGGGATAATACTTGTCTTGAAGAAAAAACTGAAAAATATATTGAACTTTGTGATAAAATAAAAAATGATAATCATAATCATTCAACTGAAACAGTGAGCGATCATATAGATATGGCTTTGCTTCATCTTGGAGTAAATTATAGTTGTGGACATGATGTTGATATTGAATTACTTACTGAAGCAATTCGCTATCACGATATTGGAAAGCCTTTTACAAAAGTATTCACAAACTCAAAAGGCGAACCCACAAAAGAAGCCCACTACTATGGTCATCAGAATTATTCTGCTTATATCTATCTTATGACACATCCTGAAATTTACTTTAATGAAGTAAGAAATTATAAGCGTCTTATCGTTGCAAATCTTATTCAGTTCCATATGGAGCATTTCTTCCGTTCACCCGAAAATCTTGAGAAGTTTTATAAGAAAACAGGACTGGGCGCGGAACTTGATATTATTCATAAATGCGATATGGCGGCGCATTAATTTGATTTTATCTTAAAATTTTGATATAATAAAAGAAATTGAGAAAGGAGAATAAACTATGAAGAAAAGAATAATTGATGCTTTTATTGACTTTGCCAATGAGCATCCTAATGACGAATGGGTTAAGTTAATACAGGAACCGCCTTATAATATTGAAGTTCGTCAGAAAGGTAACTATTACCTTTTCAAGTATAATCAGCTTGAATCTGATATGTCTTTACCTTTATGTCAGGCGTGTCGTGGCATAATTGTGCAAAAAGGATTAAGCGGTCAGTGGAGTATTGTTTGTTATCCTTTCGATAAGTTCTTTAACTATGGAGATCCAAACGCCGCAGAAATTGATTGGTGTAGTGCATTTGTTAATGAAAAAATTGACGGTTCGCTTATCAAGTTCTGGCACAACTACGAAGGTTGGCATTTATCAACTAATAACTCTATTGACGCTTTCGAGGCGCCTGTGTCAAACTCAATAGAAGGATTGACTTTTGGTAATTTAGTTGAGCGTGCTCTTGGTTGTAATTGGCTTTCTTTCTGTCGTGAACTTGACGAACATTACACCTATATGTTTGAATTGGTTTCACCAGAAAGCCAAGTAACAATCCATTATGACCACACAACTCTCTATTATCTTGGTCAAAGAGATAATATTCTCTATGGAGAGTATTATGAGTTCGATCCTGTATGGAGGGAATTTGGAGTTGAGCAACCAAAGAGATTTTATTTATCTTCTCTTGAAGATTGTATTGATGTCGCAGAACAAATGACAAAAGACGAAGAGGGTATGGTTGTTGTCGATGCGAATCATAACCGCATTAAAATCAAATCACCAGAATATCTCATCGCCGCGCACGCTACAAATAATGGTAAACTTGGTTTGAGAACAGCTGTCCGTCTTATTCGTGAGGATAAAGTCGATGACTTCCTTGCTTATGCACCAATGCATAGAGCAAAAATGGAACTTATCATCGCGGCATACGAAGATATCAAAGACCACTTTTGGGAGCAATTCTGTGAAGTACGTCATCTTTGCTGGATGCCAAGAAAAAATTATGTATATGCTCTTAATTCAGCAGGCTTAACAAAAGACGGTTTTAATTTTTCAATATGGGCTTATGACCATAGAGAAAATAATATAAATGATTATATGAATAATTTAACAGAAAAAACTATTATGTTAAGAATAAAAGAACGAATAAAAAAAGAAATGGAGGTGGAAGATGATGAGTAAGATATTAGTTACTGGCGATACTCACGGTACTATTGACTTTGATAAACTCGTAGACTTTCGCAGAAAGTTTAAAAATGCGTTTAACAAGTCCGATATACTGATTATTGCAGGTGACTTTGGCTTTATTTGGTCAAATGAGCCTGACGGTGAAGAAAAATGGTATTTAAAATGGCTTGATGAAGTTGCGCCGTGGACAACAGTTTTTATTGACGGGAATCACGAAAATCATCTTCGCCTTAATGCATATCCTATCACAGAATTTTGTGGTGCAAAAGCACATCAAATTTCTGATTCTGTATACCATATTCTTCGTGGTGAAATTTTGAAATTTGATGACTTAAAAATCCTTTGTATGGGCGGAGCAGATAGCCACGACAAAGAATGGCGTACAGAGAATGTGAGCTGGTGGCCGCAGGAAACAATTCTTCCTTCTGATATTGAAAATGCAAATCGCAATCTTGCTACTGTCGGCAATAGTATCGACTATATCATCTCTCATTCCCTTCCAAATACCGTAGTAAAACAGGTATTCCATACTTTTGAAGCCACTCCTTCAGGTGAACTTCTTGAAGATTTATTTTATAATATAGACTTTAAAATGTGGATTACTGGTCACTATCATCACGATTTAAATTTAACTTTATATAATGAAAATGTGCGGTTTATATATGATGATATTATTGAAATTTATGACGACTGTACTGAAATAAAATTTGTTGGATGTAGAGGTTAATATGAGAGATTATAATACCGAATTTCTTGGACTTTATGATAATAATGAGTATATTCCTGAATTTATGTTGAGGGAAGTTTTATGCAATAATAGAATTATCGTAGAAGAATTTGATGAAAATCATCGTTGGACAAGATCCGCGACAAGTATTATATCAATTCCTACGGACGGCGGCGAAAGATTATTTGCGATCTATTGGGAGGAAGGTTTGACAGAATGTCAAGAGAATAATTATTGGTACGCCGCAGAAGTACGATTTGAGAGTGATATGAGGCAGGTAAAAGTTGAAATTGCTACTGAAAGATATGTTGAAATAAAAAGTGGTAATATTGCAACATCTTATATAAAGACAACTGAACTTGAATAACGAAAGAGTGGAGTTTTCCACTCTTTTTTTTACTTATTATAAGAAGAAATTTATGGAGGTGGGATAATGAGTGCAATAATATAGTCTCCAACTAACTTAATGAGTTTAACTGGATATTATGATATTACCCAATCTTTTTCAAGCCAAGAGAAGATAACCACGCTAAGTAATTTAAAACAAGTGGGGATTTAGAAGATACTACAAGATATCAAAAGAGCCGAGAATATTGAAAAAAATATTTTAGCAAGATTAAAAGTCGGTTCAATACAAGAATTAAATGAAAAAATAAAACAATATGAAAAAGCGGTTTGTCCATTGTCCGGCTCTGCCTTAAAACAAGCCTTTATAGGATATGAATAGATGAAAGGCTATGATGTAAGTAGTTTTACTGCCCTTTTAGAAGATGAAGTATTGGATGCTTGTAAAGAAATGGATGTTGTAGACTATGGAAAAGTAATGAATATTGTTCTTAATTAGTTTCATGGAGGAAATAAACAAATAAGATTCTCTGCTTCAAAAATATAGAAAAGTTCTAATGGAAAAAGTTTTTTTAAAATTTCTGAATTATCTAAGGCACAAAAAATAGCCTTAAATAAAGCAATAAAAAGTTACAACAAAAAAGCTTCAAAAGAGCAAAAAATAAAACCATAGGCTTTTACTTTATCTGTTTCAGAAAATGGGTAGGACGCAAACGCTCATTTTAGTTGGCAGGAAGAGACAAATTTTTTAACTCCTTCAGAGGCACGAAATATAGATAAAAAAGAATTACAAAAAATGAATTCTAGAGTTGCCCAAGAAATAATCAAAGTTTGTGGAGGCGACCCATACATAAAAAAGATAATTGGTCATATTTTGGTTGCAGATCCCACTGCGTTTTTTGTAGGATATAATCAGCATGATATTACTGGTTTATTAGGAGAAATAAAAGCTATGTATTATTTAGCACAGTTTCTTGGAATAGAAGAGATTGGAAAAAGTATTCGTTGGCTCGGTGGACTTCATGTTGGAGAAGACAAAGCAAAGCCTCACAGAGATATATTATTAAATAATTTTGGTATTTAGGTAAAAAATACAGCATTAGATATTGACTCAAATTTTTCTTCTTATTTTGCAAATGCCTCTTTAGAAACAGTGCTCAATACATTGCCTAATACAGAGGTTAAAGAAATTCTTACTAATTTTTATGGTAGTTTAGGTTTTAACGTTCCATATTATATTTCATCAAAAGGAACCGCTGTATCTGGTGCGAAATATAATCCTACACCACAAATGAACAGCTTTCTTTCTCGTAGAAAAAATTTATTAAATATGATTCCACAAATAGAATAGGCTTTTAGTGCTTTTGCAAGTAGTCTTATGTATTTAGCAGTAGATGACATGTCTGAGCTACAAAATATCGACAAAAACTCTTTATTTTTTGTTGCAGGAAAAACCTTCGTTTTAGCTTCACAAATTTTAGAAAATATATATTATTATATTTAGGTAAATGAGCCAAAACGCATTAATATAAAATATTCAACAAAAGAAAACATTGTTTAGGCATATAATAGCGGCGATCGTGATAAGACCATTGGTGAAATTGCTAATAATGTTGTTTTAACTTCATCATATAATTTCAAAATTGCAAAATAAAATTTGAAAAAATCATAAAAATCATATATAATATATATGTAAGATAAAAAAGAGAGGAATTGATGTCTAATGAAAATCAAATCTTATTACAGCGAACCTACTATGGTTAGTTTTCTTGACGCAGATGAATACGAAAACATCGAAAGAATTTATGGTATCGCTTATAATGATGTCATCATATGTTCTTGTTGCGGTGGTGTCTTTAACATCGTAGATGTGATTGAAATGGCAGAAGAAAACGATATTAAATTTGAGGAACACGATTGGATTCCTTTTAATGATTATATTGCTGTTTAAAAAAAAGAAAGGGAGAATGAAGAATGAATACTTACACATGCAATTATCACGAAAATGAAAATCAGAAAGTCTATGTTTGTTTCGATGGAGACGGCTATGATGTTGTTGGTATATATACCTCAAAAGCAGAAGCACAGCGTCATATGATTGATGCCTATATCGCTGAATTGAAGCAGGAAAAACAGAGTGGTGAAGAACTTAATTTTGATAGACTTACTTTTGACCTTCAGTCAATGCTTGATGGTTATGTCGAGTGTTTCTTCTATATTGAAGAACACGAAGTAAAAACAAAATTTGAAGTTGATACATTCTAATACATTGAGGAGTTACACTTGTAACTCCTCTTTTTATTATTTGAAAAAATTCCAAAATTTTGATATAATATTTATAGAAAGTTAAGAGAGGTGTAATTATTAATGAAAGCAAAAGACACAATAAAACTTATAATTGGCGGTATTATTATCGTGGGAAGTTTTGTCGCGGCCGCCTATGTAGGAATCTGGGAAATGTTCATCGGACCGATTATTGATGCGTGCAAGGCTTTTGACGCAGGTACACTCACGGCATTAATGGTAGGAAAAACTGTTATCAAATGCTTCTTTGCAAGTACAGTAAGTGCCCTTATTCTTTGGATCGGACCCGTCATTGGCTTAAGAGTTATGAGATAAGAAAGGAAGATATTTTTATGTTTAATGTACATTATTATTCAGCAAAAGGTGGACAGTCAACTTTTTCTTTCGATACTCCTTTTGTTATTGAAGCAGGCTATCTTGCAAGTCTTGTTAATCAGCATAGCGATGTTGAGATTAAAAATCTTGCAAGAGTATTTTGGGAAGGCGATTATATGAATGATTGCTATAAGTGTCTGTGGTTCCGTGACGGCAACGCTCTTGCAGACTATAGCACCCCTGAACAATTGGCTGTTATAAGTTTTCTTGATTCAACAATTCCCGAAGATTATCCATATGAACATATTCTTGTTGATGTAAGTTGGTAAAGGAGAAAAGATATGATGTATTCACTTGATAACACTTCAGAAGAAAGAGTAATTTCTCCTGCTGAAAAAAGACTTATGAATTTAAGAATTGATATTTATAAAGTATTTGATCGCTTCTCTTGGGGTGGCTATCTTTCTCCTTATCTTTATGATGAAGATAAAGAAGAAGAGGTGGAACTTGCGGCGGCACTTGAGGAAACTATTGAAGAATATCGTGATATAGTATCATTATATCAGATTGACTCTATTGAAACCTTTGATAATGCCAGTTATACAACTGGTGCAATTATGATAGCATTTGTAACCGAGGCAGGCGGACTTGAAACTTTTCTTGAACAGTGGGAGGTAATGTAATATGAAAGAAATTTGGGTAGTTTGGACCAGAGATGACGAATACGAGTTTTTCTCAACAAAAGAAAAAGCACGCAGACGCTGTATAGATATTATCGTAGACACAATGGTAGATGATCGTGATGAAATGGCTGAGTGTTTGCTTGAACTCGCTGAATATGATAGTGTTACGGATGTTTGTGGTTTTTATAGCGATGTTATAGATCCATATGACGAAGAAGAGTGTGCGAATGAAGAAGTAACTGAAAATTGTGAAGAAGAAAGTGATTCTCTTTTGCCTGATTTTAAATTTCACATTTATAATAAGTATTATGACGATCTTCCATTAACTAATGAGGGTTATGCTCTTGAATTCGATACTGAAGAAGCGGCATTGCGTTTTCTTCTCTCTGTAAAAGAGAATATGGATTTTGACCTTAACGGAGCCTATATTAAGGAAGATATGCTTTTCTATGACGGTGGATATGTTAATGCAACCAACTTCATTATTGATGAAGAGGGAAGATTTCAGGAGGCAGAATAATGAATAAGTATTGTATAGATAAATGGGATAAGAATAAAGAAGTTCTTAAACAAAAAATTGCAACTTCTAAAGGTCATCATTTCTGGGATTATGAGAATTTGGTTGAAATGATTATTAAGTATGTTCTTAATGATAGCGAAAATTCTTATGAACTGTGGGATGAAACCGAGATTATTGAGGTTGATCACGGTGATTATCAGGGCACGCTGCTATTTCTCTTCCACAGACGCGGATATCAGCCGTCTGGCGGCGATTACATGATAACAGAAGTAGGTTATGGTTCTTGCACAGTATGCGATACCCTTCAGAGTATTCAGTGGGATGATTATAATTATGAAGATCCCGAAGCAGAACCGACAGAACAACAAGTTGAAGATTATATGACGCTTTGTTTGCATCTTATTCAGCAGATGCGTTGCCCATATTGGAAAAATTCCTATTGGATAGAAAAAGAAGACTTAAAGGAGATAGAGTAATGGAAATATTATATCAAGAGCCAATTATGGAAATAGCTCAAAGTTATAAGATAGCCGCAATTGTAATCGCAATTATTGGTGCAATAGGTTTTGGTATAATGTTAAGTGCCGATAAGTGGTCAATTTGGGTTCCAATTGGTGGTTTTTCTGCAGTCATTTGTCTTCTTGTTTTTATTGGAATTATTTGGGGTGCTCCTTCAGTAGAAACGGGCAGATATCAATATACTGTCTTAATTGATGATGATACACCTTTTGTTGAAATATATGAAAAATATGATGTAGTAGACGCAAACGGAAAAGTTTGGACTTTAAAAGATAAGGAGACAGATAAATGATAATATTAATGGGACTTTTAGCGTATGTTGTTGATGCGCCAGCTTGGTTTTGGGTTGCCTATTGGCTCATTATTATCCTCAAGATGGTATCTATTGTAATGGATTAAGAAAGGAAGTAAACAATGTTTGAAGAATGGCTTGAAAGAATGTTTAATGTCTGTCTCATAGTGCTTATAATCATAGGCGGCTTACTCGCACTTTCTGTGCTTACGCTTTTATGGATTATGCTGTTCACATTTTTAAAATGGGTCGCAATAACTATTTTAATCATCGTTTTGGCAATACCTTTAGGGACGCTTATATATACAATTTACGATAATTGGTTTATCATTTCTGATTACCTTGAAGATATAAAAGAGAAATGGAGAGGAGATAAATAATGTTTAAAGATTGGTTAAGAGAATTCATTCTTATGATATTGAGAACCCTTTTTGTCTTTATATGTGCGGGCGCGATATTCTTTATGGCAGTATTTGGCGCACATTTAATGCAACTTTCTATTTGGATTGGTTTAGCCTATATAGGAATTATTGTTTTAGCTGGAGTTGGTCTCGCCGCATACTTCGAAGTAAAAGATAGATAAGTAAAGAGGAAAAGGCAAAAGTTAATTTGCTTTTTCCTCAAATTTTTTATATAATTATTATAGAAAATAAATAAAGGAGATTTTATATATGAAAATTGTTGTAGTAGTTGATATGCAGAATGACTTTATTGACGGTCCTCTTGGTTCACCAGAAGCTCAGGCGATTGTTCCTGTAATGGTTGATAGACTTCACGAACTTGATGACGGAAAAACAGTTCTTTTCTTCACCAAAGACACTCATCAGTCTAATTATCTTGAAACTCAGGAAGGAAAAAATCTTCCCGTTATGCACTGTATCGAAGGAACTGCGGGTTGGAGTATTAATAAGCAAATTTCAAGCTATACTGATTATGGTAGCAATTTCCTTAGTTATTCAACTCGCGATATTCGCAAGGGTAGAGTTCTTAAACCCACTTTTGGTTCACTCGAACTTGCAAATACAATTCGCGGTTTGGTTAATGATAACCCCCATATTGATATTGACGAAGTAATTCTTATGGGTGTATGTACAGATATTTGCGTTATCTCAAATGCAATGCTTCTCAAGGCATATTGCCCAGAGCTTCTTATTACAGTTGATGCAAGTTGCTGTGCCGGTGTAACACCTGAATCTCACAAAAATGCACTCGCCGCAATGAAGATGTGCCAGATAAATGTGATTAACGAAGATTAAGGAGAGATTTTATGATTAAGTTTAACGGTATTGAAATTGAACAGGGACATTTTCCTGATAATACTCTTATGATGAAAATTGAACAGGGAGTTTATGATAGCCTTGATGATAACCAGATTACGCTTATCGAATGGTTTTATGAAAACGATGCTGAACTTTTTACTCTGATTTGTCTTCGCAAACATTTTGAAAATATGGATATGGTTCTTTATATGCCTTATTGTCCTCACGCAAGAATGGATAGAGTAAAAAATTCCGAAGATGTATTTACTCTTAAATACTTTACAGAAGTTTTAAATTCACTTAATTTTAAACTTGTATTCTGTGATGATGTGCATAGTAATGTTGCGGCGGCTCTTATTCACAATTATCATCCTATCGACCCCGCACACAACAATGCAAAAACTATTTATGAATTTCTTACAGACCTTTCAGATGAGAGTGTTATTGTTTGTTTCCCCGATGAGGGTGCGATGAAACGCTATTCTGAATCACTTGGTGTTCCCTATGCTTTTGGCATTAAGAAAAGAGATTGGGAAACAGGTAAAATTAAAGGTCTCGAGCTTATGAATAAAGAACTCGTAGCTGGAAAACACGTACTTATTGTTGACGATATTTGTTCACGCGGCGGCACATTTTATTATACAGCCAAGGCTCTCAAGGAAGCGGGCGCGAAGAATGTATATCTTTATGTAACACATTGTGAAGCTACTATGCTTAAAGGAGACCTTCCCAATAGCGGTCTTGTTGAACACGTCTTCACTACAAAATCAATCTTTCCACGTGATATAGAAACAGAGTTTGTTTCTTTTGTTGAAAATATATAAGAAAGGATATGATTATAATGACGATATATGAAAAAATAAAAAATGATATGAATGAATCACTTAAAAGTGGTAATAAAGCCCGCCGCTCTGTGTTGGCAGACATTGTAGCGGCAATTGATAAGGCTTCAACCTCAGGTAAGACACGAGTTGAAATTACTGACGCACTTGTAAATGAAGTCTTGACAAAGTACAAGAAAACAGTTCAGGAAATGATTGATACCTGCCCTGATACGGAACAGTATGCAACACGTAAGGCAGAATATCAGTATAATATGACAGTTGTAAATGAGTATGCTCCCCAGTTGATTACTGACGAAACGAAAATTACTAATCTCATTGATAAAATTTTATTTAAAAATGAAATACCTGTTACTATGCAAAATAAGGGTAAGATTATGAAGACCGTAATGCCAATTCTTAAAACTTACAATTGCGATATGAAAATTGCACAGAAAGTCCTCAATGAATTGATGAAATAAGGAGAAATAAAAATGAAGAAAATTATTGCTATCATACTCGGTGTATTGATTATTGCTTGTCTTTTCACAGGATGTGGATTTAATAAACAAATTGTAGACCTCAACTATGAATATGATACAGCTATTATTGATATGTTTGACGGCACTTCAAAGACCATTAAAATTGCTAAGTGGCGTGATTATGACGGAGAACAGCTTCAGATCACAGATACCGAAGGAAAAGTTTGGCTCGTAAGTTCTTTTAACTGTCACTTAGTTAATGAATAATTAAAGATATAACCCTCTACTTAAATAGAGGGTTATTTGATTTTTTTTCAAATTTTTGTTATAATATATATAGAAAGTTAGAAAAGAAAGGAAAATAATATGACTGGTGTAATTCTTTTTAGGGCACAGCCCTTTCATAATGGACATTTAAGTATGGTAAAGAAAGCTCTCGATGACGCTCGTAAATACTGCGGAGATTTGCATATCTTTGTTGGTAGTGCTGATAAGTGTGGTACAAAGCGAAATCCATTACCGATTGAATTTCGTATGATGCTTATTCAGGGCGCACTTCACGAAGTATTAAGTTCAGAAGAACTTCACAGAGTTCATATCCATCCGCTTAATGATTTAACTGATGAGGCAGATAATTCATATGCGTGGGGTCGATATCTTTTTATGAAGATGCTCAGTTATACTCACGACCCAGATATGACAATTTATTATAGTGATAATCCTCAGATTATGCTCAGTTGGTTTGATACAGATGACCGTTGGTGTCTGCGTTTCAAATTTCTTGATAGATTTGAGAATATCAGTGCAACTATGGTAAGAAAAGCCCTTCTTGAACCAACTCTTAAAGAAGGAGTGCTTCTTAATCTCGTTCCAAACTTTGTATTTATGCACAGAAATGAAATTATTAAATATCTCAAGGAGGCTAACTAATATGACAAATCCTATGTTACTTATTGACTTTTATAAAGCAGTTCACGCAGAGATGCTCCCGAAGGGCATTACAAAATCAGTTTCCTATTTTACACCTCGTATGAGTCGTGTTAAGATGTGGGATGAAGTTGTTATGTTTGGTATTCAGAGTTTTTGTAAAGAATATCTTATTGATTACTTTAATGACAACTTCTTTAAGAGAGATTTTCTTGAAGTGATTACACAGTATGAACGCATTATGGATGCGGCACTCGGTAAGGGTGCTTATGGCATTGAAAAAATCAAACAGCTTTGGAGAGTCGGTTATCTTCCTATTGAAATTCGTGCTCTTCCCGAAGGCACTCTTGTTCCAATGCACGTGCCGATGTTCGCAATCACAAATACACATCCCGATTTTGCGTGGCTGCCGCAGGCACTTGAAAGCCTTATTTCTGCAGAGATGTGGCATCCGATGCTCGCCGCAACAGTAGGACATACTTACCGTCAGATTGTTAATGAGTTTTACGATAAGACTTGTGATGATAGTGTTTCAAGAGCAAGAGCACTTGGTGCCTTCGACTTCCGCGGTGAAGAGTGTCTTCAGTCTGCTGTAAAAGCTGGTGCCGGTTGGTGTCTTTCATTCCTTAATACAGCAACTGTTCCTACAATTCCCTATCTTGAACAGTATTATAATTGCGACTGTACAAGAGAACCAGTTGCTTTTGGTTCACCCTCAACAGAGCACGCAGTAATGTGTTCAAATTATGCGGTTGATGGTGATGAAGAAACTCTTATCAGACGCCTTCTTACTGAAATTTATCCCACAAGATCTTTCTCTTGTGTTTGTGATAGTTATGATTATTGGAATGTTGTAGACAATATTCTCCCCAAACTCAAGAAAGAAATTCTTGAACACGAAGGTTGCTTCCTCGTTCGCGGCGACTCAGGAGATTGTGTTGAGGTTGTTACTCAGACAGTCTTCAAGCTTTGGGATATCTTTGGCGGTACAATCAACTCAAAGGGCTATAGAGTTCTTGACCCTCACGTAAAGGCTATCTACGGTGACAGTATCACAATTCAGCGTTGTCGTGAAATTTATAGTATTCTTGAAAGAAACGGCTTTGCTTGTTCAAATGTAGCACTTGGTGTTGGTTCATTCTCATTCCAGTGTGTCGAAGAGGACGGTATCCTCAAACCCTTCACTCGTGATACATTCAGCTCTTGTATTAAGGCTACTTACTGTGAGATTAATGGTAAGCCTTATCTTATCTTTAAAGACCCCAAAGACGGCGGCTTCAAGAAATCACAGAAAGGCTGTTGTGTTGTAGCACATTGTGCGGTTATGGACTGGAATGGCTGTCATTTTGAACTTGGTTATGCTGATGAATATACTTGGGAAGAAGCTTGTAATAATAAAAACAATCTTCTTCGCCCTATCTTTAAGGATAGCGAAATGCTTATAGAAGAAAACTTACAGACAATTCGTAATAGATTACACAAAGGAGAATTTTAATGGATATAGGTTCAGGATGCGGTTTCCCTGCCGCAGCATTATCTAACTTCTCGCCGCATCCCTTCATTATTGACGGAGTCCAATGCAATTCAATGGAAGGGTTCTTGCAGAGTTTAAAATTCCAAGACCCCGAGATGCAGAAGACAGTTTGTCTTTTAGTGGGCAAGGCGGCGAAGTTTAAGGGAAAGAAAAAGAAATGGTGGAGGACACAGACCTTACACTGGCAGGGTCAGTCCTTTAAGAGAGATAGTGTTGAATATCAGTTATTGCTTGACAGAGCATTTGATGCCCTCGCGCAGAACACTTCGTTCCAGAAAGCGTTACTTGCTACTGGAACGGCAGTTCTCACTCACTCAATTGGAAAAACTAAAATTACCGAGACGGTTTTAACTCGTTCTGAATTCTGCTCTCGTTTAACATCAATAAGGGCGAGATTGCAAAAGGAGGCTAAAGCAGATGATAGTACACAAAAAGTGTGATATATTTGAAAGTGGTGCTGATATTCTCTGTCATCAAGTAAATTGTCAGGGAGTAATGGGCAGCGGCGTTGCAAAGCAAGTTAAGAAACGATTTCCTATTGTATATAGTGAATATATGAATTGGTGCGAAAGTCGCTCACCAGAAGACTTGCTTGGATGTACACAATTTATAAAACTTAAATCTCCGTGGGAAGCACGAAATGAAAACGACTTTTTGGGTGTTTTGAATATCTATGGACAGTTAGACTATGGATATGACGGAAAGTGTTATACTGACTATGATGCTTTGGAAAAATGCTTCGCTACAATTAATTTCTTTTGTAAGGAATTTTTCCCAATTTCCTCTCCCGTTCTCGCATTTCCATATAAGTTTGGATGTGCTCGTGGCGGTGGTGACTGGGAAAAGGTTCTCGGTTTAATGGAAAAACATTTTACAGATACTGTTGTGCTTGTTTGTGAGTGCGATAAAGGATAAGAAAGGAAGATTATTATGGCAAAATCATTTGGCGGTCGTATCAATACAATTGAGGTGTGAGTATGAATACTTATATTAAAATATTTTCGGGTGATAGTAGCAGTGAAGTAGTTTATGAAGCTAATGAGTGGGCAGAAAAGTACAACGAAGAAATCATTTCTGCCACCCATGAGGTTCGAGCTTTCAGTTACTCTACAGATAGACATTATCTTACCGTAGTTTTCAAGAAAATAAATTGATTATGTCCACTTGATGAAGAGACTTAGCAATAAGTCTCTTTTTGACTTTTTTATAAAATAATGTTATAATTATTATAGAAAGTAAGAAAAGTATATAAATTTAGAAAGGGAATGATTATATGAAAGCATATATTAACGGTTCAACTTCAGACAATGTAGAAACTCTTCTTATTGATGCCCTTTGGTTTGGTGATGAAACTGCGGATGCAAGTGAATTATCAGTAGAAGAAAATAATATGTGCCTTTGCGGCGTTGATGCTGAAGGTTATTGCTATACCAATGATATAGGTAAGAATTGCTATTCAATGCGTTGGAAAACAATTTATATGTTTTATGGTGAAAACGGTCGTCTTAATAAGGTTGATAATCCTTCTCCTCAGTTTTTAAAAGAGTTTCTTGAAAGACGAAATATGAAACTTATTAATGCGGAACTTACTTCTGAATCGATAGGCTTCCGTCTTAATTTTGATGATATTATTTTTTGTGGAGGCGAAGACGAAGAAGATTTTGTTTTCGACACTTCAGAAATCGAAGCATTTGATATGACTTGGTAATATATAAAGTAGAAAAGGAGTTAAAAAATGTATGCTCGAGAAGTAACGATAGAAGAACTTTATGAGAATGGAGCAAGTTTTGCTTATGCAGATGAGGGATATAGCTATTATTACCTCCATATATCTGGTGAATTAGTTATGATAGGAAGTGAAGAAATTGAAGCTTTGGATTGACGATGTAAGACCCGCACCTGAGGGATATATTTGGTGTAAAAGTGTTAATGAGGCTAAGCGTTTTTTAATAGATCCACACATTCAATATTGTTATACAATTGAACTCATTGACATAGACCACGATGCTGGTGAATATGCTCAGTATGGCGGCGACTATATAAAACTTCTTGACTGGCTCGAAGAGACCGGCCGCAACTATCCAATCAGAATTCATAGTATGAATTCTGTCGGTGTGGCGAATATGAGAGCAATTATACAGAAAAATGGTTGGAGGGAAGTTTAATGTTTACAACGAATATAGACGCCACAGATGAAGAGCTGCGAGCGTGTCTGTTAGAAACAAATAAACTTACTACCATTACCTCTGTTTGTATAATTTGCCCAAATCAAGTAAGATGTCGTGGAATTAGTATGAAGATACTTTATGAGAGAATGAAACAGGAGGAATTAAATGAAAGTTTATTTTGAAGATGGTATACTCACTCACGATACTGCACCGAGTAGGGCGTTTTGGGTAGATGCCACGAAAGGGGCAAGTTATTGCTTTAATCAAGCACAATATCTTCAACAGTCCTTTGTTGGGAATGTATCAATATATACAAACGATTTAATTATTCTCTTAAATGCTGATAAATTTGCGTGGAATGGAGACACATTTGAAATATATCTTCGCAATAAAAGAGGGGAATGGAAGTTACTCAAAGATTTAACGAATCGTGAACTGCGGCAGGGTCATAATATTTATCGCCTTTGGTTCGCAGGAGAATTTGAAGATAAATTGTGGGGAAGTGATGTATAATGAAAATTATAAAAAAGCCTGATACATATGAAGCAGAAATAATTTGTAAACAATATAAAAATAAAACCGGTTATTGGGGAGAAGAATCTGATTATTGTGGTGCAGTGCTTAGTATTGATGAAAGTGATATTTGCTATCGTATGTGGAAAGAACTTATTTTTTCTTCTGAATTACAAACCGATTATGGTGTAATATGTCCTTGTTGTGGTTCATTTATTCAGATTCCTGAGTGTTCTATTCCTAAACTTGTTAGGAATAAAGCAATTTCATATGAACAGATGAAGTCAAGAGAGGGAATAGAAAATTGATGGTTTTTATTCTCTTATTGATGACTGTAATATTCGGTATTATCACAGTTTGTGCTTTTGATAAAAACCATTATTTTATTGGTAGCACATTCTGGATAATTGCTGTATTTTTTGCAACAATATTATGGAATTATACTCACTAAAAAGAAGGTGATAATATGACAAAATGTGATTTTTGTACAAGTTACGATCCAGTTGAAAAGTGTTATTGGGATAGCCATTCTTCTGGTCAGGAGAGAGATTGTGAGAAAGCAATCCAACGAATGGAAAAGGCTTTAGCCTCAATTGGCACAGCAACCCAGCCAATGTTTGTGACTGGCACTTCTATGGAAGGAACACATTGTAGAACTCCTGTTGCATCTACAACCTATTATACAAATAATATTGTAAACATTGAATAATAAGACGCCATAGTAATAATACTATGGCTTAAATTATTTGCAAAATTATTAAATTTTTGATATAATATTTATATAAGATAGATAAAGGAGAGAATTATATATATGATGAATACTTGGCAACCAACTGAAGAAAGTAAAACTGCCCCTCCAAATCGCGGCACGGGTGTTCAGAAATCATCACCGCCCGCACCGAATAAGGAAGAAGTTGTTATAAGACTTGTTGAGTCGCTTAATATCGGCGGCGAAGAGAATTATTATGATAGAGTTGATATCGCTTTTATGCAGTATGAACAGATACAGAAAAAGCTCAATGAGTGGAAGGAGTTTTGATATGGGTCGATATATAAATGTTGATAAACTTCCAAACTATGTAGCTGAAGCAGAGGCAAAGGTTGGTTCAGTAACTGATACAGTAAAGTTTGTGCTGTTACCTTATAAACATATTTCTGAAATCCCTGATGCAGAAGAAGAAATAATCGACCAGATTGCCTCATTCTTTGAACAACCAGATAATTGGAATCTATTAAAAGATGCTTGGCTTGAGAATGGATATTCGCTTGATCTTAGAAGATTATTAAGAAAGGCATTGGAGGAAGAATAATGACACCAGAACAGTTTGCAGAGTTTCTCAATTTTGTAAGTGAAAATAATGCTTGGGGTCCAAATATGTATAATACTTGTAAAAGAAATCGTATCCCTTATAAGTATATTGAGGCGACTTGGGACTCCCGCGATAATACTGTGTTTGCTATTAAACTTCGAAGAAGTAGTTCGGATGAAGGAAAAGTTATTAGAGTTGATACACCAGACGGTATTGAAAAACTATATAACTATCTTGAGATGCCATCGAGGGAGGAATAAAAATATGTGTGAAAAACTTTTTAGTGTTGATTCTGCATAGATAAAACCATTTGAAGGTGAGGATTCGATATATGTGGCTGGTAATAAGCCTTTAATACCAATACTAATTCCAGCACCAAAGCCGATTAAAATTGTTTTTGAAGGACAATGGCAACTTGAGAATGAAGATTATAAGGAGTATGTGAATAAATATGTTATTGACGAGTAAAGATGAACACGAAAGAAAATATTGGTGGAAATTTGAAATAATCCTTAAATCGGGAGAAAAGATTGAGGGTTATGATAAAAATGATTATGATAATTCATATGATCTTGCAAAAGATTATTTAAAAAGTGGCGATAATCAGTTCATAAGCCTTGGCGATAGAATGCACACAAAAAATATTTTTGTAAGAACTGATGAAATTGCAACAGTAAGTATATCGATAGGATAAGGAGAACAACATATGTTAGAAATGTTTTATCTGGTTTTTATAGGCTTTTTCTTAAATGAAACCATTCACTGTCTTGCTGAAAAGAAATGGGGTTGGGCAGCCTTTTATGGTGCAACTACAATATTAGATATAATCGCAGTCGTAATTGGAGCTTTAAAGTAAGGAGGATAATATGAATAAAGTACCGCTTGTAATAAATCTATTTGGAGCGCCGGGTGCTGGTAAAAGCACAGGTGCCGCATACATCTTTTCAGAACTCAAACAGTGTGGCATAAACGCCGAGCTCGTTACAGAGTTTGCGAAGGATAAAACTTGGGAAGGTAATACACTTGCCTTAAGTTGTCAGGAATATGTGTTTGGTAAACAGTCTTATCGACTTGCAAGATGCCGCGATGATGTTGATGTTATTATCACAGATAGTCCGCTTCCTCTTGCTATTATCTACAATACAAATCCCGCACTTGGACAACCCTTTAATGAGGTTATCTTAAATGTTTTTAATACATATGACAACATAAACTTCTTTATTAAACGAGGTAAAGTATATAATCCGAAGGGCCGCAGTCAGACCGAAGCAGAGAGTGATGCTCTTGCAGAGGAAATTCTTCATATGCTTGATTATCATCGTATTGATTGTGGTGTTGTTAGAGGCGATAAAGATGGGTATGACCATATTTTAAGTGAAGCATATAAAAAGTTGGTAAGTAAAGGAGTGAATATTTACTAATGCTTAAAGGAATTGAAGTTTTATCACAGGCAGAAGTAGTAGCTGAAGCTATATTTAACTGGAAGGCGTTTTGGATCGCATTTGCAGTAGTAGGGGTGATAGGAATTATTATTTCTATCATAGCCTTACATGATGTAGGCTGGGACGCTGTTGCAATATTTGCTGCAGTAATTGTAGTGGTTGCGGGCGGTTTGACAGGAGCAATGATGGGTGCCGTTTTTGAAATTCCCAAAACATATGAAACCCAATATAAAGTCATAATATCCGATGAAGTCCAAATGAATGAATTTTTTGAAGAATATGAGATTGTTGATCAAGACGGTAAGATTTATATTATAAGGGAAAAGACTGAAAATGGATAAGAAAATCGTAGCAAGATATATTGGTGAAAATGGTTCAATGGGACTTCATACCGATGAACTCTACACCATCACATCAGAAATAAAACTTGGATTATTAAAGATTACTTGGGAAACAAAATCCTGTTCATATTCAAGTCTTGAAGATTTTTTAGAAGATTGGGAGGTAACTAAATATATATGGTAAGAGAAGATTTTAATGCAGTAGAACATAAAGACCGTATCGTACAGTGGATACGAGATTGGTTTGAAGAGAACGGGAAAGATTGCAATGCTGTTATTGGCATTAGCGGTGGTAAGGATTCCACGGTCGCCGCAGCTTTGTGCGTAGAAGCTCTTGGTAAAGATAGAGTAGTAGGAGTTTTAATGCCGAATGGTGAACAAAAAGATATTAAGGATTCTTTTAATGTTTGTAATTATCTTGACATTGATCGATATGTAGTAAATATAGAGTCCGTTGTGTCGGCTCTTGGTTTAGAAGTTGCTGCCACAGCAGGAAGAGCCTTTCAGCCTTCTGAGCAGGCAATAATCAATTTACCTCCCCGTATTCGTATGACGGTTCTTTACTTTGTATCCCAGTCAATTGGAGGTCGAGTGGTCTGCACAGATAATCTTTCTGAATCATATATCGGTTATTCAACCCGTTGGGGTGATAATATTGGTGATTTCGCACCTCTCGCCAATTATACAGCGAGCGAGGTTGTAGCCATCGGTGATGCTCTTGGATTGCCGCATTTCCTTACACACAAAACTCCTTCTGACGGACTCTGTGGTCAGACGGATGAGGATAGATTTGGTTTTACTTATGAACAGTTAGATACTTATATCAGGACTGGTAAGTGCGACAGTGAAAAGGTAATTGAACTTATTAAGACAAAACATAAGGCTAATCGCTTTAAACAGATGACACTCCCGCAGCCTTATTCATTCCAAAAAATTTATGGTTGGGAATAATAGACGGCCGCATCCTTCTGTGTAAAGGGTGCGGCCGTAGTGTTATTTATATGATAGTGATTTGATTTTTCTTAAAAATTTTGATATAATTATTATAGAAAGTAGGAAAAAAATAATTTTTAAAAAGGAGTTTTAATATGGAAGTTCTTAAATATGGAGATATGCGAAAATATACTTGCCCTTCTTGTAATTCATTGCTTGGATACACACATAGTGATATATATGAAAAAGTTTTTTGTGACCCAGAAAAAACATACAAAAGATTTTGTTATATTGGTCCTGAACGAGAGATTGATTTTAGTAAGGAATGGGTATCTGTTTTCTATATTAAATGTCCAGTTTGTGGAAAAGAAATTGAACTATTTTCCAGATTATATAAGGCTGAATAGAAGAAAAAATTTTTTGATAAAATAGAAAGGAAGTTATAATATGAAAGTAAGAGAAGCTATGGATATAATCAACGGAGCACTTGATTCGCTTTATCAATACTATGGTAGTGAGGCTGAGGCTGAGTTTGAAGAAATTGGTCTTGCAGAAGCCGTTCTTGAAAAACTTGTTCAGAAAGAAGAGAAGAAACCCAAAGAATATTGGGCAGTATGTCCTAAATGTGGTCACGAACTTGATTATAATATTTTTGAACACAAGGATTGCGATGAAGACAAAGTAATCTTTCTTGCGAGTGGTTACTGTCCTCACTGCCAGAAAGGTTTTGATTGGAAAGAGAGTTTTGAACTTATTGATATTGAATACGACGAGGATTAATATAGAAAGGAAATGATATTATGAGTATAGAAAATCTTGCATCAATTTATTACGGTTTTATTATCGAGGATAACGATATTTTATTTAATGCTAATGAAGAAGCGGTCGAAAAATTTATTGATGATGACTGGTATATTGGTGAGCATTATGGTCAGGGTTTCTATTACCACAGCTGGGAATTTGAAAGTCCTCTTGTTCTCGGTGTTGAATGTTATGAAACAGATGATATTCTTGATATCACTGATTATGCTATGGGTAAAATAGTAAAAGACACAAAAGAAGGTCTTATGGAAATTTATAAGGAACTTTTTCCCAATCGTGATGAAATTCCTGAACCTCGTTTTCTTCTTATTCAGCGTCAGTTCTAATACAAAAGGAGAGGATATTATGGGTAGAGATGAAATATGGAGAGTTTGGGACTGGAATTGCAACGATTATTTCTATTCATCAGAGTATCTTGCACGAAACAAATGTATTAACTTAATCGTGGATGCTTTTCCAAATCCCCAAACACCCAAAGAATTTGCAGAAAGAGAAAAATGTTTTGAAGAACTTGAAGAATATCAGAGTGTGTTTGAAATTTGCGGATACGAAAAAGTCGGTGCTGAAGATGAGGAGGATGAGTAATGGCAGTTTTTAAAAATATGGATTGTGATTTTTGTGGTAAGGTTCATCCTTATGTTTCATCAAACTCCTTTGGAGTTTATTGCCCAGATTGTCTGAAAATTATGATTGAAGAATGTGAAGATTCTATTAACGAAATTGTGGAAGCGGAGGAAAATGATAATGCATAGTATAATGTTGCCTTTTGAAAAGAGTGAAGTTGAACTTCTTTATGACCTTTTGTGTTGGGCAGTTGAAACAAATAAAATCCAATATTTTAATACAGATAAAGCAGGGGTTGAAAGAATTTTAGAGAAACTTAAGGCAGAAATTGAGGGTAAAGAATATGTGTAAAGATGTTGAAGAAATGCTTATTCTTATACGCAATAGAGAAGTTGCAGTGACTGAAATTGATTTAATCGAACTTGCTTGGAGCTTACTTCAAGAAAACAAACGACTTGAAAAGTCAAATCGAAATTGGCGAAGAAAATGTCAGCGTCTTCGCAGTAAGGAGAGTCGAAATGAAGCGAAAGATAAAAGTATATCCAATTAAAAGAGAAGAACTTTGTCAAAAATGTAAATATGAAGTTTGTAGACATAGTAATTGTTTAAATTGTGATATGTATGTTTTAAAATCATACTCTGATAGCCCCATTAAAGAAGTTACTTGTTATTGTCTTTCAATACATACGGGCGATCGTTGTGAAAACTTTAAAAGAAAGGAAAAGTGCAAATGAGTAAATGGTATAGATTATATATTAACTCTGTGGGCGGCGGCACTTATTGTGTAGGTCCTTATGAGTATAAAACTGAAGAAGATGCTATGACCGAGGCTCGTATTGAGGCAATAGATGACTACGAGTCTTTTGAGGGTTATCACGGTATTCCTGATATCGGAGATATTATGGGAGATATGCAAGACTTCGGTCTTGATAGCAATGCTTCTGAAGATGATTGTTGGGATGTCTACTACGGACAGCGAGAAAGCTGGCTTAATTATTGGGTAGAAGAAGCATCTGGTCCTGATGACATCGACGAAGATTATCAATAAGGAGGATATTAATGGATAAAAAATATATTGGTCATTCTGATGACCGCGATTTTAATGATAAGGTAAAAGAACTATTACTTTTTCATAAGATAGTTAAAGTAATACAAGTTGATGATATGGAAGCCAGATTCATTCTTGATAACGGAGTGGAATTTATAACTATTGGCAACGAAGGTTGTGGTGGCTGCGGCCATGGTTGGTATGATATTTTTGAACTGAATGAGTGTGATAATGTTATCACAAATGTTGAGTGTCTTACTGAAGACGAATCAGACGACGGCAGATATCATATCTTTGTGTTCGCTGAGGACCGCCGCATTAACTGCGTTTCCTATGAGGGATATGATAATGGATGGTACGGTACAGGTTACAGATTATATGTTAAGCTAAAGGAGGATACAGATGAACTTTCATAGTGATGAATGGATTATGGATAAAGTCAATGAACATCTTGAAGAGTCTTATCAATATTTCTTACAAGATGAAATTGTAGGTATCTTTAATCAGGGTAGTGGCAACTACGGTCTCGACTATGAAGAATCCGACATCGACACAAAGTTAATTGTTGTTCCTTCATTCTATAAAATAGCGATGAACAAACAACCTATAAGCACAACTCACTTCCGAGCAAATGATGAACATATTGATTTTAAGGATGTTCGCTTATATATGCAAACTTTCCGCAAACAGAACTTAAACTTTCTTGAAATTCTTTTCACAAAATATTGTCTTATCAATGAGGAATATTTTGGTGAATGGAAGAAGCTTGTTGATGCTCGAGAAGAGATTGCCCATATGAATCCATATCAGGCAATCAAAGCAATGCAGGGTGTTGCAAAAGAAAAATATCACGCAATGGAGCATCATTATCCAAAGCGTATGCATATGATTAATAAATATGGTTATGACCCTAAGCAGCTTCATCACTTACTTCGTATTGAGGATTTTATCTCTCGTTATATTGCGGGAGTACCATATGAAGAGTGTATGATTCCATTGAGGGGTGAATATCTTGTGAATGTGAAACGGGGTTGTCATTCATTAGAAGAAACAAGATTTCTTGCTGACCGCAGTATAAGTAATATTGATGAAAAGGCAAAAAATTTTTTGGAAAAGGTTGAAAATAAAGCAAACCCAGAAATGGAAGAGTTGCTTGATGAAGTTCAATATAATATTATGAAAATTGCAGTGAAAAAGGAGTTAGGATATGGAGAAGTTGAAAGAAACAATGAGTGCAGCAATAGATGCACTCCAGAAGATGTATGAGGACATTGAAAGATTTGAGGAAGAAGTGGAAGCAATTGAATGGTGCGAGTCGATGAGTGTTGAAACAATGTTGGCTCTGCTAAAGGATGGTTCAGTTGGTGCTATGAACGAGGTGCGTGTGCCGCTGATTGAATTTCTTGAGGACTATATTGAACAGCAGTATATCGAAGATGAAAGACTTGGTAAACTTGAGGATAATTCTGCTTACTGGAAGTACATAGACGGAGAAATTATGTGTAGCGAATGTGGACATATTAATTTTGACGCAGAGGTTTTAGGATATTGTCCTCATTGTCAGAGAACAATGACAAATGAACTTAGTATTAAAGACCAGATTATTCTTGACGGTAAAAAGAGTCCGGTGCTTTGTAATCTTTGTGCTTATGGTGAGGGTTGTTATCATCTTGGTCGTAAATGTGAGACTTGTGATCAGAGCACTCATTGTTGCGGTCACGATGGAAATGATTACACTTGTCGTTGTGATACAATAGGCATTGGAGAGGTTTGCCCTCATTTCGTCAAGAGAGGTGAAAGCAAGTGTCACTGTTGTGGGTAATGCTTTTTGCTTTTGTGGTAATATTTTGTTATGGAGATTGAGGAGAAGAATAATATGATAAATGCGGAAAGAGCAAGAAAAATAGTGCAGGAAGCAAAAGATAAGCGAATGAAGGAACTTGTTGACTTTGTTGAGAGAGAAAAAATTTCTGAAAAAATTGTCAATAGAGCAAGTCGAGGCTATCATAATATTTCATTTAATATAAAAGATGAATATTTAACAGTTGCCACTGAATACTTTAATGAGCTTGGTTTTGCGGTAAGTCATACGCCCAAGTATACTCAAACAGAAGTCGAGATAAGTTGGTAAGCCATTACGGCTTACCAATTTTTTTTCTGGAAATTTATGACCAGCCGCACCTCGTAAGCAAAAAATTTTCCAAAAAAAACGCAGTAATATGCGGCGACCCATAAAATTTTCCAAAAATTTTTTGTAGAAATCATCACGGCCGCATCTCACTACGAAAAAAATTTTTTAGAAATTTTCCGAAAAAAATAGAGAGAAAGAAAAACTTTTCTACATATAAATGTATTAAGAAAATATATAAGTATATTTATAAGTATATATATAAGTATACTTATAAGTATACTTATAAGTATAGAAACGATAGGAAGATGACAGCGCCCTGAGCGCCTTTAAGCAAAGGGCTTAGCAAAAAGGGGTCTAGCTCGAGCTCACAATAAACCTACGATAAAACTACGGGAGGAGGGGATAACCCTTCTCCTATTTTTTTACTTATGGTTTTGCTTCGAAAAGGGGACGGCCGCGCCTTACTAAGCAGGTGCTTAGCAGAAAAATAAAATCCTCTCCTTTGGGCGAAGCCCATTGGAGGGGCTTATCAGCCAATCTATAAGGAGGGGATATTAAAAGGAGCTAAGCGAAAAATAGGGGGATAGGGGATAAGGGGATATTAAAAGTCGATGTGCGTTGGGGGCTAACTTTTCTTGTGCGAAAAAAACCGTTGTACGGAGCGTCGCTTGGCGCTTCGAAGCTTCGACTACGCTCCTACCCAAAGGGCTACCCAAAGGGTTCCGCTAAGCGACTCCCCAAAGGGACTCTACGTAAGAGCAGCTCAGACAGTAAACTAAACGGGTGGATCAGAACCATACAGTATGGAAAAACGGTAAAAACCACGTGGAAAACGGTGCTTGCGTATGGAAAATGATATGGAAAAAGGGTTGATAAACGGTAAAAGTTGCCAGCCCGCAACACATCGACAAATCAAATTTTAAAATAAAAAAATGCTTGTCAAATTTTAAGCAAAAAAAAATAAAAAGAAAAGGAACTATCCTTTTGGATAGTCCCTTAGCTTACTTACTTACTTATTTGTTTAGCGATTAGGCTTTGAAGTAGCCTTTTACTGCTCTGCCCTTAACCTTAACTTCTGTTACAGAAGCCACGCCTGATTCAACAAGAATCTTAGCGATAACTGTTGCTTTAGAAGCGTTATTGATGCCTTCTACCTGTTCTGCAATCTGAGATGCTGTCATAGGTTCCTCTGTAAGGATTGCCTGAAGAGCTTCAACGAGGGGAGCATTTTCTGCTTTCTTAGCAGCTCTCTTTTCTGCTGCCTTAGCAAGTTCTGCATCGAGCTTTTCGATTTCCTTTTCTGCAAATGCTTTGATTTCTGCGTTTGCTGTTTCTGCGATTACCTGTGTAAGAAATTCTCTCTTTGTCATAATACATTTCCTTTCAGCGTCGGTCGCCACCCAAAAATTTTTTATTAGTTTCAGAAGTAAGGGAGCAGTAAGTTTTATTTACTTTATCTCTTACTTTCTATATATATTATATAGCATTTTTGAACTTTTTTCAAGTTTCGTATCTCTATTTCTTATCAATTAACGACTGATAAGTAGAGTGACTGTTGCTATATTCTATATATTTCTCTCTCACTTTCTATAATAATTATATACCTATTTTATAATATTTTCAAATTCTGCGCGGCCTCGGTATTTCATATATACAACTGATTGCGACTAAAATTTGATTTTTCTTTTAATTTATGTTATATATAACATATTTTTATTTTAATTTCAAATTTTCACAGCTGCAGCTGTATTACTATAATAAAAATTTGCAGCTCGACGCAGCTGCCATAAAATTTGACACCGGGCGCAGCTTGCAGCTCCAGCTGAAACGCAGCTCGATCGCAGCTTGATCAGAATTAAAATTTGACACGCGCCACAGGTAGGGCAAAATTTGACGAGGGGACGCCACTTGACGAACAAATGTTCGCTTTACTACTTTAACTCGCTAAAGCAAAAAATTTTTTTTACCTATTGACTTTACAGCGTGGATATGATATAATATAATGGGATAGAATTTGACTTTTTCGGCCCGGGCAATACTACAAAAACGCCCGGGCAATTTACCCGGGCACGCGCGAACATTTGTTCGTTTTGATATAAGAAAAAAGAAGTCTTTCGACTTCTTAATCTTCTATGAACTTGCCATTAACTTTGTATACTTCATCACAACCATTAAAATTATAAACATCGCCTTCCTGCAAGTCAACACAAGCAATATTATAACAGTGATTTACATCAAGTTCTTCACCACATATTGAACAGTCGACGATTTCTGCAAAGTTGATGACCATATAGAAATAATCTTTATATTCAAATACATCACCAAAAGAAAGATCTCTTAATAAAACTTTTTCTTTTCTTTTTCTCTGAATTTTCATATTTCGTTTTCCTCTCTTTCTTTTATTGCGATAAACTGATTTTTAATTTCTTCGATTGCCATTTTAATAATCTGAACATTTTCTTTGTTGTCACTATAACAATAATGTTCTGAAATTGAATCAGAAATTCTTTTCAGTTCTTCTATGAAGTTTTCTTCAACATCGTATCTCTGAAAACAAACAAGATTATTTCGTTTGTCAACAAAGATTTCAAGAGGATCGCCCTCTCTTATTCTCATTTCTCTGCGAATTTCTTTAGGGATTACAACTCTTCCCAAATCATCAATTCTTCTTACAATTCCTGTTGCTCTCATTCTGCATACCTCACATTCATATCAATATTAACTCTTTCAACTATTGTAGTGTTATTAAAATAGCGATAATCACATTCACTACCAACCAACCAACAATTATACCTGTTAGAGTCGATGTCATACTCGTGTTGCAAATCGTGTTGGTATTCAAGTTCTGTTATGATTTCGTCTGTGATAAAAAATTCTTCAAGTTTCACAAAAACCTTGCCACCTAAAAGGAAGAACTCCCCTCTGCGAATATCACCAAAATAAGTGACATCTTCTGTCTTTTTTTCAATGTTGATATTAAGTGCCATATTATCAAGTCCTTTCGTTTGATTACATATATATTATAGCATAGTTTTATGTGTTTGTCAAGTGGTTTTTTAAAATTTCTTCATATTTTTTTTGAATTGCGAAATGGTCACCAGAAGCAACAACAAATTCTGCAAACTCCACTGCGACTTCTGCACCCAATTGTTTTGCAAGTGAGATTAACATTAAGTCATAACTTACATTTTCAACAGATAACATAATTCTTTACCTCGTTTCTCTTGATTACAATACTATTATACACCATAATAAAAGAAAAGTCAATCGTCATATTAACCAAACTTACAATGCGGCGACCGCATAATTTTAGTCAATATGACGAATGCCCGGGCGGTGTAAAGGGGTATCCCTTTACACCTTTTCGTTTAATCTGCGTAGATGTCGCAACTTTCGAGTTCTTCATCACACCACTGTTCAAAAAGCACTTCGTGGTAATCTGCGAGAACTTCTGCTTTTTCTTCATCTGTCATTCTGAAAATATCTGCTCTTGTGTATTTATCAGACAGAAAATCTTCAAAATCACCTTCGTATTCCATAGAAGTGTAAACCTGTTCTTCGAAGAAAAAGTTTCTTGTATCTTCCTCTGATACAAACACAAGTCTTTCTTTAGGGCAATAATAAGTTCTTGACATAATTAGCATCTCCTTTTCTTTATTACATATATATTATATCACACTTTTCATTGTTTGTCAAGTGTTTTTTATAAATTTTTTAAAATTTCTTCTCTGCGTTCAAGTTCTTTATCAAGAAAATTCATTAACTTATCACGAAAGTCAAAGACTTCACATTCATCAATAAGTATTTCAATTTCATCTATGAACATACGAAAATCGTCAACACCCTGCAAAGCAAGACTTGCTTTGTTTGCAAGTTCTCTTGTCATTCTTCATCACCCACTTCTGCATAATAATCATCACATTCATCTATGGGATGTAAACCTGATAAAGGCATTGTGCATTTATGGGTTTTCCAATCCCAATAAGGACAACTTGGGTCTTGTATGGGACATTCAACTAATAACTGTCTATCCATTTTCAAAACTCCTTTCGTTTCTCTTGATTACAATATTATTATACACTATTTTTGTTATTTTGTCAAGTAAAAATACATAGAAAAATACATTAAATTTTTGTGCATTCTGACGAACGCCCGGGAGTGTAAAGGTTTACACCTTTACATCCACGATTGTTACTTCACAATTACACATTTCAAAACAGTCGTCTGGTTCAAACTGTCTTACTTCGCCTGTTTCAAGATTTACTGCGTAGTAACCTGTTTCTTCAATGTCATTCATTGTTGAACATTCAGTACATTCTATATACTGACATTCGTTATAACCCAATCGCATATAAATTGCGTCACCTACGAAAAAGGTTGAACCTATACACATTCTGTAAAATTTTTCGCCTTTAATAGTGGGTTTATTTACTTTCATATTATCATTTCCTTTCTTCATCTGATGTATATATTATAACATAGATTAGTAAGTTTGTCAACAGTTAAAATGCACAAAGATGCGGCGGTTGATTTGTATAGAATGACGAACGCCGGGCGCGCTTTCGCGCACTAAAGCGCTACGCTTTAAACTGTTAAAGTGTGGGAGTGTTTGAGTGGTGATTACTCACCACTCACCTCATTTCGACTTTCGCGTTTTTCTTTGATTGCCTTTTCTTTTTCGCGTCTTGCTTTATCTTTGGCAATCTTTTCTGCTTTGGCTTTGGCTTGTTTTTCTGCCTTTTCCCTTTTTGCTTTTTCTTTGAGTTCGTATTCCTCACCCATATCATAGGGGTCATAGGGTTCAGTGCCTTTGTTTGCACCTGTGGGTACTTTAATGACAATGACTACTGATTTTTCGTTACCCTCACTGTCGCAGATTGGAAACGCAATTTCGTTTGATTTTACTTTGATGACATCTTCACCAAGTTCTTCAAGGAAACCCCAAATTTTTTCAAAGTAGTTTGCTTTGATTTCATCATTAAGAATTTTCTGTGATTTAGCCATATTATCAAATCTCCTTTCGTTTACATACATATTATAGCACATTTAATTGCTTTTGTCAATAGGTTTTCAAAAAGTTTTTTATTTTTTTATTTTGTTTTTTCTTAACTTTTCTATATATATTATATCAAAAATTTTAAATTTTGTCAAGTTTAAAAATTTAAAAAAATAAATTTTACTAAGACAAATTTTTGTTTATATTAACAAAACAAATGTTCGCTTTAATACTTTAATGTGCTAAAGTGCCGCGCCCGGGCACGTAAAGGCTTACGCCTTTACACCCTTAGATGAACTCAACAAAGTCTTTAAGGAAATAAGGGATTTTGACTTTTTCCCATCTGTCATCTCTCCAAGAACTATTATATCTGTAAAGACCATTTTCACAAAGACCATCTGAAGTCCAACCATTGTAATCACACACTTCACAAATGAGGTTTAGTTCTTCATCAGAATGAATAACAACATATGTTGCACTGTCAAAGTCTATTCTGTTGAAATCTTCATCGTATGCTTCAATGGATTTGATGTTTAATTCATTTTCATAGTCAAGGCATTCTCCCTCATCTTCAAATTCCTTGCCATCTCTTGCTACAAAAAATTCTTCTTCTTTTAAAACTTTTTTAGTAATTCTTTCCATATCGTTAGTTCCTTTCTCTTTATTACAATATTATTATACACCATAATCATACTTTTGTCAATCGTCAAAATCACCAAACTTGCGGTCGTCCCTTTGTGCATATTGACGAATGCCCGGCCAAAAGTCAATGGGCAAACTCACCAAAGTTTGCCATTGATATTTGGATTTCTTCGTACACATTCAACAAAAATTTCTTTTTCAATTAGCACATCTTCAAGACCTGTGTGACTTTCGATAAAAGAATTATCATTTGTTAAATATCTATACAGAATTTCAGCAGTCAATTTTACTGAATTATTCTTTGTGAGATAATCGTTTTCTGTGCAAAATGCACAATAATCTTCGTCATCTTTAAAAACTTCTTTAGACATTTTTAAAGTATCCCAAAATTCTGTGCCATAGGGGAAAAAGTATCTGTATTTTGATTTTGTCAAATATCTTTGAGTGGTCGCAGTTGAAATATAATCAAATCGTGCATTGTGTGCAATTACAATTTTTGTATTATATTTCATCATTATTTCAATTATAACTTTTCTTATGTTGTAAAGTCTTTTTAAAACTCTTTCACCTTTTTTTATCTGTTCCCAATACATAGGAATTTTTTCAATAAAATAAGCACTTGACATAAGTTCTTCATTAAGAAAAACATCTGCAACCACAAAAGAAAATTTTTCATAGACAAATCCACTCTTGTCAATTACTGCAAAACCAATATCATATACAATGGGGCATTCAATATCGTTTGTTGTTTCTGTGTCAAGCACAATAAATTTTTCAATCATTTTTATAACCTCGTTTCATTTGATGTATTTATTATACACTATTATACATAAAAAGTCAATATGTAATATTGCACAAAGTTTACTATATATTATTGTGCATTTTGATGGCGCGCCCGGGTACGCTTTCGCACTTTAAAGTGCTAAAGCGGGAAAGATAAAAAAAGTGTAAAGGCTTACACCTTTACACCTTCTCGCTTGGCTTTTATTTCTTTTTCTTTTTCTCGCCTTGCATTATCCTTTGCGATTTTTTCGGCTTTTGCCTTCGCCATTTTTTCGGCTTTTTCTTTTTTCAGTTTTTCCTTCAACTGAAATTCTTCGCCCATTGCGTAAGGATCATAAGGCTCTGTTCCCTTATTAGCACCAGTGGGAACTTTTATAACGATTACAACAGATTTTTCGTTGCCTTCGCTATCAACCACAGGAAAAGCGATCTCATTTGATTTGACCTGAATAACATCTTCGCCAAGACCTTCAAGCATTTCTTTTACTTTAGTGAAGTAAAGTGACTTGATTTCGTCATTCAAGACCTTCTGTGACTTTGCCATTAGCAACACTCCTTTCTTATTACATATATATTATACACCATAAATACAATTTTGTCAAGTAAAAGATTTTCCACATTTCGGCAGAATTTTTGTGCAACATGCACAACGTGCCCGGGCGCGCCCGCGAACAAATGTTCGTATAAAAAAAGTGTAAAGGGAAATCCCTTTACACAATGTGAAGTTCTGTATGAAGTGGCTCAACAAGTGTATCTTCGTTTATGTAACAAAAACCACCAACTGAAAGAATTAAAGCGTTGTAATAATCAGTATATTCTTCGAGTTCGTCAACATTACGAAGATGAGTATATTCATCAAGATAATCGTCAACATCTGCATAGGTAAAAACATTTGCTGTTTTTAAAAAGTATTTTCCTTCGTGTCTGAAAGCAACTCCTTCAGGAATACTTTCAACTCTTACCTTGTTTGCGTCATTTGTGTCAATAATTTTCATTTTTTTACTCTCCTTTATTATAATGTTTTACTTTCAGTTACAAAATATTTTGCATTATAAGAATCAAGAACTTTCTTGACTATTGCACTTTCTTTTTGTGTTGGACAAAAACAGTTTACAATATAACCACCATTTGTAATGTAAAGACAATTACAAGAAATTCCCATTTCTGTAAGTTCTTCGTAACAAGCAACATCTTTTACTGTTGCTTCAACTTTCCATAACTTGTCTTTGCGATTTTTTTCTTCAACCCACTTAACCACATAAACACCTATGAGATTAGCGACTGCAATTACAAGAACTTTAAACCACAAAGGAAGTTCACAAACCATATACACAACTACTACTGTGTATAAACCATAAGCGACTGCATTTACTATCGCTGCGACCAACTTACCACATTTAATTGTAGCAATAGATTTTACTGTCTGAATAACAACATTGATAATATTCAGTACGATAAAAGAGATAATCAAATTCATTTCATCATTTCCTTTCTTCTCTTGATTACATATATATTATAGCAGAAATTTTTGAATTTGTCAAGTCTTTTTTATAAAAAATTTTTTAAACCACAACTGACCCTCGTGTTTCACGCGGCCCGGGCGCTTCACCGCTTTAAAGTGTTAAAGTGCTAAAGTTAAAAAATAGGGTGACTATTGCCACCCTACTTCACTTCAATTTTTAGGGCATCACTCTGCAACTTCATCAGTTGCAAGAGTGAGTGTGTAGCATTTCTGCATACCTTTACCCTTTACTTTTACATCACAAACAGTTGCTTTGCCACTGTCAACCAACTGCTTTGCGAGTGCAGAAGCCTTTGATGTTGAAAAGCCCATTACACTTGCGATTTCGACTGCAAGATAACCCTTGCCTTTTTCGAGTTTATTAAGCATTTCTGCTTTGAGAACTTCGTTCTCTTTCTGTGTTTTTGTCTGTGTTGCAGACTTCTGTGCATTTCTCTTGTCAAGACCTGCGATGAGTTCATCTGCTTTTTCGTTAAGTGCGTCACTGATGTTTGCTTTCTTAACTTCCATAAGAAATTCTCTCTGTGTCATTTTTGTCATAATTTTTTCCTTTCTATCGTTGATGTTGGTCATCACCCTATTTTTATTTCATAGAGAGTGTTCTCTCTTGATTACATATATATTATAACACATTTTGTGTTATTTGTCAAGAGTTTTTTCAAACTTTTTTTTAATTTTTTTTTCGTTTGATTTTTTCTCTTTCTCTCTCAACTACATATATATTATATCATAGATTTTTATTTTTGTCAAGAGTTTTTTTTAAAGTTTTTTTATTTTTTTCTTGAGAGAACAAAGGCTTGCTTACTGCTCACCTTTTAGGAACTCATTCCCCTCTCAAGAACAATATTATTATATCAAAATTTTAATGAAAAGTCAATCGTCAAAATGACGAAAATTTTCCCCAATTTCAAAAAACTTTTGTGCAAATTGCCGCGGCCCGGGCGCGAACAAATGTTCGTTTCTATATAAGAAAAAATGGGGATTAGATCCCCATTTCTATTCCCATTTCTGCTATTTCAAGAAGAACTTTCTGCATTTCTTCGTTTGCTATCCTGATGTTATGTTTAAGACAAGCAATTCTATCTGTATAGTGACGAGCAACCCATTTATTAACTTCTGTTTTAAAATAGTCAATATCTCTGACTATAAGATATTCATTGACTGACTGCAATTTCATAGTATCTTCGTTTATCTGACACCATACTTTTCTTTCACCAACTTTTGTGATAAGTCCCATTCTGCAAAGACTTCCCAAAGTTGAACCATTAACTTCAACTTCTGAAGCAATAAAAGGTTTTGAAAGAAAAGAAGTCTTGCGATATTTTTCAAGTTTGTCAAGTGCGTCTTTAAGAATATCATAATTTCCCTGATAAAGATGACCATTGATAAAGATTTCGATTTTTTTCATAATTTTTTCTCCTTTGAATTTCATATTTTCTCTTGATTACATATATATTATACTATATAATATTAGTTTTGTCAAGTAAAAAATTTTCCACAATATGAATAAATTTTTGTATACATTGACGAAAACGCCCGGGCGCTGTAAAGGCTTTCGCCTTTACAGTTTTAACATTCAATAACGATTTTAAAATCTTCAACTTTGTTGAAAACTTTTACAAGTTTACAACCAAAACTTACGCGTAAAAAATCTTCGATAGTGTCATATTCAGAAGTGTTTTGACAAATACAACCCCTGTCAGTTAAGCGAGTAACATACTCATCTTCTTCATCAATAAGCCAAAAATCGCCATCATCATCGAGGAAAGCCATATAATCTCCGAAAAGATGTGTTTTGTTTTCTATTGTGTCTTTTGAGTTAACAACGAGTGACATAAATATCAATTCCTTTCTTTTTTTTATGTATTTATTATATCATAGTTTTGATATTTTGTCAAGAGTTTTTTTAAAATTTTCTTAATTTATAATAACTTATTTTACAATAGTTTTTGCTTTTATGTCTGATTAAATACCAATTACCAAACAAGTGAATGGGATTATATCCATTATCTGCAAATCTTTGTATAATTTCATTTTTCATTTTATTACCCCCATAATTCCATAGCAATTAAAACTATGCCTATTAAACAAAAAGGCTCAATAAAACATTTGAGATAATCTTTTCGTGAAAAATCTTCAAAGTTTTTTGATATAGTGAAAAGCCAATCAAGTAAAATATAAATACCAACGATAATTGCAGTTGCGATTTTCATAAATTCCATATCAGTAATTTTCCTTTCCTTTATGTTTTTCTTTTCGTGAATATTTCTTTTTGTCTTTTGTTACTCGTGGGAAGTAACCAACCCAAGTATCACGATTTCTTCTTTTTTCTTTTTCTTTATTTTTTTCAAGCATTTTCGTTACCTCGTTTATCTTTATTACATATATATTATATCATACTTTTAAAAGTTTGTCAAGTCTTTTTTAAAAATAATTTACACAAAATAAAAAAATCGCATATCCTAAACCACACAAGCACATAATTGAGTTAATGAATATGAGTGTAAAGAAAAGTTTTTCAAACCATTCCATTTTGACCCCTCGCTTTCTATATATAGTATATCAAATAATAATATAAAAGTCAATATGCAAAATGCACAAACTTATGCGAAATTTTTGTGCACAATGCTGCGGCCGCCCGGGCGCAGACGAGCGCGAGCCTGAGCGTATAGCTCAAGCTCGTTCTCAAAAGGAAATAAAAAATGAATATTAAAGAAAGGCAGTTAGTGGCTTTATAGTAGGCATCATCCCAAATTATTTCAGCCTTTGGGCACTGGTTCACATTTCTATACCGCAAACCTACATACCTTGCGGTAGGAAGTCTTTGGCGAGTTGGTCTTACTTGCTCTCGTGGGCAACCTCTTCGGTCTGCCAACTCTCTTCCTTACATTTATATTATAGCACATCTCGTGCTATTTGTCAAGAGGTTTTTTGAATTTTTTTTAAAGATTTTCGTCTGACTACTCACCGCAGAGGCTCAACCCATTACTGCTTGGAGACTGTTTCCATCTCCTCTTGACATTATTATTATACCACATAATGATAAAAATGTCAACCCTTTTTAAAAACTTTTTTCAATTCTACAACGGTGCCTGGCGTTTCATCCGCCCGGGCATCGAACAAATGTTCGGTTGCACCCGGGCACACTTTACCGCATTAAAGCGATGAAGTTTCTTTCATAATGGCTTTATAAATGCGTTCCATTACGTGGGGTTTATTCATATAAATGGCAAGGTACTTTTTGAATCGCTTCAATTGTTCGGAATCCTTTCCGAATTTCTTATATATATTCATATACATTTCAGTATTATACATATCGAATCCTTTCCGTTAAATCTTGACTTATAAGCCAAGATTTAACAATGTTTTTTCACTTGAGAAAGTCGCCGCACCTTTTGAACAACCGAATTTTGCTTGATAGTGTACACCATTTATTATGATGTCACCACCTTTTGTGAAGTCAAGATTTTCTTCTGTCTGTGTGCCTTTCCAAACTTCTGTGCAGATATCTTCAAACATATAACCACGATTTTTCTTGTGATTTTCTTTTTCGCTTTCCATTACAGAAGTTGAATATAAAACTTTGATTTCTTTTGCATTTGCTATGATGATGTCTTGCATTGTCTTTGTTGGTCTGTAACGAAGTACCCAACCATTTTTTGAACGCTTTTCTGCAAAACTGACTTCACTGATGATATTGTCTGCATTTTCTACCATACAAGCCCACACAAAACCGTCACGAACAAAGCCGAAAATATAGTTGTCTGTGTATGCACCCTTTGTATATCTGTTGATGAGATTTGCCTTTGCGAAGTCTTTTGTCATTTTCTTCAAGTCCTTTCGTTTCTCTTGATTACATATATAGTATACCATATATTGACGGACTTGTCAACCCTTTTTTTCAAAAAAAGTTGCACAAATAAAAGAAAAAATATTTGTGCATTTTGACTATTGACTATTTGACTATATTGTGATATAATGGTATTGTGGAAGAGCGACCGCATTTAAACTTTAGCACTTTAAACCGCTAAAGTGCTCGCCCGGGCAGACCGAACAAATGTTCGGTTTGTTCGTAAAAATAAAAGACGATTATTCATCGTCTTCTGTGTAAGGTCTACTTTCGTGGATTTTTACGAGTGTTTCAAGTGCCTTTTCACAATTTTCTCCGTTAGGATAGTTTTCACACATCTTTGCAAAATCAATTGTGATTTCGTGTTCGTAACCATAAATACGGATTATTCTATCAAGTAATTTCTGTCTTTTTTCTGTCATTTTAATTGACCCCTTTCGTTTCTTTCTGTAATTATTATACCATAAAAAGAGTTGTTTGTCAACCCCTTTTTCTTAAATTTTTTATTGCATTTTCCATTTCTTCTTTTGTGGGAGTTCTTCCAAATCTTTCAACCCAATCAATCTGCATTTCTGTGAGATAGTGTTTTTCGTTTCTTGTAAGTGTCATATTTATCATTTCCTTTCCTTTATCTTGATACTATTATATCATAAAAGCGGGCATTTGTCAATAGTTTTTTGGAAAAAAGTTGAAGAAATTTTTTATTTAATTTCTTCAACGAAAACATCAACATTTTCTTCAAGAGCAATTATTGCCATTTCGTTTGCTTCATTTCGTGTTGAATAAGTTCCCCAAAGTTCCCAATCTGAGTGCCAATCTTTTCTAACTTCTACTGTAAACATTTTTATCTTCCTTTCGTTTCTTTCTGTAATTATTATATCATATATTGTCCGACTTGTCAATACCTTTTGTAGAAATTTTTTAAATTATTTCTACTTCGTGATACCACACTTGACCAAAACATTCCACCATTGCACCCTTTTCTTCTGTGTTTACTGTAATGTGCAAATTATCCATAGTGTACCAAAAAGTTCCAACAATTGCCACAAGAAGAATTATCACTTTAAGAATTTTTTTCATAATTTTTTATCTCCTTTTTTATCTTTATCTTGATATTATTATAACACATAAATTTTATTTTGTCAATACTTTTTTTAGAAAAAATGTAAAAAAATTTTTTAACGCAACCGAACAAATGTTCGGTATTTTCTGCCCGAGCACTTTAACGCTTTAAAGTGCTAAAGCGGGCAGATTTTTGGGAAAAATTCAACAAAATTTTTCCCACATCATAAAATCATCAACAGAAATTTTCATCTTTTTGCAATATTTCTTTAAAAGAAAATTTTTGAAAAATTTCGGAAAATTTCCGTAATAGATTTCATTTGCCTTTTTAAAAATTTTATAATTTACTTTATGAATTTGATTATTGATTTTCTGATATTTTTCCATATTTTTCACCCTTTACCAAATTTCAACTAATTCACCCATTTTGTTATACTCAAAATTTGTTTCAATTGTTTCAGTAGAATACCAATCTACCCTAACTTCCTTATAAATTGTGAGAGTATCTCTTTCAATACCATATTGCACAAAATAGCCATTGTTTCTTCTATATCCACTTTTTTCAAGTACATCAATCATTTTTTCAAGTTCTGTCATATATAACACCCCTTTCTTATTACATATATATTATATCATATATATATCTTTTTGTCAAGTCTTTTTATCATTATAATTACAACTGACCCGCGTGTTTCATCACCGCCCGCCCTTGTAGGGCAATAGGGATATTACATTGTATGTAATACCCCTTTTAATACTTCAATGATGTTATCAACATCGTATGCAGTACCTACCCAATTAACTCGATTATTAAGTTCATCATCAAACAAGATACCATTGTTATAAGTGACGATGTTCTGTTTTGGTGTACCATAAGCAACTATGTTGACTTCATCCCATTCAACGCTTTTAAGATGTTTGTTAAGCCATTCAATCTTTGCTTTTGTTACTGCATTGTCATACTCTGTTGTACTCTCTTTTGATAACCAACTGATAATACCAATGTGATAACCATTTGCTTTCAATCTGTTTAACAACCTTGCTAACACTTGCATATTTACAAGTGGTTTTGCCTGTGCATAGGGTTTAGGGTCATAGGCTCTTAACATAGGCAACCAATCATTAACTGCATATAAGTCTGCGATTGTGCCATCCATATCAAAGTATATTGCTTTTGTCATTATCATTACTTCCTTTCAATCTCTCTTGATTACATACATAGTATAACATACTTACACCTAATATACAATACATCATATATACATAGTCCAACTAATGGGACTTTGCTCATTGTGGTACTTGACACTTTAACGCTTTAAAGCGTGAAAGCGGGGCTTCCTTATGCTTTAACGCTTTAACTCGCTAAAGCGGGTCGCCCGGGCAAGATGAAGTGAACAAATGTTCGTTTATATGAGTGAACAAATGTTCGTTTTAATAATAAAGGTTTACGGTTAGAACACTGTTCTAACCGTATTGATTATCGCATTTGTACTTGTGATGATTGTGTTTGTGTTTGTGAGTGTTGTATCTACATCAGTGCCTGCACACTCTACGCAAGCCCATATTGCTAAAGCAATTATACCTGCGATTATTACTGCTGTGATTGTGAACATTACCTTTTCAAATTTATCCATTTTAATTATCTCCTTTTGTATTGTTATTGTTGTTGTGGTTTGTGGGAGTGGCTCAGGCTCTTGCTCTGAGCCACTCAAGAAGTGTCTTACTTTCGCTTTTGAATCTCATCTTTTCGGCTCCGCCGTTCTTGGTGCTCTCTCTTGTGAGCGTTGCGAACAGTGTTGCAAACTCAAGATATTCGGCTTTGCTCATTGTGTAGGCTACAAGCTCTTTTGTGATGTAGATGTAACCGATTGCTGCGTCGCTTTCGATGTGGGCTGCGATGTCTGTACCCTTGCAGATTGTGGCTCTTGCAGATTTGATTTGATAGCCCATACAGTCGCCGCACTCTGTTGCTTTTTTGTTGTCTGCCTTGCAAAATTCACCCGTCATATTAAAGCGGGCGATCTGCTCTGCCTTTTGTCCGTTGTTATAGTTTTCTGTTGTCTGAATTGCTTTGAATTGTGTTGATGTCATATTGATGACCGCCTTTCTTTATCTTGATACAAGTATATCACAATAAAATTATATTGTCAATACTTTTTTTAAAATTTTTTTGATTTTTTTAAAAATTTTTTTATTTCCGAAATGTTGCGAAAATACGCCCATAAACGCATTTTTGTTTTTATGGTATAATTTAACCGCTTGAAATAGAAAATTAATTTAATGGGCAAATTTCGCAATATTTTGCGACTGCAACCGATTTCAGAAAATTTTATTATTATTGACATTTACCGAACAAATGTACGGGGGAGTAATTTAGAAAACTGAATAAATGTTCTGTTTTAAATCGTAATCCCCTGAAAACAATTCCCCACGAAATGAATTTTTCAAAATGGGACCCGCCAACTATTCCCTCCCCGTTAATTTCCGATAAAAAAATTTGACACACTACTAAAATTTTAGTATACTTTTAATAGGAAGAACGAAAAAGTAAACAGGTAAGTAAAGACCTTAATCCACATCTAAAACTTTTTACTAACCCTTTGTTTACTTCTCTTCTTACTACTCTACTTATAATATGGAGGCCTACTAATATGGCTTATAATAGACTAAAACTTGATTTTTCCCTCGAATTTATTGACGAGCGCGCAGACTTCGTCAATAACTACCTAACACAACAACAATTCGTTACTACCCCTCCCTCTAAAGAAGAATTAGAAACTATATCAAACTATATACTATGGGGTAAAAATAGAGACGACGGCAAAAACGCCGTACAACGAAAAGAGTTTGAGATAGATACTAAATCGAAACTATGGTCAAACTCTGAAAATGTCGAATCTCTCGACGCACTAATTGAATCCCCTACCTTCGATGAAAACACAATTATGCGGCCGGGCGAAGTTCGTACAAAAATTCCCCGTACCGTTTTCTCTCGAGATGAGGCCCGCGCGCAAATCGACGTTTCACTTCTACCCGAACTCGAAGCTCTCTTCCGTCAAATCGACGAAACCGACCTCATCATCAATTTTTATGACCTCGCGCACAATAAACGTAAAAATCCTCCACGAGAAGAACTTCTCCAACGTTTTACAGAAGAAGATCAATTTCTTCTAAAAGCAAAAGCCGAAAAACTATCACAATACCACTATCTCAAATTGCGCCATCTTCTCGTAGAATTGCGCCAACAGCAATATCAATTCAAAGATTCATACTCTAACCTACTAATGCGCGACTCCAGCCAAGGTCGCTTCCCTCAAAATCCAAAAGACTTTGAGCCAGTTCTCGATGCAGATATTCCCGTTTTTCCCTTAGGCATAAAAACCCCGGGGTTCGTTTCAGAAAAACTATTTAAGCCCCTTACAGAGGTTGTACCAAAGAATTTTTCCGAGAAAGAGCTTGAACAACTCTCTAGACTAATTTGGTCGCATAGAGAACGCCCAGAATCTAACTATTTTGACTTTTTTGAGGTAGAGCATATCTATAATGCTTTCTTATAGATTTCTGACTTAGAAGATGCGGCCGACCGTGAAACGCTAAATAGATCTACTGCTAATTTCCTTAGCACACTATGGTATTATGTTGAGATTGCCGAACTTAATGAAGTCCAAAGAGAAATTCTTGACTTTAAGATTAAGGGTAATCAAAATTAGTAGATTGCGGCCGCCATAAACTCTAAGTATGGCAAATCATATACTGTTAATTATATTTCAACTATATTCCGCCAGAAAATTATTCCCGCTATAGTTGAAGCAGCGAAATATCATTTAAGAGTTTGTGAGAATTTATTTTTCCCAGAGGAGTTTAAGGAATGTAATACTTGCCGCCGTCTCCTCTTAAGAGACCCTTATAATTTTGTTAGAAAAAGTCGCGCAAAAGACGGTTTTACTAATCGTTGCAAATGTTGTGATAAAGCAGACCGTGAGCGCAAGAAATCTTAAAGGAGGATTTTTAAAATGGAACAAGCTACACATAAAGAAATAAAACGCTTTGTTAAATATTTATCTAAAATGACATTAATTGAGTTTATTGGTATTGCTCAAATGCTTTGTGTTCCTTTTACGGAAGATAATGATATTGAAAAAACCAGAGATTTTGAAGAAGTTTTCTCAGAGATGTATGACAAATTTATTCAACTTAAACCAGCAGTTAGAGTAGATATACTTGATGTTATGAAGAAAACTGTTAAAGGGAAGTGATTAAATGGGACTTTAGCCAAAAATAAAAACTAATCAAACCTTTGTCACAAAGCAATGTACAAAGTGCGGCGGCCGGTTTGGAGAGGAAAACTTTAGTCCCACTACCTCTCCTTTTTATAACGGATATTTGCCGTGGTGTAATGACTGTATTTAGGAATTTATTGATAATTATGATAATGAGTGGGATGCGGTCGATAAACTTTGTTAGTATGCCGATATTCCTTTTGTGCCAAAAGAATGGACAAGAATAAAAGAAATGAATGCGCAGGGTGCTTTTCCAGCATATGCGCGTGTTTTCTTAAGTGAAGATTTTGAAGGTCTTGGATGGGCGGACTATTATAAAGAGTTTAAAGCTCTTGAAGATAGTGATATGATTGAAGCAGAACTTCCTTTGCTTGATGAAGACAGAAAGCGTAAGATGGTATAGAAATGGGGACCGGGATATGATAATGAAGATATGATATATCTTGAGAATCTTTTTAACGGTCTTACTACTACCCAGAATATTAATGGCGCGCTTCAGACTGACCAAGCTTTGAAGATATGTAAGATCTCGCTTGAGATTGATAGTAGAATTCGAGAAGGTTCTGATTACGATAAGCTTTTGACTTCGTATGATAAACTCGTTAAGATAGCAGAGTTTACTCCAAAGAATGTTAAGAATATTAATGACTTTGATAGCTTCGGTGAAGTTATTAAATGGTGCGAAAAAAGAGGTTGGCATAACAAATTCTATGATAACGTCACAAGAGATGTCGTTGATGAGACACTTAAAAATTATTAGAATTTTGTTCAGCGCTTATATACAAATGAAAGTGGTATTGGTGATGAAATCACAAGACGTATTGAAGCTTTAAAACACGTTGACGCCACTGAAAATATTTATGGTGTTGGAATTGATTATGATGAAAATATTGATTTATATGAACACGAAGGTTTTGAAAAGTTAATGATGGGTGAAGAGTTTGAGCTTGACTTGGACGGTGATAATAATGGCTAAGAAAAAGCTCATTGATTTATCCATTATTACAGATATTACGAACAATATACTTGTAGGTATGCGCGACGGCACAGAAATTGAGAAAGGTGTTGCTCTTACAGAAGATTATCTTATTAAGAATTACGATCATTTATGCGAGATGTTCTCAATTTTCTCTGCCTATCCTGACATCTTTTTGGATTTAATTAAGCCGTCAGATGATGACTTTTCGTTATTCTTTTATCAGAGAATTACTTTACGTGCGATTATGCGCTACCGCGAAGTTTATGGTACTGCGCCCCGTGCGTTCTCAAAATCATTCTTAACAATTCTTGCGATGATGCTCCAGTGTGTATTTATGCCGGGCACCAAGCGCTTTATTTGCGCCCCGAATAAAAACCAGTCAGCTCAAATCGCAAAAGAAAAGATTGCGGAAATTTATAATCACTGGCCTCTTCTTAGAAAAGAAGTGCTTGGTGGAGATATTATGGATATGCCGGGTAATTTTGGTAAAGACTATGTTACCCTTAAATTTAGAAATGGTAGTATATTTGACGTTGTTGGTGCGCTCGACTCACAACGTGGTGGACGTAGACACGGTGGACTAATAGACGAGATTCGTGACCACGAAGAAAAACCACTGAACGAAGTTGTGCTTCCTCTGATGAACGTTTCACGTCGTCTCCCAGATAATACAGTTAATGAAAAAGAACCAAACCAACAACAAATATGTATGACATCTGCGGGCGTTAAGACTTCGTTTGCATATGAGAAATTAATTGACGTTTTTGAAAACTCAATTATCGATCCTAAAAACTCATTTTGTTTTGGTTGTGACTATCGAGTTCCAATCTTACATGGACTTCTTGATAAAAACTTCATCAATAAACTAAAAATGTCTCCATCGTTTAATGAAGACTCTTTTGCGCGCGAGTATATGAGTTTATGGTCTGGCGCGAGCGATGAGGCTTGGTTTAATTTTGATAAGATGCAAAAGCATCGAAAAATTAAAAATCCAGAAACGCACGCAATTAGTAGAGCAGGTTCTGAACAATTCTACTTATTATCAGTAGACGTTGGACGAATACATGACCAAACTGTTTGCTGCGTGTTCCGTATCAACGTTCTCAGTGGCAAATATTATTGCACTTTGGTTAATTTATACGTGCTCGGTAGAGACTCGGCTCATAAAACTTTCTTGCAACAAGCAATTGAGTTAAAGAAAATTATCCGCTCGTTCAATCCAAGAGAAGTTGTTATAGATACTAACGGTCTTGGTGTTGGACTTGCAGATGAAATGATTCGCGTACATACTGATGAAAACGGAGAAATTCTTCCCGCGTATGGTTTTACCAATGATGATGTTTATAAAAAAGTATAGCCAAAAGATAGTATTCGTATTCTTTATGGAATTAAAGCTAACTCTGCTCTCAACTCTAAAATTCATGGTAACGCATTCTCTCGACTCAACAGTGGATTGGTTAGATTCTTAGTAAAAGAATAGGAAGCTAAAACTATGCTTCTTTCTACAAAGAAAGGTCAAAGAATGTCATCAGAGCAAAGAATAAAACGCTTAATGCCACACGAAATGACAACAAAACTTTTTGAGGAAATGGCTAATCTTCGTTTGAAGAAAACAACCTCTTCTTCAGATATTACTCTTGAGCAAATTAATGCGCGCTTCCCTAAGGATAAGTATTCTGCTTTCTCTTATGGATTATGGCGAATTAAAGAACTTGAAGAAGCCAATACAAAGAAAGCTCGTCGTTTCGCAAATGGCGCCACCAGACGATTAACTTTTTTCTCGGGAGGGTTTTAATTGGAAACTACACAACAAAGAAAGTTACACAATTTTTCTCTTGCGGATTTTCAAAAAAGTTATTCAAATATGGTGTCTATTACATTAGGAAATCTTTTAAAGGATAGCACTCGCCACGGAGTTGAACGATTGAAGAATTATACTATGTCTGAAATCGAACATATCGTGAATGATGGTAGCCTTGAGGAAAAGAGAATTTTGTCAAGAACCTTTTTTGCAAGAGATGGGTTCTATAAGAAGATTATTATGCACTATGCTTATTTATATAAGTATGCAGGTCTTCTTATTCCAAACACAACTTTCGGCTCTTCTTTATCAGATTCCTCTGTAAAGAAAAGATATAAGCAAGGTATTGACTATGTTGAGAATATGAATTTAGCCAAACTTTTTGGTGAAATGAGTGTTCAAGCTTTAGTTAATGGTGCTTACTTTGGTGTAGTTGGAGAAGCAAATACAAAGGAATTCCATTTAATTGAATTACCCTCAAAATATTGTGCTTCTCGCTACAAAGATTTGAATGGAAAAGACATTATAGAATTTGATTTAACTTATTTTAACTCCATATCTGAAGACGAGCGTAAATCGGTTCTCAAAAGTTTTCCAAAGTGTTTTGCGAAAGCTTATAAAGAATTTGAGAAAGGTGGAAAGTCTTGGTTCTTTGTGCCATCAAACATTAGTGTTTATTTCTCTTTCTTAGATGGAAGACCAGCGTTTTTAGATATAATCCCTGCTACGATTTATTATGATATGGCTATTGCTAATGAGTTAGATCGTGAAGCAGAAGAGATTAAAAAGATTATTGTGCAGAAAATTCCTCATTTAACTTCAACTGGTGAACTTTTATTTGAACCACCTGAAGCAGAGGAAATTCATAAGGGTACTTCAGGGATGATGAAGCACAATAAGAACGTTAGCGTTCTTACAACTTATGCGGACGTTGATGTTGTATCATCTAACACAAAATCTGAAGCTACCACAAATACCATTGAAAAAATGGCAAGTAATGTTTATTATAAAACAGGTGTTAGTGATTAGATATTTAAAGCGAACAGCAGTTCTGCTGTAGATACTTCTATCACAAACGATATGACTTTTATGCAAAACCTGATTTATAAATATTCGATTTTCGTTACGGAAATCATAAATATGCTTTTTTCTAATAAAAAAGTAAATTTTAAATATACAATTCTTCCTATTACACATCATAATGCTTTTAAGTATACAGACAATGCTCTTAAACTTGCTAATGCTGGATTTAGTTTTATACTTCCTGCGATAGCTATGGATTTATCACAAAGAGATATAGTTAATATTAAGGAATTAGAGAATGATGTTCTTGAACTTTCTGAATTATTAATTCCTCTTTAGTCAGCATTTACCCAAGGTGCCGAAGATCCAACCGCACAAGGCGGCGGCCGTACCGCAAAAGAGCAAAGTGAAAAGGCAGAAACTACTTTAGCTAAGGAAGAATCTTTAGATAAAGGAGGGTCAATAGCATAATGGATGGTAATGAATTTTTATCAAAGTTTTCAGTCGTTATTTATGGCGATTTGAAAAAGTATAATGATGTACTTTCTATGGGTCGTTGTCGTATCTTTTATAAATATGAAAATCGTAACGCTTCGTTCATAACAGAGGAGTTTGCAGAAAAACTTATTGCAACTCTTCCATATACTCCTGTTAAGGGCATATATGATGGAGAAGATTACGGAAAACACGACAAACCAACGGACGGGCGCATTTATGGTATTGTTCCAGATGAAGCAAAAATGGATTTTGCTTGGGAATTTCATTTAGATGAAGATGGTGTTTTAAGAGAATATGCTTGTTGTAATGTTTTCTTATTCACAGCTATCTATGAAGAAGCCACTGAAATTATTGGTAAATCTCAATCAATGGAACTTTATCCGCCATCAATCAAAGGTTACTTTGAAATGCGCAATGGTACAAAATATTTTGTTTTTGAAGAAGGATGTTTTATGGGACTCCAAGTACTTGGAGACACCGTAGAGCCGTGCTTTGAGGGTGCTGCCTTCTTTGAACTATATGATTCTTTAATGGAAGCAATCAAAAAAATAGAAAATTATCAAGTTAATGAAGGAGGACAAGAAGATATGCCTACACTTAATTTTAAGTTGTCAGATGGACAGAAGCACAACTTACTTTTTAGTGCTTTAAACCCTAATTTCAACGAAGAAGGAAATTGGACTATCGATTGCTCTATCTGCGAAATCTACGATGAATATGCACTTGTTTGGAACTATGAAACAAACAAATATTCAAGAGCTTACTACACAAAGAATGAAGATGATACAGTTTCTCTTGGAGATGTAGTTGATGCTTTTATCGTTGATGTAACAGAAACAGAGTACAACACTCTTATGGCTGTTCAGGCTCTTAACGGTGGTACTTATGAAAATATGCAGGATACTGTAGAAAAGGGCTTAAAAGCTGATGAACAAATTTCTGGTTTTGAGCAGAAACTTGCAGAGAATGAAGAAACAATCTCTACTTTAACTACAGAAAGAGATACTTTCTCAACTCAAGCTTCAGAAGCTCAAGCACAGATTGAAGAACTTAACGGTACAATTGAAGGACTCAACGCAACAGTTGAAGAACTCAATACATTTAAATCAGGCGTTGAAAAAAAGGAGAAAACAGCTATCGTTGATAAGTATGCTCTTCGTCTCGATGAAGAAAAAATCGAAGAATATCGCGCAAGACTTGGTGAGTTCACAATTAGCGACTTAGAGAAAGAGCTTGCTCTTGAATTGGTTGCTCACGATCCTTCCATCTTCTCTGCTCAGGAACCACATAATGGCTTTATTCCTAAGTCAGATGAGTATGAAGAAGGTAGTTTAGAAGCTCTTCTGAGCAAATACAAGAAAAATTAATTTTATTGGAGGTTTTTGATTATGGCTCTACAGAAAATCACTAAAGATGGCTATGGCCAGTTAGAGTTAAATCTCGTTGCCTTCCCTCGTACAGGTAGAGTAGTTGCTCAGCATAAAGCTGGTACTACTTTCACAGGTGCTACAGGAGACGACAGATATTTAGAAAACGGTATGCTCCTCAAAGTTGACGGCGCAAATCGTTGCGTAGATAAGGCAGAACCAGCCGAAGGCGACATTTATGCTCTTAACTACAGCACAGAACATATGTATGATGAGAGAGAATATGCTCTTAAGACATTCAGACTTAACAGCGTAAATGATTTCTATCCTCGTCTTGGTTACCTTTCAGCAGGTGACAAATACACAACAAACTGTGTATGCTATGATACAGAAGAATTCGCAACAGAAGAAGCACTTATGGAAGCTCTCGAAAATTTCGCTACAAAACCTGTTTACGCTGGTGCTTGCGAACTTGGCTATGAAAAACTCACAGCAACTATTCCTGAGTTCGGTCCAGTTCTTCGTGTAATTGAAGTTTATACTATGCCTGATGGTCAGTTCGGCGTTAAGCTCGAAGCTATCAGAGGTTAATCAGAGGAGGTAAATAGAAATGGCTGATTTTAAAAATTTAAAAGCTCTTGCTCTTCATTCAGCAAAGGGTACAGCTCCTACAAATTTCTCTTCTGAAAATGTAAACGATGCTTTCAGAGAAGAACTTGGTAAGGTTTGCTCAGACTACATCACATTTATGAAAAACCGTTATGATCTTTATGATCTTATGATTACAACAATCGACGAAGTTGTTCCTGCTAAAACAATTGCTGAACTTGGCATGTTTGCTGAAATCCAGACAGTAGGTCAGGGTCAGAAAGCAGTATTTAAGAGAAAACTTGGTAGAAACCGTGCAAAGAAATTTGTTACACAAGTTGGTCTTTCAGGTCTCTACGAAACATTCCGTCTTGATGCTGAAGAATTCACAGTAAGTGCACACGCAATCGGTGGTGCAGTTCGCATCGACTTCGAAAGAATGCTCGATGGTGCTGAAACAATCGCTGAATATATGGACATTGTAAATGAAGCAATGCTTGACGCTGTTTACTACGAAGTTCAGAAAGCACTTATTTCATCTTTCAACAGTGGTATCGCTGCTGGTACAGGTACAGTAAATCGTTCAAAAACTTTCATTGATGCTACAGAATTCGAAGCTAAATCAATGCAGAGTCTTATCACAATCGTTAAATCATATGGTAATGGCGCAGTAATCTTCGCTACACCTGAATTCGTTGCTGAAATGGAAACTTCAGTTGCTGTTGTTCCTGGTACAGCTGCTTATGCAGGTATCTACCATCCACAGGACATTGATGATATCCGCAACACAGGTTTCATCACAATGTTCCGCGGTACACCAATTGTTCAGCTTCGTCAGTCTTATACAGACGATACACACGAAAAAACTTGGCTTAATCCTCAGTACGCTTTCGTTCTTCCAACAAATGGTGAGAAAGTTGTTAAAATCGTATTTGAAGGTAAAACACAAGTTCGTGACTGGACAAATACAGATGGTTCTATGGAAATGCATGTTTACAAAAAACTTGGTGCAGCTATCCTCTCAACTCATAACTGGGGTATCTATAGAAACCGCAAAATCACAAATACTCAGGGTCACTTCCAAGGCGTTTTCGCTAACGAAGAACTCGGTATTGAAGAATAATATTTGATATAAAACGAGGGGAGGAAGGACTTCCTCCCCTCTTACTAAAATCTACGAGATAAAAGGAGAGTATCATTATGGATATGAATAAAAAAGTTATGGTCAAAAGCAATTCAAACGCTACTGTTGTTTTTCATCTTCCCGATCTTGGCTTCACAAGAACTTTTGAAAAAAAGGGTGCGATAAAACCAATTCCTTTTGATGTTTTGGCACAGAGTATATATAACGATGGCGCTGAGGAAATGTTTAAGTTGGGGATTCTTACTATTGAAGATAAAGAAGCAAGAATTGAACTTGGCTTTGAAGAAGAAGTCTTTATTCTTGATGACAATCAAAAGAAACGCCTTCTTACAATTGCGCCCCTTCATGATTTAAAGGAAACTTGTAAGAAATTGAATGAACAACAAATTCTTGATCTTGTGTATTTTGCAATTGATAACGAGATTGGTAATTTTGATAAAGCTACCTTCTTAAAAGAAGTTACTAATATTGATATTATTGAGGCAATTAAACTCAATAAAGCAGCAAAAGAAGAATAATGATAAGGAGGAATTTTAATGACTCCGCTTCAGAAAGTATTTGACGCATTTCTTGCGACAATGCTTGAAGATGAATGGCAATTATGGACTGACTATGAAGTTGAATAGGATTTGCGCGCAATTCTTGCTACAGCGATGCCGCAGTTCCGTTTTCCAAGAGTTGATTTAACAATTGATGGTGATAACTTTGTAGGAGAGTTGAATAATACTGAAATTCAAATTCTTGCACGATATATGAAATGCGAATGGCTTAATCGCTCAATTTTAACTTGGGAAAATATTAAACCTCTTTATGAGGAAAGAGATTTCTCAATGGCTAATATGCTCGATAAGCTTTATGATTCGCTTGAATTCGAGAAAAGAGAGGCAAAGCGAATTGAATCTATTTATTATCGTTCTATTGATAATAAGCCCTTTAATTATGGAAAACTGGCAGGTGATTAGTAATGGAAAAAGTACCTGCAATGCAAGAAGCATATAACAATAAGTTAAAAAGCAAAATGTTTGGACTTCTTTGTGAGTTTGAAAAGGGGCGTGAATGGGAGAAGTTTCTTGATTCCATTCTAATTGAACTTTTAGGATATTCTGATGAAGAAAAAACAATTAACTATTATATTCTATATTATAAATTATCAAGTCTTCGTTATTTAAAATACGAATACTTCCGCACAACAATTTTTGATTGTATGAACCTTTTAAAGTGAGGTGTGCGGCCATGGGATATTATCAGGACATTTACTTAAAGCGATTAAATCGCTATGGTATGGATTATAATAGTAGAGTTCAGAATTAGCGCGAAGCTGAGTTTGAGCATTATTTACTCAAAACAACTAGTCGCGTTGATATTGAATACGGTTATGAAACAATTCCCGCAAGCTTCGAGCGTTATAAACAAGACGAAACTGAAACGCTCGCCTATCTTTTAACAAGACGCGCAACTGATTTACCAAGCGGAACTACTCTTTTAATTCCGAATAGTAAAGGTGATAAAGTGCCTTGGATGGTTTATTGGTTAGAGGAGATACAAGCGAGCGGTTATAATAAATATATAATGTTAAAAATGACTCATTATATCAAATGGAAAGACAGAGACGGCAATACACAAAGCTCTTTTGCTTATATGTATGGTCAAGAGGACAATATGCTTAAAGATGAATTGCGCTCGCGCAGTCGTAGTGATGCATTATATACTGAGGCTTTAAAAATGAGTTTTTTTGTAATGCCCACTAATGAAAATATTCGAAAAGACGATTATCTAACGGTTGGTGAAGGAAAGCTGAAAGAAGCATATAGAGTCACTGGCTATGATATTTAGTCTACTCCGGGTGTTGAGTATGTTACTGTTGACCCTGTTTATCTAAGAGATGAGTCTCCAGATCCAGTTCAAACTACTGAATCAGATGCAGAAGATTTCTTCTGGATTAATGGAGGTGCTGAATAATGGGTGTACGCAATTGCGAAGAGATTGGAATAAATCTTCAAAAGATTATGACAAGACTTTTTACTAATCAAAACCTTTTAAAATTGCTTTATTACACGGATAAAGATCCGTATTCTCAACCCGATTTGACTCAAGAACAAATTAAAAAAGAGATTTATGAAAAACTTATAAAAATCGTTCCACGCGTCGGACCGAAAGAAACCGCTCATTCAGTTCTTGTTATAAAGGTAGGTAGAGGTTCAACCGATAGTAGTAATACAGAGTTTAAAAATATTAATATTAATATTGAAAGCTTTGTTCCGCTTACATAGTGGATCATCAAGGATGATAATCTACGACCTTTTGCAATTATGGGTGAAGTTCAAAAATCTCTAAATGGAAAAACAATCAATGGGCTCGGTAAGATGACTGGCGGCGATTTTGCTTTAAACTTTCTTACTGAAGAAATTTCTGCCTATGAACAGGAGTTTCATTTAATAACTTATGATTGATGCAAAAGTTTTTCTTGGTCTTCCAGTAGACTTTGAAGGATTATGTGAAGTATATCCTCCATCGGTTGGTGATGTGCTTGGTTTAAAAGATTTTTAGAAGTATCGTATGATTCTTACAATGACTCAAGAAGATCTTGAGGATGCTATTTTTAATGACCAAGAGATCGACCCGAACGTCACAATTCCAACTCCTTATGAGAATTTGATTGATTGCTGTAAGAAAGACAAGGGATATAAAAAACTTGTTGAGTAGGCAATTGAATATTTTACTCATAAGAAAGCGAGTGTGGATGTTGAAGAGAAAATGATTATTATTGGTGATGTGGAAACTTTGTTAAGTTTGACAGAAATTTCTGAATTACCAATTATTGATGAAAATAATTATTTTGCTTTTCAAAATATAATCCGAAGTTGCTTGGGAGATGAATAGAAAAAAGAAGATAAAATTGAGAAGAATATTCGAGTGAGAAAAATGAAAGCAAAAGCGCGCTATCGTGATAGAGTGAAAGCCAAGCAAGGTGGTGGAATTACTCTTGAAGATAGTTTGACCTCAATTTGTTGTATGGGCATAGGTATAAATCCTCTTAATATTAGAGAAATGAGTTATGCGTCCATGACAAAAATAATGTCTAAGTTCCAACAAAAGGAACGATATGATATTGATATTCGTAGTTTAATAGCGGGTGCTGATGCTAAAAAAGTGAAGCCCCAATATTGGATGAATAAATTACAAGAAAAATAACTTATTAAAGGAGGATATTTAATATGGCAAGTATTCTTGACAGATATGGTATTAAGGAAGTTGCTGACGTAACTTTCTATGAAATCACTGAGCAGGGTGAAGCAGGCAAGCCAGTTCTTTATCTTGATACTCTTAAAGTTTCAACAATTGAACAGACAGCTGAACAATCTGATGCTCGCGGTGGTAAAGGTAATCCAAAACTTATCACTTGGGACTATGGTAAGGATATTACAGTAACTCTTGAAGACGCTCTCTTCAGTGCAAAATCTCTTGCTATTATGTTTGGTGATGGTACAGTTAATAAAAATGCTGCTGATCAGATTCAAAGAACAGTTATGGCTAGACTTGATGCAAATGGCGCTCTTCCTAAATATATTATGGCAGACGTTGCTGTAAAAGATGCGACCGGTAAGGTTACTGGTTCAGAAAGAAAAAAAGTTCATTTGACAAACACAAATGAAACACTTCCAAACGATTCAGTTTCATTAGCAAATTCTAAACTTTTAATAACAAAAATTACTTCTGAAGATGGCACAACAGAAACTACAGTTACAAGTAATAATGTTGCAAGTTTCAAGGGCGAAGCAGGTGAAAAAGTATTTATTACTTATCTTGCTACAGCTATCACAAGAGAAATTGTTGTTTCTGCAGATTCATTCCCTGGTACATACTATGTAACTGGTGATACATATGCTCGTTCAGATGTTACTGGTGACGACCAATTCTTCCAGTTTATTATTCCAAAAGCAAAAGTTACATCAGAAAATACAATCACACTTGAAGCAGAAGGAGATCCTTCAGTATTTAACATGAATCTCACTGTTCTTCGTCCAGAAAGTGGCGATATGATGAAACTTGTTCAGTATGACCTTACAGGTAATGATCCTGTTTCAGGTGCAGTTATTTTAGATGACTAATAATTAAATAAAAAAGGTGGATGGCTGGTCTATCCACCTTTTCTTTATTTTGGAGGTAAAAGGAAATGAGTAATGAATTCGGCATGAAAGAACTATACTCTGTCTTCTTAAAAACTACTTATCCTATGAGAATAAATGGAAAAGACTTTGAAGAAGGAGAAATCATCGCGGCTTTTGATAAAATTCAACTTGCGAACTTTCAAGAAATCCAAAAAATAGCTTCTGCAAATGGTGGATTTGATAACCGCCCGCATGTTATATGGAAAACAACAAAAGAAATTGATTTCATCTTCTCACAAGGTATCTTCTCAAAAGAACAGTTCGCTGTTTTGACTGGCGCCAACCTCATAAAATCGGGGAAAACGATTGAACTGACTGCGCGCGAAAAAGTTGAGACAGATGAAAATGGAAAATTTGAGCTAAAGAATTTACCGTATTCTTCTCCTTTTATATATAATACAAAAGGTGAACGAATTCCCTCAAATCGTATTGTAATAAAAGATAAGGAGATAACTGTAAATAATAGTGCTTACGAGGAACTAATTTGTGATTATAATTTTATTTATACATCAACTGTATCAGAATTAATTATAGGTCAAGAATTAGTAAAAGGATACCTCTCGCTCGAAGCAAGAACGAGAGTAAAAGACGATGTAACTGGACACACAAGAACTGGAATTATTAAAATTCCACAATTAAAATTAATGTCCGATTTGTCTATGAGACTGGGTGAGAACGCACCGCCGCAGATGGGTACATTTAAGGCGATTGGATGTCCAGTTGGGTCGAGAGGAGATTCTAAGGTTATGGAAATTCTTTTCCTCGAAGATGATATAGATAGTGATTTTTAAGTTTTGAATCGACATTAATTTTAAGTAATTAATGTCGATTTTTTATTTAGGAGGCGAAAAAGGATATATGAGTAGTAAAGAAACAATTATAAAAGCTACGGTCCAAGTTGGTATGGATATATCTGATGTTCAAAGTAATGCAAAAGCAATACAAAATACTTTGAAGAATTTTAAGATGCCTACAGGACTAGAGGAACAGTTTGAAAAGACTTTTAAAGGATTAGAAGCAGAAATAACAAAAGTTCAAACTTTGATGCAATCTGGTTTTAAAACAAAAAGTGATGTGACTGGATTTGAAAAATCAAAGAAAAATATTAATAATCTTTACAACACATTATAGAATCTTTATTCATCGTTTAAAGATGAAAGTTTGATGATGAATGTTGATTTCAATACTGACGAAATCAAACAGGCAAAAAAGGAGTTATAGGACTTAAAACAACAACTAAGCGGAAAAGTTGAAACTGACTCTTTTAGGAAATTAAAGGAGTAGATTGAACAAATTACTTCTTTATCTAAAAGTGGCGCAGCAAAGAGTCTTCAAGAATCTTTTACACATTTAAATTTAGATAGCGCTCGTGAAGATTTAAATGGTATTGTTGCGGGATTAGCTAATTTTGCTAGGGGAGAAAAAGAAGCAAAAACTGCAGCTAAAAGTTTTTAGGATGCTTGGAATAACGGTAATTTAAAGGATATTGAAAAAAAATTAAAAGGTATGCCTGAAAACATGAAGAAAGTTGCCGTTGCGGCGATTGAAGCAAGAAAAGGCTTTGATTAGATGGGAGATACCGATATTGGAAAAATAAATACAGAAATAAACGAACTTAGTGAACGCATTGGACGATTAGAAAATATTCAAGTTAATAAAATGGAACAGAGCTTCGATGATGTCGGAAACGCTTTAAGTGGAGCTAAGAATCATGCTGAATAGTTTGGCGATGCTATTAGCAATAGTGCTCAAGATATGTATTCATTTAATGGACAAATGGAGCAAATTAAACATCGCGTTTAGGATTTCTTTAGTTTAACTAATAGTGTTCTATTATTTAGAAGAGCAATCCAATCTGCTTTTGAATCTGTTAAAGAACTTGACGCAGCAATGACAGAAACTGCCGTTGTTACCGATTTTAGTATTGGCGATATGTGGGATAAACTTCCTGAATATACAAATATGGCCAAAGAACTTGGTGCAACAACACTTGGTGCCTATGAAACAATGACATTATTCTATCAACAAGGTCTTGATAACGATCAAGTAATGGAAGTTGGTACCGAAACAATGAAGATGGCGCGTATTGCTGGTCTTGAATATGCAGATGCTACTGACTTAATGACTGCAGCACTTCGTGGTTTTAATATGGAAGTTGATGCAGCCAATGCTACTCGTATTAACGATGTATATTCAGAACTTGCAGCGATTACCGCAGCAGATACAAATGAAATTGCTACTGCGATGACAAAAACAGCATCTATTGCAGCTAATGCAAATATGGAATTTGAAACTACTGCGGCATTCTTATCATAGATTATTGAAACAACTCGCGAGCCTGCTGAAACTGCTGGTACAGCAATGAAAACAATTATTGCTCGTTTTACAGAAATGAAAAAAGCGACTTCTGATATTATTAATGTTGATGGTGAAGAAGTTTCTGTTAATAAGGTTGAGGCAGCATTAAAGAGTGCGGGTGTTTAGTTAAGAGATACGAGTGGTGAATTCCGTGATCTTGATGATGTATTTCTTGAATTAGCGTAGAACTGGGATCATCTTGATTTAATGACACAAAGATATATTGCTACTACTGCAGCAGGTTCTCGTCAACAGTCAAGATTTATCGCTATGATGTCTAACTATGATAGAACTATGGAGTTAGTTGACGCTGCTTATGATAGTTCTGGTGCATCTGCTGCACAGTTTGCAAAAACATAGGATTCACTTGAAGCTAAATTAAATAGATTAAAAGATACTTGGTAGGAATTTACTCTTGGTCTTGCTAATAATGAAGCAATTAAGGCAGTTGTAGATGCTCTTACTAAATTATTAGATACAATAAATAAGGCTACTGATGGTATTGGTGGTTTTTCTACTCTTATAAGTCGTGCCTTTGTAATTATGGGTGGATTAAAGCTTGGTAAAAACATTTTTGATAATATGTTTTCAGGTGTTGCTTCTCGATTTATGGGAGAAGGAAGAAAGGGCGCCGAGGCCTTTAATAAAGGTCTGACTGATGGAATGAAATTTACTGGTAAAAATGCTTTTTAGAAGGCTGGTATTAGCGCAAAAGATTTTGGTAAAAAACTGACATCAAGAAAAGATTATAAAAAAATCAATAAGGAAACTTTTTAGAGGGCTAATGAGGCTGATATTGATGTTGATGCGAGTTCTTGGGTTCAAAATATGAAGACTGGTTTAAGTCCAGAATAGTTTTCAAAAGAAATGCCAAGAATTGCAAAAACTATGGAAGGGTCTTTGGCGGCTGCTTTAAATACTAATAATTTATCTGAAGAGGGATAGGCTTGGGCAGATGGATTGATTGATGCTTTCATTCAAAGAATGTAGAGTGGAGATGTTGAAGGAGCGGTTGAAGAATTAGAAAATAAACTTGCCGCTGATTTAAGTAGTGATGATGCTACTAAATATTTTGGAACAAAAGAAGAGGATGAAGCTTCGAAAAAGAAAAAATTAGATTAGGCAAAAAATAACTTAAATGTACAAACTCCTACAAGTGAAACAACAAAGCCGGGTGTAAAAATAAAAGGAAAACCAAAAGCGTCTTTAAATATAGACGAAACAACAGCAAAAAATGCTGAAAAAATAAAAGCAAGTGTTGATGAAATAGGTATGGGACTTGCAGCGGCTGGTATGGCTGGAAATTTATTAGCTTCCTCTCTTGAAGAATCTGGCGCAATGAGTAAAGAAGCAGCCGATATGGTTAAAACTTTATCATCTGGTCTTTCTACTACTGGTTCTATGCTATCAATGGTAACCACTGTTCAAAAAGCTTTTAATCTTACTGCGGCAAGTAATGTATATTTAGCCGCTGCTGCTATAATTATTGGTGTAATTACAACTATTGCTAGCTTAATTGGATAGGCGGCAGAAAAACAGAAAGAATTTAATGAAGAAGCAGTAAATACAGCAAAAGAATATAATGACGAAGTTAATGCAGTTAATGAGTAGGTAAAAGCATATGAAGAGCTTTATAAAGTTTATAAAGAAAATGGAGAAGAAACAGAAGATTTAAAAACTTCAAAAGAAGAATTAATTGAATCTTTAGAGCTTGAAAAATATGGAGTTAATGCTTTAACATCGAGTTATGATGAAGTTGCTGAAGCAGCTAGAAAGGCTCGTATGGAGATGCTTGAAACCAACTAGATAAAATAGAGTGCTGGATTATAGGGTGCTGTAGCAAACGCTCTTACCGAAGGAGAGGCCGCGGCGTATGAAGGAACTGGGTGGACTAATGGTGGTTCAGGTTTTAAAATTAATTTAGGTGCTGGAGATGATTATTCTGCTCTATCTTCTTTAATAGAAGAAATTGCTGCAGCGGAAGGTGTTACTGGACTTTCCATGAAGCAAAACACTTGGGGCAATATGGAAATTTCTGGCTTAAAAAATTCTCCTGAAGATTAGAGAATATGGATGAAAATTATCTCTCAAGTAATGTCTAAATATTAGGAAGAAACTGGTGGAGACAGTACTGGATACAGTGCGTTAATGGAATATTGGGGTAAAGTTGGTTCTTATTATGAAGCAGCTGAAGAAACTCACGATGCTCAAAAAGAAACACAAAAAGAAGTAGCTAGAGAAACTGCAGAAAAAGAAGCAATAAAGCCAGCCAATAAAGTTATAAGCTATCAAGATTTTGATACAGCAATTGATAATATATTAAAAGAATTGTCTGACGAAGAAAAATATGGATAGCTTACAGAAGAAGATAAAATTTCTATTGTAAAAGATGCATTAGTTAAACAATAGCCATCCACATTTATGTATGGACAAGCTCATTCAGAACTAATGAAATTAAATGTGGATGATACAGAGCTTTAGAATTATATAAAAAATTTGGATAATTCTGAAATTCGATTAATAGTTAATGGAGAAGTTAAAATAGATTAGGAATCAACAAAACTTTAGATTCAAAAGGCTGTAGAAGAAGCTAATGTTTTAGATGCAATGTTTGGTTAGACTAAACGAATGGAAAATTTGGTTTCTTATGGAGACAAAATTGTAGCTGATGAGGAAATTACTGACGATGATAAAATAGCCATGTCTTAGTACATCGCTTCAGATTATGGCTTTGCTGAGTAGAGTAAATGGGAATTAGTAAAAGATGCTGATAAATCAAGTTAGTTAGATTTTCTTACTGAATTGGCTCAAACTTAGAAAGTTAAGGGAGAAACTATAAGAGATACCTATAAAGATTATTTAGATGACGCTGTCTTTTCTGGTATTGAATATTTTAAACCAAAAGATGGTGAAACAAGTCAGTATGAAAAAGATGTTGCTTCACGAAATGCACGAAATGAGGCAATAAATATCGTAGAAACGGCCTATAAAGAATAGAGGGCGTTAACATAGGATGAAATAAATACAATAACAAAATATACCGGTGATAAGGCATTAGATGGTAACTGGAACGCACAATAGCATATAGATAGTTATAATAAATCAATTGTAGATATAAACAATGATTATATTAAACACAGTGCTGATGAGATAGCAAAAGTATAGTCAGTTTATGATAGTTATGCATCATCTGCAACAAATATGTCCTTAGCAGCTGGAAAAGAAATTTCTAACGCTGGTCCTGGTGGGGCTACCCAGGCAGGTTGGGAACTTGTAAAGGATAGTGTGAATCCGGTTAATTGGTTTAGTAATGATGAAGGCGAGCTTAGTATAGCAGAACGATGGGTTGAATATGGTTCGGGTATAGCTAATGAAGTTGTTACTGAGGTTGTGGATGTATTTTATGGAGAAGGATACTAGGTTGATCCTACAACATTAAAAAACGAAAACGCAGCAGCAAAACAAGAAGCAATAGATAATTCTTCAACGCAGTATGGAGCATTAAGGGAAGAAATAAACAGTAAAGATCCAAATCTAGACACCCGATTAGAGGCTGAAAATACGCTATCTCATGTCTTATATAATGCCGGTTTTGATTCAACAGCTACATATGATTTTACTAATGATAAAAAGAAAAATTTTGACGATATTGATTTTTTAATCAATGGTTTGAATGATGCTTTTGATGTTTTAGCTTATGATGATATGCAAACGGCAGTGACAACCGATAATAACGGTAATCGTCGTTTTATGACTTCGATAGAATATCAAGAAACTGGTAATAATTAGCAAGTATTTAAAAATTTAGAAGAACTCCAAGAACTTGAAAAAAAGGGTATTAAAATAACACCTATTGTTGACGAAGAAGGAAAAATAGAAAAAGCTACTGTAGAAATTAAATAGTTTGATGAAGAAGGAAAAGAATTAGATCCTATAGAAATAGAAGTAGATAGTTCAAATTTTGATGAGTTCGCTACGGAATTAGATGATTATGTAGATAATATTAAAGTTGTAAAAATAGCCATAGAAGAAGCAGATGCAGCAGCAAACAAAGCGGTTTTTGAAGCAACGGCTAATGAGGCTCAGAATTTAGCAAATGCGGTTTCTTTAATCGGATCTGATTTTTCTATAGACTACGAAGATTTTACTCAAATAAAAGAGCTGGCTCCTGAGTTGTTAGAGGGAGTTCAATTATTAGGTGATGGGACGGCACGAATTTCTAAAGAGACTTATTAGAGAGTTGTCGGTGATATGAAAACCGAGTTAGGAAAAGCGGAACAGGCTCATGCCGAAACTGGTAAAAAAAATGAAGAAAATATTGTTAAGGCTGCAGCGGCTTTTGATGCAATGGCTCAGGTAATGGCGGAATAGCCAAATAATTATGATGCAATTAAAGCTGCCGCTGGAGATGCTTCTGATGAAATTATTAAAAACTATATTGAAGAGGCTTTAACAAAAGAAAGATAGGCTCAAGCTGAAGCTCAAACAACAGAAAAGACAACAAACCTAGGTATTGAATCTGCAAAGGCAACTGCTGTGGCTACATTGGCCTCATTATCTGAAATAAACGAAGGAATAAAAGCTGTAACCGGTAATTATGGTTTAATGTGGGATGCTTTTTGGGGCAAAAAAATTAAACCAAGTGATCTTGCTGCAGTTCCTGGTTCAAATCCAGCAAATTATGAAAGCTTTGTTGATCAGACTGAATGGGTTACATCAGATATGGTCTATTAGTATATGACAAGCGGAACTGTTGACAAAGATGGTGATGGGACTAACGACACAATTGATGATACAACTAAACAACAGTTAAATGAGTGGGTTGAAATAATTTAGGGACATGCGGAGTAGGATCAAAAAAATAATACTGAAGTTGAATATAACGAAGATATGTTATATGCTGATCTTTTGTCAAATATGTTATCAAATACTCCTACTGGAGATCCAGCAGGCGGTGGTAGCTCAGGAGGGTCTGGAGGCTCTTCAAGTAAAGATAAAGAAAAAAACTACACAAACCCAAGTCTTGAAAACATAGAAGAGAAACTAGAAAATCTTGAAAAACGCAGAGAAAATGGTGATATTGATGCTGCTCAATATCAACTTGAGAAAAAAGGACTACTTACTTTAAAACAAGGATATCTTCAAAAAGAATTTGAAACAGCCTTAGCCAATAGTAAAGAAAAAGGCTTCTTTAAAATTGGTGAAAATGGTGAGTTCTTATATAATGAAGAAAAATTTAATTCTTTAAGCGATGAACGAAAATCAGAGGTTGAAAAGGAATATCAAAGACTTAAAGAAATTAATGATTCTCTTCTTGAAGTTAATACCGAAATTGGAAAAATGATTCCTACAATAAAATCTATTGCAAAAGCGGATGCTGTTATAGAGGCTACAGAAAGAAGTTATGAAAATCGAGAAATGAATGCAGTAGAATATTAGGAAACAAATGATGCCGCACTCGCTGCAAAATATGCGATATTATAGCACAATCTTGAGTATGAGCTTGAAAATAACGCTGAAAAAGCTTTCTTCCATTATGATGATGTCTTAGATACAATTCTACTTGATGAGGAAAAAGTTAATGAATTAGCCGAAGATTTATAGAAAGAAGTTGAACAAGAATACGAGGAAGTTAAAAAGATTAATGATGAAATGAATGAAATTGAAGATAAGATGAAAGATCTTGAATTCAAAGATATTCGTGATGAAGAATAGTATTATCGTGGATATGCCGGCGAAACAAATGCTAGAACCGATTTAGAGCATCTCGATCGTCAACGCAATGAAAATGAAAAATATAAAGAATTAGTCGGCAAACTTCCTGAAGAAGTTCAAGGACCACTTAATCTTGGATTACTGGGCATGGATTTAGTATATGAAGCGTAGGAAGTAGGAATTAATCAGGGATTAAAGGCAGATTTAGAAGAACAGATGCGTGCAAAATATAATGATAGTGAATTTGCAGGAACTGGTGAAGGGAAATATTATGATTGGGATCCAATAACACAAAGTTTTAAACTAGATGAAGAAGCAATTTCAGATCCAGGATTACATGAGGATACTCGTAAGGTTATTCTAGATGAATTCAATTAGATGTAGGATTTTGCTAAAAAATGGAAAGAAGTTTCTGATGAATTATCTGGTGGAATTATTACTAAAGGTATGACTAGTGCCGGAAAAGCCTTAAAAGCTTTTGCAAACGAAGTGCAAGATAGTGATTTTGATGATGATTATCTAAAAATTGAAACTGGTTTTGAAGCTTTAGATGACGCCTTAAATAATTTAGCAGACAAATTAGAAGACAGCGAATTTGCTAAAGAGATTCTAAATAAAACAATCATTCCAAAAATGAGTGATGAATAGTGGCAAGCAATTCTTGGCAACGAAAAAATTGTAAGCTTCTTAGAAAAATCTGGTCTAGGAGTGCCAGTTTCTGAGCTAGGATATGGTGATGGATTATCTGTTGGTGAATTAACTAGTTTTGGTGCTGGCGCATTAGGTAGTATACTTGAAAGTGCTGGTGGCTTCCTTAATTTTGATATGTTAGGCACCGGTCTTGAACTATTTAATGGTGCAAAGGGAATGTTTGAACAAGTTTCTTCAAAAATCGAAGAGCTCGTTGGTTATATCACTCAAGCAACCCAAGTAATAATCGACGCATGGACAAATCGTGAAGATTATCTCTATAACTTCCTTAAAATAATCGAAAAACATCTTCAAGAATACGAAAAACTTCAACGCGAAGATAATCAATTCCAAAAAGGTCGTACAGCGTCCGTCGAAGATATCAAACGTAACTGGAATGAACAATGGAAATCATTACAAACTCAACTTGAAGAACAACAAGAACGTCTTGAAACTCGTCAAGATGAACTTAATCGTTCTCGTTGGAATCCATTCCAACTTATAAGCGGTTGGGATCCAACATCTGATACACTCTACGAAAACCGTGAAGTTAAATTCTTATGGGATGTTATTATTGGTCTTGGTGAAGCATTTGCTCCTTTTGGAACTGGTGCATTTTTCTCATAGCTCAATCAACTTTACGAAGATTATGATGAGCGCGTTCAGAATTCTTATGAAGACCGTCTCGCGGCCGAGCAGGCAATTCTTGACATTGAAGACCAACGTCTCGAGCTTGTGAAGGCAGGCGCAGAAGAAGCTACACAATTTGAAGAAAAAGTTCTTGAAGCCTTAATTCAAAAAGAACAAGAACAAATTGATGAACTAACTCGCCTTAATGAGGCAATTACTGATGCAAATTCAAAACTTATTTCTACTCTTCAAAACAATCTTGAAAAAATACGTCAAGATCGTGAAAACGAGAAGAAAGAAGAAGAACTTGGTGAGAAAGAGCGTAGACTTGCATACCTTCGTCAAGATACTTCTGGCGCCAACATGATGGAAATCAAGAAACTCGAAGAAGAACTTGAAGAAGGTCATGAAGATTATACTGATACTCTTATTGACCAAAAAATCTCTGAACTTCAAGAACAAAATGACAAGGCCGCAGAACAGCGTCAACAACAAATCGAACTTCTTCAAGCACAGCTTGAATGGAATCAAAAATATGGTTTATATTGGGATACAATCTATGGTATGCTTTATACCTTCGATGAAAACGGTAATGCAATACTAAAACCAGAAAACTTTGATATAGATGGTAATATTCGTGAGAATAGTGAACTTGCGAAAATGCTTGGTACTTTCTCTGATAGAATAGGAATGTCAACATGGAGCGCAGTGCTTGATTCAGAAGAACTGAAACTTCTTGGTAAGTATTATGGCGCATTTGTTGGCGTAAATGGTGTAGATGGAAATTGGAAAAATCGTTGGGCGCTTGACGATCCAGGTGCAGACGATCCAAACTATGCTTATCCCGAACAAGAAATTCCAGAAGGAGTATGGGGAGTGCTCTATAGTATGGAAATTATGTTTAAGAAGTATTTTGTTAATAGCGATCTTGGTATTGTTAATGGTATTGGTCGCATAGACGAAGCTTTTAAAAACGCTTTTGGAAAACTCTTTGGTAATGAAGAATGGGCAAATTATAATTTTGAAGGCTATAAAGCAGAACAAGTTCAATCGACATTCTTTGCTGGCTTAAAGAAAGCTGGAGACGACGCCGCAGAATGGTTCGCAAAAGCATTTAGTAAAAATTCAAATAGTGCAAAAAATCTTGCCTTTAACACAGGTGGAAACCAAAGCTATGGAGATACTAATATTAACAATACGTTTACAATTGGAACTGTTGGTGAAAGTATTAGTCTTGATGATATGGTTGATAAGGTTTCAAATGCTATTAAAGGAATGTTTACTTCTCCGATAAACAGTTTACAAAGAAGTCGATAACAATTTAAGGAGTGAAGAAATTCACTCCTTAAACTCTATTTGATAATAATTTTATAGAGGTAAATCATATAAATACTACTTTTAATATGAGTAAAATGTATATTAACTATACAAAAAATATAGGTGACAAAGGAGGAAAGTGAAATATGGAAAGAAGCATAAAAGGAGACTATATAGGCTTTACTTTTGGCGACGTTCACTCTTCCGAACTTGGTCTTGTAAGAGTAAGTGATGGAAGCAGGTACAATACGGACCTGCTTCCTCCTTTAGAAGATAAAGTTGGGCAAGTAGCTGGTCGCGATGGCGAGGTTTTATTTGGTACGAATTATAAGGCTAAGGAAATCAAAGTGCCAGTGGCATTTGATAACATGACGGAAGAGAGTTTTAGAAGATTAACATAGCTTTTGGCGGATAAGAAACCGAAGAGCTTATGGTTTGATGAAAGTCCTTATAAAGAATGGATTGTTAAGTCGGCTAATGTTTAGGATTTTAAATGGGTTTGTTTTGATGAAAGTCATAATGGAAAGGAAAAGAGAATTTATAAGGGTGAGGGAACGCTTGTTTTTAAGTGTAGAAATCCTTATGCATAGAGTAGAGTTACTTATTTGGATGAAATTGTTCCTTATGTTTATGTAAAAGAGGGACATAAAATTATAAAAAAGATGTCCGAAAACAAATCAATATATGAAGAATATTGGATTTGGAGTAAAGCTACAAAGAAAAGAGAATTCATAATAGAAGATAAGTTTCCACTAAGAAAATTAACAGATTAGGAAAAAGGCACTGGCAACTTCTTATATTTTGATAATACTAATAAATGGCTTTATCATGAAGATAGTAAAAAATATTTATATATTGAAGATGATAAAATCTTTTTTTATACATATAATGAAGTAGAGATTGATGATTCTATCACAGAGTGCTCAATTCGAAAATTAAAAATTTTTAAAGATAAAGAAGGATAGATTGATAGCGATTGGGAAGAAATAGAAAATGATACAAAATTTTACATAAAAAAAGTTTTTTTATCTGAAGAAGAATATAAATTAAAAGAGTAGAAGAATATTTTAGAGTTACTTAATACTAAAATATATAGAGATCGCGAGTGCACTGAATTAGCATATGAGGGTTTTCTATGTGAACCTGCACCTACTTATACTATATTTTAGATACACGGAACTGTTTACTGGGGGACAAAACATCACAAATATTTTCCAGTATCTATAATTATTCCAAAGAATTTTGTTGCTTCTCTTCAAAATAATTATAACTTTAAAGAATGGAAAGAAGCGAGTGGATTAAAATATTCTTTTGATTTTAGAGATGGTTTTTCTCAATCAAAATAGAATGAGTTTTCAAATAAATATAATATTCCAACCGGACATTATGTTGAGCTACACAATCCTGGAGATATAGAAACTAACATGCTTTTAAAATGCAATAATACTGTAGTTACAAATGAAGACAAAGATTGTTTATTGTAGCTTTACAAAATAGTTAAAAATTCAAATGATGAAGAGAAGATTTTTTTAGGAGAAATTCTTTTTACTCGACCATTATCTACTACTTCTCTTGATTTTATAATTGATACAAAATTAAAAATGCTAAAAAAAATTGAAGAAAATGGAGTAGAGCGAGTTTTTAATAATAATATTAAAAACGGAGATTTTTTTAAACTTCCTGCTTGTCAAGAAAACGAGTATTTGTTATTAATAAGTAATTTTTCCATGCTTCCATATAGCCAAACCAATAATAAAATATCTTATAAACATTATTACTATGTATAACGAGGTGATAAAATGAGCAATATAAAAGAACCATACTCAATATCAGTATGGGAAGAGGAGTTAGTGCCTTCTAAGTCAATCTACTACGAAAACGCAGACTTTACTGGTGGACACTTAACAGAAGAGGAGTATCAAAGTCAAGATTATAAAGAAAATTGGACGCAATCACAAGAAAATCCAGATAAATATTATTATGCTTACGATCATAATGTTGAAACAATCACTGCGGCAGAATGGAATACAAAAATATCTAGACCTGATTATAAGTATGAAAAAGTGATAATGGAACACTATGAAGAGGTTCAAGGAATTATTATCGGCGCGCACGATATGGATTCAGTTTACGCGGCGGTTAATCCAATCCTCAAAAAGAACGTAAATGGAAGCGTTGATTTAACTTTTGGTTTATATTATAAACCATATGATCCAGATCTTCTTGATTACAACATTAATCCTTTTACCCAACTACTCACAAACGAGGCAAAAGTAAAACTAAACTTTCGCGGTAAGTGGTATGATTTAGTTGTTAAGAGTTGTATAGAAGATTCAACAAATTTTATGTTCAATTACACTTGCAAAGATATCTATGTAAATGAGTTAAACAAGAACGGTTTTAAAGTTGAACTTGATGCAGAACTCGAAAACAATCAAGGCACTGTAACACAACTTGCAGAAACAATTTTACTCGATACAGATTGGACAGTTGACAAAGACCACTCAGATATTCTTGTTGAGACAAAAATCGAGCCACTTTTTGTTGGTATTTTAAACAAAGATGTACCAATCAAGCTAGTCAACAGATACGCACCTAAAGACTTGCTTGATACGTCCGATCAACCAGAAACCGCAACTCTTTCAGGCGGCGCTAGTGTTTTATTCTTCTATTCTGATGTTGCTGATAACAAAAAGAATCCACAAGTGCTTTGTCGCTTTGAACAAAAAGAAGATGGCACCTTGGATTATAAAGACCCAATCGAAGCACCAGAATTTTACGAGAAAGATGCTAACGAAGATATTATTATTAATGCTTGTAACTATATAATCGAAGAAACTGTGTTATATGCAAGTGCTGAAACTATTACAAGTATTCCTAATATTATTGAAAATCAATTATCTGTTTACGACTTCGCGCGCGGCGAAAAAGTGATCAAAAGTCAACTTTCTGGTTACGACCCTGACTTGGATAAGTTTATTTTCAAGTTCTACAAGAAAGATGCAAATGGATTAGCCGATACAGACAAAGAATATTATGGATATTGCAAGATTGATATTCTTTCATCAGAACTCGCGCAAAATTACTTAGCAAACTCTGATAATTTTATAAGTCTTGATAGTGGATGGGTTTTTGAAGGAATTCCTGCAAAAACAACAAGAACAAAAGGTATAGAAAAGACCGCAGGTTATAGTGGACAATTATATACTATGGACACCACACTGGTTTCTGAAAACAAACCAGAACAAGAAAGTGTTCTTGTTTTATAGCTGAAAAATGAGGGCGGCGCAGAACACTATCCAGACACTCAAGGTGAATTTTATTGCAATAAATTCGAGACAAGAGATGGTGAGCAAGTTCCTGTAGAATTTGTAGAAGTGGCTTCTGCTAAAGGAGATGTTATAGAAGATAATATTCGTGCTGCTTTCTACGAAAATAGAAAGAATGGCGTAGACGGTTATCTTGATAAAACTGATGATGAAATTGAGGATATGATAAATGAATATCTTCTTAGTCTCCGTTATTCAGTTCGCTCGCGCTATGCTATTAATACTGGTATCGCCGCGAACCGCTCAGTTATTGAATCTTTAACTCCAAATGAAGAATATATGTTTGCTGTTTCTCTTGGTAAATATATTGAGAATGAAGATGGCACAACAGAAAATGAGCCACATTATTGCACTTTAAAAGAAGTTAATGGTGAAACAGTAGAAGAATATACTGAGATTTATTATGGTGCTAAAACACCAACTGAATTTTATAAATTTTCTAATATATATGAAGATGATAAATTTGCTGCAGACGCTGGCGCCGACGCACTTGAGGCAACAGATAAAGTTATGGAACAAAATCCATATAAGTATTATTTGATGAATCTTGTTTATAAAGAGAAATATGACGAAACTTATCAAAAGTTTATCGAAGCAAGAACTAAAGAATATAAAGAAAAATATAATGATATTCTAAATAATGCCTCAACAGAAGCAACAGATAATTGGCGAGCTGGTGGTAAAGAGTTTAAAAGAGAGTTTAGGGAGCACTTAACAGATCAAAAAACTTTCACTTATAACCCGCCAAATAATACTAGTAACAATACACAATGGTATTTCTGCACTTCTCTCGCGGCGCGATTAATAGATTATTGTACTAATAAACCAAAAGATATTTCTGTTGCTCGTGCTTTATACGAAGCTTTTATTGATAGACCAGAAGGTTGGTCAGAAGAAAATCCAAGATATGCTAATGAATATGGCTACTTTTATGGACTATATCCTGCTATGGCTTTTGCAGTTTTACTTATTGCAGATGCCAATGGTAAAAAATATAAATGGGAACCAATGGGTTATGATGATGCTCAATATCCAGAATTTGATGACCTCACACAAGATTTGGTTATTTTTGCTCGCTCTTTAAATGAAGCTTTTTTTGGTACTTTATATTATGCCCTAAGAGATGCCTTTACTAAAAACACAGGCACAATACTGGAATGGAACACGGAATTGCTTTCCTATGAGGGTCTAACAGAGGAAGAGTAGACAGCAAAATTCATAGAAGTTCAACAAAAAATTGTTGGTATAGTTAGCGCAGCATATGATGAATTATTAAAATCAAATCCTACTGATTATGAAGCTCTTAACTATTCACAGCAATATGAAACTCCCGATACTTTTAATCCACAAGGTGGATCAATCTATCAAAGATATCTTTAGAACTGGCAAACCGGCGATAATTATATTGATACTGGTAAAACAGAAACAGATGGTGATGGAAAGGAATGGCCGGTGTACAAAAATACAAACGCTACAAAAGAGGCTCAAGAGATAGTAAAAAAACTTGAAGATGGAAATGAATTATTCACAAAACCAGAGAGTATCGACTATGAGGCATTCGGTAATTTCTTACTTGAAAAGGAAAACACCCTTAAAGTACGCTTTCCAGTTGGTGAAGTCGGTGGAGCTGAATATAATGCGCAGTACAATGCAGAGCTTATCGGGTGGATTGAAGAATATCTACAAGGCACCAAACATTCTTATTACTATTTAATTTTTGCTCAATTCTTTATGAAGAATTGGAGAGACAAGCATATTGTTGGTACTTTTGTTTACAATGATAGAGTATTTGATCTCGAAACAGAATTTTCCACAGAAGTTGGTGGAGTTAAGGAAAATGAAGATGACTACACTTATTACAAAGTTGATGGAAATGGTAATAAGATACCAACACAAACTGAGGCTCGTGAAGAAATTTGGATACAAGATACAGATTTAAATTGGCGAAAAGAAAAATTCACAACTTTCTCAGCTAATGCTAAATATGTTGCGATAAAAACAAGATATAACCCATATACTAACGAAAGCCCTGAGGATCCGGGTGGTTATGTATTTGATAGAAATACAAAACAAATTCGTTTATTCGACTTTGAAAAAGATTTGTTGAATGCAACCTATAAACCAGTTAAAGATGACGATGGCGATTTTATTTTTGATCCATTTCAAGGCGTATATCGTCCTTTTAGAAATTGGCGCTCTGATGTAAAAAAAGATCCAGTAACATTCAAAAGCGATGATGAGCTTGGTGTGTATGGTGATATTACTCATCACCCAATGAAGTGGTTTGATGGACATATTGGTAGTTGGGAAGAAACTCCAACTCGCTATCGTATGGTTAGGCTTCGTGAAGATCCAAATGAGGGCTATGTTTATTTGGACAGGGAGACTCACGTTATTGAAACAGGTCATTATGATGGTAAGGATGTTTAGTATCCGATTACTTATCCTGTTGGCTATCAGACAGACCTTTACATACTAGATCCTGATGGTAAATATATTAAAACAAAAGAAATCAAAAAGGCTTTTTGGGAAAAGAATAAAACTCGAGAAACTCAAGCAGTTGAGTATGATGATTATAGAGATACGATTGGTAATACAAAAGTTTCGGTACAAAACGATGGTTTTAAGGTAAATGGACAGTCTTATCCAATTCTTTCGAGAATAGATGGTAAGATTAGGAGTTTTATTGATTAGGTAAAAGACTTTTTCTCTGGAGTCGATACATCAATTAGATATGGTTTAAAGGCAAGTAATATTGGTAAAGGCGATAACGACTACTACGACGAAGATCGCACAAGTATTACAGTTTACACTGTAAAACAAGGCGATGATTATGTTTCAATTGCCGCGCCTGCCATTGATGATATAGAAAATCCAGCAGAAGTTTCTCAAAATAGAGATAAATTAATTGAGATAAATACTAACGAACCCGCAATGATTGCTGAAGAAGGGACTGCTGAAAATCCAATCGTTGCAGAAACTTATACAAAGTTTAAATGGTATAACTGGAGACACTGGGGTGTAGATAGATATTCATTTAAACCAAAGATTTGTGTATATCGTAATGTAAATGGTGTTGTTACTTATAAACCATATAATAATGTTCAAGATTGCATTTCTGCCGATTATCGTATTATGACTCATTAGGAAGCTATTGACTATAATACGGAAGCCGAAAATTTTAATAAAGAACATGAAATGGAAATTGCGAGTGGAGCAGTTACTGGTAAAATTGGTGTCACACCATCCTTCTATCTATCCGAGCCAATAGTAACATATCGTCAAGCAAAAGAAGAAGACTATGGCGCAACAAAATATGTAATGTAGCTCCAAGATAAGAAAAACAAGGCATATTGGGTAGAATCTCCGAATGGTGAAGACTATCTACGTCATTATAAAACTGGTGATGGCGAAATTCGTTTGTGGGATGGACACTTTGGTAAATGGATTGACTGCTTCAAAGAAATTGAAGTTGCTAGTGAATCAGAATTTGATGAAGGTGATTGGTGGCTTGGTAAAACCAGCGATACCCATTATGATGAGACACTTGGTTTAATAGCCCTTAAGGTTGGCGAAAAAGAAAATGAAGAACCAATATTTGAATATTATTTACCAGATTTCTATTTACCATATAATGATATAATGATTGTATATGATGAGCGCATCTTTGGAAGAAAAGAACGCTTTACTCGTATGAGAGTTAATTCAAAAGAAGATGCTTATGTATATCAAGATGATATCTATATGCCATTTTCAGAATATCGAGATAAATATGGTTTTGTTGGTAAACTTGATTATCGTGATTTAAGAGTATCTTTGATCGATGATTATGATTATAAAGCAGAGACCTTTGCTATCACAGATATACCAACTGAAATCAATAGACAAAAATACTTAACTTTTGATTTATCACAACAACCCTCTGGCGAAATGAGTTTCGTTGTTACGGAAGATACCATTGATGAAAGAACTGTAAAAGAAAAATGGGTTTACTGGATTGCAAAAGTTAATAATGGTTTATCTTTAACAAAAGATCCATTCCAAAAATTTGGTATGTTTTTTGAAAAGACAATCAAAAAAGATGATGATGATAATATCATCAATCCAGAAATGACAAAATATCCGTTCTTAGGTATGCAGTTATTTAAGCATATACCTTATGAAAGAACTCTAAAGAAAAAAGAGATTAAGCCATTAGTTGTCCCAAATGGCACTATGGAATATAAACTTGAAACTCTTCTTTCGGATGTTGGATATTCTTCACTTGATGAATGGAAAGAGAAATATTCTAACATTTTGAATAAGACTAAAGAACAAGAAATCCTTGATGCTTTTGGTGTTGAATATGCAGAATTAATCAAATAGATTTATACAAAGTTATTCGCTTACGATCCATTTTTGGAAAGCGTTGGGGACAATACAACACAAGAAGTTGCTCTTAAACTTTTAAATACAAATAATGAGCATAAGAAACTTTTATTGGAAAACTTCCTTAAAAGATATAATATCTCAATATTTATTAAAAGTCAAGAGGAAGGAGAAAATACTGTCTATTCAATCGAACTTCGCGAATTAGAAAGTACGGAAATTATTCCATTGTTCCCCGGTCAGCCACCCGATGCGACAGAACTCAAAAGGTCAAATTATTACATCTATGACCCAGAAACAATTACTGATTTAACAGATGTTGTTTATGACTATGTTGGTACAAATCCATATGAAGACTATGAGATTGCTTATGATCCGCTCTGTCAGAAAATTCGTAGTATAAAGGGTAAAGAGTCAAACTACTTCAAACTACTTCAAGACACTTGCGACTCGTTTGATTGCTGGCTTGAGCCAATAATTGCTCACGACGAGCGCGGCCGTGTAGAATACGTTGAAAAAATAGTTTATATAGACGAGGAAGCAGATGATGGAGAGCCGCAAATCTATGTAGGCGAAGAACACAAAAAAGCCAAAGTTGATGATAAGATTGAGCGACTTATCAAAAAGTTTGGCGGGCGCATTTCAAACGAGGCTAATGTTAATGAATATGTATGGGTAGACGATGAAGAGTGTGAAATTGAGCAAGAATATGAAATTAAAGAGTTAAATCGTTTAATTGCTTTAAGAAATAGACTTGATTCAAATCCGATTAAGCATTATATGATTGTTCCTGATAAGAAGATTAGATTTAAGCGTTATGTTGGCGCAGAAAACTGGAATGGTTTCAAGTATGGTGTTAATCTTAAACACATTAAAAGAACCATTGATTCAAATCAGATTTCAACTCGTGTTATTGTTAAACCCAACAAAAATGAACACGCAACAGATGGTTTCTGTACAATTCAACGCGCACCAGAAAACACATTAAAAGAAAACTTTTTAATTGATTTCTCTTATTATGTACAACAAAGACTTTTAAATAATTCAGAACTTATCAATGATTTATATACAAGCGTTAATACAAGATTGAATTACTATGGAAGACTTTCCTACTTAAATAGAAAGAATGACGATATTGCTTTACAACTTTCTTCGCTTCAAATTAGTTTAGATAAGGTTAAGGCAGATTATGATACTGCAATGCTCGCGTATGAGGCAGCACTTGAAGAAATCAGAAAAACTACCTATACAATAACTTCAAACTATGATAGTTATGGTGAGGTTCTCACCACACCTTGGTAGTTTAATCAAAGCCAAGAGTATGAAACTAGAGTACAAGCTTCAGCTCCGGCTTCAACATTCCAGAAAACAATAGATAATCCAATCGATGGCGATGATCAAATAACAATCATTCTTAATGTTCCAGAAACCGCAACACAAATTGATTATCCAAAATATAACGATGGTTTAAGAACTTTACTTGATTAGATGGATATCTATCAGAAGGAAGCAATTAATAATGAAAAACTTATTGCAAAATTAAAACCTGAGAAAGAGGACCTTGAAAGACAAATTCAAGATTTACTTACTCTTTCAAAAATAATTGTTGAAAAGAAAAATGAATTAAATCGATTATTCTATCACAAGTATGCACGATTTATTCAAGAAGGTTCTTGGGTCGATGAAAATTATATTGATGATAATCTTTATTATCTCGACGCATTGGCTGTTTTAAGAACTTCAAGCAAACCAAAAATTACCTATGATATTGGTGTCGTAGATATTGCGGCCGCGTATGAGTATGAAGAAGACCGCGTGGTTCTTGAAAGTGAACTTGGCGACAGAACATATGTTGAAGATACTGAATTTTTTGGTTATAAGGATGATGGTATTACTCCTTATTGGGAAATGGTTGTAGTATCTGAGAAGATTTATAACTTAAACGATCCTTCTCAAAATCAAACAAAAGTTAAAAACTATTCAACTCAATTTGATGATTTATTCCAGCGTATTGCTGCAACATCTTAGACTCTTCAATTTAATGAAGGTTCGTATGGACGCGCTGCTTCATTAATAAATGATGATGGTACAATTAAAGAGGAGTTTCTTAAAGAGAGTATTGAGAGTAGCGAATCAATCCTTCTTCACTCAAATAATGAAAAAGTTACTTGGGGACACGACGGAATTACAGTTGTAAGTGAGAGCGACCGCGCAAATGTGGTTAAAATTGTAAGTCGAGGAATTTTGATTAGTAAAGACGGTGGCAGCACTTATAAAACTGCTCTTACAGGCGATGGTTTTAGCGCTGACATTCTTTCAGTTGGTAAACTTAATGTTGATAATGTCCTAATTGGTGCTAATAATAGTCCTAATTTCTTCTGGGATAAAGTTGGTATTTCAGCTTATAAAACAAATGAAGGCAAGATCGATCATTCCACTTTTGTACGAATGGATTAGTTTGGTTTTTATGGTATTAAAGGAGAAGAAGTAAACGAATTTAATTATAAAGATACTTTTGCTCCAAAACGACTTTCTGAAATCACTAATAATCCAAATGCAATGTTTGGACTTACTTGGGACGGTTTCTTCTTAAATACTGGAGATGGTACTGGCCGAGTTACTATTGGTACTTCTCAAGATTTTAAAATGTCTGAATATTCAGAAGAACGTAGAGATTGGGTTGATAGAGTTATCATTGGTAAAATGGAAAATGATGAGGGAGAAGAATACTATGGCTTCCGCTTATAGAATGCTTTGGGACAAGTTGTTATGGATACTAATGATGATGGCGAACTTTATTTAAAGTAGAAATTAAGAATTTCTAACTTTAGTGATGGTATTGACTAGAGCGTTTATACTTACGTTAAGAATACTGGAGAAGTTATTACTGTTAATGAAAATGAGTTACCAAATGAATATTATTATAAGTATGAAGAAGTTAATGGTGTTAAAACAAAAACTTATTATAATATGGATTTTGATATTATTACTTCAATTTAGATAAGTGATATAGAATGGAATAATTCATTTATCTATCCAAAAGATAGGGTTACACTTGGTATTGTTGATGTTTATAAGCGTGGAGAGAATTATGTAAAAGTCGAGACACCGCAAAAAACCTATAGTTCGGTTGATTATTTAACTAAGGTGTTTTCTGTAAAAGCTAATGGCAATATTGGTTTTGAATAGTTTGCTGATAATTAGATTTCACAATTAATCGAACAAAATGAAACTTTTGCAATATTTGATAATGGTAATCTTTATGCAAAGAACGCTTGGATCGAGGGACATATAAACGCTACTACTGGTACAATTGGTGATCTTGAAATAGCAAATGGTGGAATACAAACAAAATCATTTAATATTTTAAATTCTACTAATGGATGGAGAATTACTCCAACAGAAGCTCGTTTTAATAATGTTGTTGTTTCTGGTTCAATTAAGGCGGCGACTTTTGAGTATCAAGAAATTCAAACAATTGGTGGCACTTTCTTGGTTAGACCTACGGCTATCGTTGAAAGTTACGAATTTTTAACTTGGACAGAGTTTTCTAATAAATATATAAATCAAGCAAATAATACACCAGCTTTATTATCAGAAGATAAGTTTTTAGTTTTAACATTAAACTCTCAAATGGGACACACAAATGGAAATATTATAAAAATTATTCCTAAAAATAAAAATAATTCTCTTCTTGAAGCCACTAATTAGAATAAATATCTTTATTTAACTATAAATTCATAGATTGTTAATTCTAAAACTGTTATATTTGTTTAGTTGAGAGAAAGTGAATATTAGACTTTAGATTTAGATTTTAATAATTCAACTATTATAGATATTGGAAGAAATACTTCTGCTAATAAAGATATTGGAATTGTTTTTAACAGTTCTAATGAGAATATTATTTTTCCTTCAAATGGTATAAGTATTTTTGAAACTTGGTCAAGCGGCACAATTTCCGAAGGTTTTTCGTGGAATATAAAAAATAGAATTTTCTTAGGTAAAATTCCTTCAGAAAATGATGCAGATAGTATTTCTAATCATATTGCTTCAATTTTTAAAGATCGACCTAATAATAATTATGGACTTTATGCAGATAATGTTTATTTAAATGGTGCTTTAGAAGTTAAGGGTACATCTAGCTTTGCTGGTATAGATACATTAAATACTGTTGAATTAGCAAACATAATTGATAGTACAATAAATGATGAATGGAAAATAACATCTGGAAAAGTTGTTTTCTATGGCGGAACTCATGTACAAGATGGTACAAATACAAAATATACTTATAATTTTGCAGTTGATGAATATGGTAATCTTTTTGCTAACTCTGGTTATTTTAAAGGTACTATTATTTCTGAATCTGTCATACAGGCCTCAGAATTAAAAACTGCTAAAATTACTGGTACAGGAACAGATGAATATGGATTATCTATTTATGGTGGCGGTAATGCTATACGCTTTGCGTTAGCCGAAAGCACAGATAATTTATTCTCACTGAATTCTGAAAAAATGGAAATAGCAGTATTATCCATGTTCAAAAATTCTATATTAGCAACATCTATAAATTGGTCTGATAAAATATATATAGATGATTAGGGTATTGAGTTTAATGGTGAGTCAGATTATAAATATAAGATTAGTAGTGATAAAGATTATTTTTATATAAACATAAAGAATGCAGAAGGAAACTACACACCAAAATTTAAAACAAATGAGAATGATACAATAATAGAGACAGACCTAAAATTAAAATCAGAAAAAACACAAAGTTCTATAAAATATGAAGCCGTAAGTGGCGGTTATGATATTTATATAGCATAACCGCCTAATCGCGGAAAGGAGGAATAATATATGGCTAGTAATTGGAATTTTAATATCAATTCTGTAATTGGTTTTGGTTATCATAGCTATACTGATTCACAAGGGAATACAGTAAAATATTGGACACAAAATAAAACTAGTGAAACAATAACAATTACAGGAAATTGGACAAGACCTAGTGTATTTAACTTTTTAGATAGAGCAGAAATATATCTAATAATAGATAATAATAATGGTGAAAAAGTAGTTAGTATTGATAAAGATTGCGAGTTAGATACTACTGGTTTAGGAACAACCGGAACCTTTGAGGTTAAAACAGCATTTAAACAAACAGATATTAGTGATTTAAAACCGGGAGATTTTGTTAAATATTGCAGACTTTAGTTATATAATAGAAATAATGATATGATAGGTAAATTAGACCATGAAATTGGTTATAAAGTAATAGACTATGTGGATGCGGCTCCGCGTGCAGTAAGGGCATTGAATTTAACTAATAATTGTTTTAACGAAGAATTAAAATTAGAAATAATAAAACCTGTTTTAACATCGGGAATAGAAATTAGTGGCGTTATTATAATCGCTGATGGAGTAAAAATAGATGATAAAGATATTGAAGTTTTGGATAATACAACAGAGGTTATAAAGGTTTCATTAAATACTAAAGACTTTACTTCTGACTTACATACTTTTAAAATATTTTGTGCAAATGAATAGAATAAAAATTTTTCAATTCTTCTTTCTCATCTTACTGTAACCTATGAAAAAGTATCATTATTATCAGAAAGTTTTGTGGAATTAGATTATCAATTAATAAATTCTAATCTACCTCTCTTTGACCTTCCAAATGATAAATATAAAACTGTACTTTCTTTCATTTTAGACGAAACCTCTAAAGAATATATTGGTAATGTAATAAATTATGCTTATAATTTATAGTTAAAAATATTTTTAACAAAAGGTGAACGAAAACTTATTATAGATATACCTCATATAGATTCTTTGAATATTATTTATGGAGACAGTTCTTATTTTCATTATAGAATAGAAGAAAAAACTCCTGTTATTATGGATAATTAGGAATATACTTTAAAACGAGCCTTAACAAGAATGTTTTAGGATTAGATATGGGGCGATGGAGAGGGATATGCTTGTTTTGATAAAGTAGAATTATTTGCATATGATAGCTTTGGCAATGTAGTAATTTCTACTAAAGAATCATTAAAAATTGATAAAGCAGTAAAAACAAAAGCCTCCCCTAAGTGGGATGGAAGTTCATATAAAAAAATTGAGTTGCGCAATGAGGCTGAAAACTTAATTGAATTTAGCGGGCTTCCTACTTTATTACAAATAGAAGATAAAAAAGACTCTTGTTATATTGAACTATCAAATGCATACGATGAACAAGATGATAATATTCAATTAAAATATGAGTATCGTATTAATGAATAGGAATGGAAAACTGTTACCGAATCTTCTAAAAAAATTATTATTTCATTAGATGATATAAAAGTTGAAAATTCAGAATATGGAATAAGTGAAATTGAAATTTCAGTCTATCCTTATTATAATAATTAGGATTTAAAAGAATTGAGAACAATTGGTGAAAAAATAAAATTACGTTATTCTATTAATCCAACAATTGCAATGAGTAATATAGCAATAGAGGCATTGGGAAAAAATTCTTTACCAGCTTTTACTTTTAACAAACTTGGTAATTTAGATAACTATAATGAGCTTGTATTAAATAATGAAATTTTAACAGATTTGACTTATGCAGAAAATAGTAAAATAACCTTTAAATTAGGAAATAAAACATATGAATATCTTTCTAATGTTTTAAAAAAAGACGAAGTTTTTTATCCAGTAACAGATGATTTTAAATTTACAAGTGAAACAGAATATAATATTGAAATATTTTGTTCACGAAATGGTGAAGTAATATGTACATTAAGACTTAACATTACAACAGCAAGTTTTGGGCGTCCTACAATTGGACATAGAAAAAATGGAATGATTATAAACGGTACAGCAGGTCAATTACTTCCAGATGATGAATTCATACAAATAAATTGTCTTGATATTAAAAAATGTATCGCCTTATATTCTCCTGAAGTTGATAAAAGTGGAAATAATATAGTAGCAAAAATCCATTTTAAAAATGGAAAAATTTACCTATCTGGTTTTGAATTGGGCGAGCCGCCAGCTGATGAATAAAATTTGAATTCTCCTAAAAATTCATATATAATAAATATAGAAAAGTAAAAGGAGAGATTTAAAATGAAAATATCATTCAGCGAAGCTTTAAGCTTCCGTAGTTTCTATTCAAAAATCAAAGACCGCAAATTCCCACTTCGTACGGGATATCGCCTCAATTGTATTGCAAAAGCAATCGATCCTCACTTCTCATTCTATCAAGAGCAACTTTCAGCAATTTTAAATGAATATGCTGAAAAAGACGAAAACGGAAATATCGTGCGCGATGATGTTGGAAATTTCAAAGTAATCCCAGATAAAATCGTAGAATGTAATGAAAAGTTTAATGAACTTCTCGCATTTGAATTTGAAATTGAAGCGGCGCCAATTAATATTTCAGAAATCGAAAGTCTCGAACTTAGTATGGATGAAATTCAAGGCATCATTTCTTTTGTAACTGAATAATTAACAAAGACCCACTATGTATCTTACATAATGGGTCAAACTTTTTGTGCAATTTTCACAAAATACTATAAAAATAATTTGTCATAGATTGACAAACTTTTTGTCTCCGTATAGTAAGCTGTAAAGCTTCTATACGGTTTTTCTACTTTAGATTGAAAGGACAAAGAAACAAGGAGGAAAACATATGACAAACAATTATCCAAACTACCCTTTTAATCCACAGCAAACACAGCAATCTTAGCCACAAGCCGCGGCGCCAACTATGCCGCAATTTAATCAAATACAACCAAGTATTTTTTTACAACCAGTAGGTAACTTATTCAGCTTAAACACAGCTTCCGATATAAATAATGTGCCGGCGGGCGCGAATGTTTCGGTAGGTTTATGTTTGTCTGAAAATCTGATGTATATAAAATCTTTTCAAAACGGTGCGCCGATGTTATTAGGATACCGTTTAAGCCCAATAGAGGGTACTGTTACTTCCTCTCCTACTGAAGAGGTGCCCGCCGGCATGTTTAAAGAATATGATGAGCGTCTTAATCGTATCGAAGATGCTGTCTTAAAAATAAAAGAAAAACTTGGAGGTAAGATAGAATGGCAGGTATAAATCCAATACAATTATTACAACAAATAAAAAACGGCAACCCTCGTGCGGTCGCCGAACAGATTATACAAACTAACTATGCAGATAACCCAATGATGATGAATCTTTTACGAATGGGTTAGAATGGTGATGTTCAAGGTCTTGAACAATTCGCTAAACAATATTTTGGACAATAGGGTAGAGATTTTAATACTGAGATGAACAATCTCTTTTCTACAATTCAAAATATGTAAGCGTTTTGAGATAAAAAATTTTTCCAAAAAGGAGGAAACACAATGATGAACGAAGGAATTTCTGTAGCTGACGCTCTTGCCCTTAGAAACACAGGTTCAGACAACAACAATGGTTGGGGCGGAGACAATGGATGGTGGATTGTTCTACTTATCCTACTTTTTGCAGGTGGCTGGAATCGTAATGGTTTCGGTGGTAATGGCGACGGCGCAAATTATTACGCTAATGCTTGTTGCACACCCGCTACAATGCAAGGCATGACTGATGCCTTTAACTTTAATCAGTTAGACAATGGTCTCAGAGGAATTCAGAATGGAATTTGCGATGGTTTCTATACAACTTCTGCAAACATCGCTTCTCTTCAGGCTGCTCTTCAGAATTGCTGCTGCCAGACACAGCAATCTATTGCTAACGTAGGCTTTGAAATGGCCCAGGGCTTCTGCGGCGTTGATAAGTCAATTCTTTAGTCAAACTTTACTAACCAAGCAGGCTTCAATAGTCTTGCTAACCAGATGGCTTCTTGCTGCTGCGATCTTGGCCGTGGCCAAGAGAATATCAAATATGCTGTTTCTCAGGCCGCAAATGATATCCTCGTAGCCAACGACAAGAACACAGACAGAATCATCAACTATCTCACTCAAACAGAGATGGATAAACTTCGCACAGAACTTCAGTCTGCGCAATTCCAGTTATCTCAGCTCTCTCAGACAAGCAACATCGTAAATCAGCTTATGCCTGTAGCAAAACCTGCTTACCTTACTTGCAGTCCTTATGCAGCAGCTTTTGGTTTAGGCTACAACGGATTTAACAACGGTTGCGGCTGTGGCTGTGCATAATTAAAAAACTTTCCGCTAATGCGTGATTATTGGAGGAAGATATACCCGCATCTTCCTCCAAATTTTTAAGGAGTGAAATTATGAGTTGTCCTAATTATAAGAGACTTTGTAAAAGACTGGTTATATCAGAAGCAGTCACTTTTGCAGACGACACACTCACAATCAACATCCCAGAAGGAAATTATAATGATTGTGAAAAGTATTGTATTGTTGTTGCTTAGACAATACCTGCAGCTACAACTGTTGCAGCTAATGTAGTCATCACAATCGGTGATGGTACAACTGAGTATCCTTTACTTAACTGCGATTGTACGAATGTTTTGGCTTGTTCAATTAATGCGCGTACTCGGTATTCGGTAATGGTCAACACAAATATTCAAGACGGCGTATTTAAACTGTTGGGTAGATTGCCTTGCTCTCGTTGTGTAAACAACGCGGCATCTTTGCCTATTACAGAAGAAGCCGGCGCTTAAGGAGGTAATCTAAATGGAAGAAAAGCTCAAAAAACTTGAAGAATTAGTAACCAAAGAATTAGAGCAAATTGGTGAAAAAGGCTTAACAAGTGCTAATTTAGAAACCACTTCTAAGCTTATGGATATTTTAAAGGATATTAAAGAAGTAGAAGAAACAAAAAAAGAAATGAAAGGAGGCGATAGTATGAGATACTATGAACGCGGAGGCCGCGGAGATTATAATTATGGTAGTATGTATCCAATGACCTTTGAACGTCCTCGCATGTATGGAGGTGATACGGGCTATGGAAACTATGAACGTGGTGGTTCTGGGAGATATCAACACTATAGCCCCGATATGAGCCGCTTTTATGAAAAAATCGACCGTATGGTAGACTTCCTTGAAGAATATTATATGGGTAAAGGTCGTTATCATGATGGCGCGCATTCAGGTCAAATGGTGGAAGGACTTGAAAAAACCATGTATGCGGTTTGTACACTTGTTGAAAGTTTAATGGATACTGCGGAAACTCCAGAAGAAAAGGAAACAATTCGCAAACATATCCAAAAAATTAAAAATATCTAATGTTTAAATATTATAATGCTAATCCCAAGCAACTGCACGTACACGACTGCACCATAAGATCGATATCGTTAGCTACGGGACGTTCTTGGGATTCAATTTATAAAGAGTTATGTGAATATGCTCGATATCATTGTGTAATGCCTGATGACATAAACAGTATTGATGATTATTTAAACGAACACTTTGAAAAAATATATTATTGCGATCGAGGCTGTAATGTCTCCATTCGTGATTTTATTGCTTCACAACCAAGAGGTATTTACCTAATAACTATGAGTGGTCATATAACTTGCTGTATTGATGGATGCATTTATGATACTTTTGATCCACGCGACCGTTTTATATGGGGAATATATAAAGTGAGAAGGTAAGATTACTTACCTTCTCTTTTTATGTTTCCCAATTAAAAATAGTATGCGCCTTGCTAAACTGGCTCGCAGTATGCTTTCCAATACCTATCGCGTCCGCCTCGTCTTCAGTAACAGTTATATCAAACCATTTTTTTGCAAGTTCTCTCATAGAGCGTTTTTTCTCTGCTCGCGCGCGTCCTTTTACGCCGCAAGCTTGGCGCCAAGTATTTGTAGGATAAATTTCAAAAGGAATATTCATTTCCTTACAAGTAATCATAATTACGCCTTGAAGTCGCGCGAGAGCCTCAAATGTTGTAACACCCATTTTTTGACCACCAGCAACATTATCCTGTAATTGAATTCCCTCAAAACCAATGAACTCTGGTTGCCAAACATTTATCATATTTATTAACCAGCCGCGCACTTCTGAAAATTTATCTTCTTGATTATCTTTGTATGTGGAGAATGTGCCGTACTTTACGAGATCCTCTCCATCATATATTGCATAGCCAGTTACTTTAGTTGCTTGGTCTAAAGCGAGGATTCTTTTCTATCCTTTCCTTTTAGGAACAACCTTAGTTTCTGTACTTTTATATACATTCGCCTTACAAATAGGACATTCTATTTTATTGCGAAGTTTTTTCCAAGGGGCATATATTCTATGCCCCTCATTACATTCAAATTCCATTTCGGTCTCTAAGTTATCATATTTTCCACTAATAACTTTCCAACCGAGTTCTTCAACACTCTAACGAATGTCTTCAATTTTAATTTTAGCCATTATTTCAATCCCGTGCTACCAAATCCGCCGCCACGGTTTTCTCCCTCAACTTCAGAAATATTAGTAACTTCATTGAAGTTAGCAACAACAACTTCATTAAGAACGAACTGTGCAATTTTCTGACCTGCTTCAATTGTATAAGGTGAACCATGAAGGATTGAGGTAATTACTGGATGACCTTTGTCATCAAAGTCATAAGTAATATCTTTGATTGGAGGATCAACATTTTCGATAATTACACAAACTTCATCACGGTAACCGCTATCAATAGTACCTGGTGTATTAGCAACACGAAGTTTTGTTTTTAAACTAATACCGCTCTTTGGTCTAACTTGAAGTTCGTAACCACGAGGGATAGCAACTTTAATACCTGTATGAACAAGTTTTGTTTCGCCGGGAAGAACTTCAATATCTTCTGTTGAATAAATATCAAGTCCCGCATCTCCAAGACGAGCATAAACTGGGACTTTTGCGCCCTCCATAAGCTCGATTGGAATTTCAATAATTTTCTTTGAAACGCCTTCTGTTTCAGCAATAGCATTAATGATAATCATAAAGAAGCGTTTTAAGAAATCCTTTTTAGTATCTGAAAGCTCGTCTGATTTTTCAATTTCAACAAGAAGTTCCTGAAAAGCAGAATTGAGGTCATCAATATTGCCGCCAGACATATTAAGCGCCTGTGCCATAAGAAGAGCTTCATTACTATTTCTCATTGCTCTCTCTAATTCTCCTAAGAAAATTTCAGAGAACATTGTAAGATCTTTATCAGGCATAGAGAGAATTGCCGCGATAGGTGCAATACCTTCTTCGCTACCTGTTGAATCAATCATATTCATAATTTCAGTAAAACGATTACCGATAACTTGTTTGTTGCGGTCTTCCATCATTTTTGCTTTTTCATCGAAATGATTTTGCATATTGATGATATTATCCTTTTGTCCCATGTTAGTTTTCCTCCTTTAACTCTATTTCTTTTGAATAATAAGCATCTACAAGTTCCTTAAAGTAAGGAAGTTCAAGTAGAAGTTCACAGAATTTTCTCCATTCAGGAAGTCTGTGAACGTGTCTTTGAATATAGATATTTAATAAACAACGATAGTTTGTTGCCATCCTTGCAGTAAGTTGGAAGCCTGAAGGTACGTTATATAATACTCTTAGATAAGCATCTTTTGCGAGTTCTTGCATACCTTCCAATGTATATCCGTGTTCTTTGTATGCTTCTGTTTTTATGGCATCTAAAATTTCATTATAGATTTTAACCTTTTCTTCTACAACTGCAATAACACGATCATCAACATATTCATTACATTGTTTTTTAATATCAAACTTTGTAATACGATGCATTGTTGATTGACTTGTTACGAACTCTAAGAAACGATAGCGCTCTGCTTCAACCCAAGCTTTTAGGCTAAAAGTTAAATCAAAGTTTACTCTGATACCAGTCAAAAACTAACCGTGCGCGCCGTTGCCGTTTGAAGCTTTTGTAAGACTCTTAGCACGCTTTAAAGTTTTGTCTGTAACCACTATTTCATCGAGTTCTGTTCTCATAGCATAACCGCTTGCGAGAAGCGATTCTTCTAAGTCATATACTTTAAGATTAGATATAATCATTTGTCTCACCTCTTATAATTATTATACTAAAAATTGAAATTATTGTCAAATTTAATCTTCTTTATAAAAGAGTCCACAATGACAATATCCACTTTCTTGCTCACGAAATTCTTTGCACATACACTTTGTATCTTCTGACTTAGTAAGGCGGCAAGGACAGTAGCCGTCATTCTCTTTTAGTTTTTGACGAATTTCTTTTACATACTCTTCATCTGGATTAAAAAAGATTTTTTGTCCTTTAAAATTTCCTTTTATCAACAATATCCCTCCATAACATTATAGGCTTTTGCGTACTGATTTGGACTAACCAATTCAACTCCCAAAAGTTCATCAAAATGATGTTCTTGGTTGGGGAGATATCTGCCAAATTTAATAATAATGTTTTCATACAAAGAAAGCCACTCAATTTTATCTTTTAATTCTTCTTCTGTATATCCAGTATAGATAACGATTTCATCAGCATACCAATATCTAAAAAACATAATAAAAGTTTGTAATTCTGACCAACTATCAAAAGGCTCAAGACCGCCGCATACGATTGATTGAGTTAGTGGATTTTGTTCATATCTATCAATGACTTTTCGTATATCAATATCAATATGCTCAATACGCTCGAGCGCGCGGTTTTGACACTCAGCGCGCCCGCATTTGAATGAGCAATAAGGAAAAATTAAAAACATTGAAGGTTTCTTATAGTTACTTATATCATAATCAACTATATCAATTAATTTCATTCTTTTCTTCAGCTTCCTTCCATTTATCTGACATTTCACTCAATATTTCATGAGTGCTTTTATAATTACCTTCTTCATCTTGTATAAGAATACCAAGATTTTTTAATGCTGTTACAAAATCATCCCAACCAGATTCAAGACCGCAGTCATAACCATCTTTAAAACCACGGTGATATTCTTCATTCATTTTTGCTTGAAAGTTTTGGAATAGTTCTGGGAATAAAGAACCAACCAAAAACTCCATAGTCACATCGACATCTTTGTCTTCTTTTCCGTGATTATGTCGTCTTATCACATCAACAATATGACAAAGTCTTTCAAGCGTTACTGTACCAAGTGTTTCAAGCTCCATTATTAACATCCTCCCATTCTCTCATAAGAACTTCTGCTTCTCTTTCTGCGGAATATGTTTTATAAGGAACATAGAAACCAACAATTCTTGTGTATTCTGTATCAACAGGACCGCCGCATTCTGGACATACAGTTCCGTGGAAAGCGTGATTATGTTTACAAACTTGGATTTTTGTATTAAATGCAAAATATGTCACACCAGCATCTGACACATAATTAAGCATATCCCAAGCCTGTTCAAATGTTTTAAATGGAGCTTCAATATTTACGTGAAGAATTGAACCACCATTACAGAAGCTATCAAACATTGAAGCGATTCTTACTCTTTCTGCAAGAGTTGTTTTAATTCCAAGAGGAATAAACTGATTACCGTAAAGAGGAAGGTCATCAACAACTTTATCTCCAAAGAAGAATTTATCTTTCTTCATAAGCTTTGCGGCCGCCGTCTCACCAGGGATTGCTTCACAGTTAATCTTATAATCTTTATCAAGACCAAAAATATCTTTTACATTATGGATAACATCAAAGATTTTTTTGCCAAAAGCTTCTGCTTCTTCTGTATAGAAAACATTGCCAAATTCATCAGTTTCTGTATATCCAAATGTTTTCATTGTTTCGTAAATACCGATAAAACCGATTGTATTATAAAGATGTTCAAAATCAACTACACCGTATGAGAAGTTTTTAAGAAGATTTTTCTCAACATTTCTCTGAATAATATGTCTTACACAATCAAGTGCTTTAAGATCAAGCTCAACAAGTTCACGAAGCGCATTAAGGTATTCTTTTTCTGTTGAATGTTCAAGCGCAAGTCTTGCAAGGTTAATTGTATTTACTTTTACTGAACCTACTTTAAGAGCAGTTCCGCCGATACTATTAAAATAGCCAAGGTCTTCAATATTACTTTTAAGACGACAGCAGTTTGAAAGACTTGTTACACTATCATCAACGAAAAGGTTTGAGTCACACCATTTCATATTATGTTCACAAGCATATCTTGCAAATTCTTCATCAAGGAATTTTCCGTCTTTCTTAACAAGACTAATTGAATTAACTGGGAATGTCATCATATTCTTTGAACGAATTTTTGACATTGTTTCAAGATAGATTTTTTGGAAGTTCATAATACCTTCGATTTCGTCAATCATAAATGAACCGTCGGGGAATTCTGCGCCACCAAAAAGAGCTTCAAGATATTCGTGATCGAATACTGATGTATTAGTAAATGCAGATTGGATGCCGCCGCGCAAGAAAGGTTGATTCAAAGCATAAATGAGTCTTTGAATTTGCTGTTCGGCATAAAGACGATGGCTTCTTGTGAAGTAACCACTTAACACATCTTTCTTCCAGAAATAATACATATAAGGAATTAAGTTAGGAAGACCAACTGCGCCTGAACTACGGTTACAAGTCCAGCTTACAAATTCCTTAACAAAATCAACAAAAGTATCAAGATGCTGAGGTGGTTCTGCATTGAAGTTATCAATGAAGAATAATCCTTTTTCAGCAAGGTCTTTTAAGTCATATGCAAAACAATAATGAACGAAGCTTGTTGTGTTGCCATCGTGCATATAAAGATGTCCGTCCCATTCAGCGCGAAGCCAATCATTTGCTGTTTTAAAACCATACTTCTTATTTATTTCATAGTAAATTTTATTAAAAGCAAGAAGTTTTTGATGGGGTTTTGGCATCTCATTGATAAGAGTT